TATCTTCTACTTCTCCAAATGGATTTTCACAAGAGCAATAGTAGTTATATAAATCTTCTGCATTATCATAATCTTTAGCAGTTCTATTATTAGGTTTTCCATAATCATCCATTTGAGCATCTTCAATGAAACCATCAAAGAAATTGCATACAGCAGATGGGTCTATACCAAATGAATTATTATAGTCATGTGTATATATACTTCCTAAAACTATTTCTTGTCTTAACTTCCATAGTTGCTCTTTAGTTAAATTATTTATATCTATACTAGCAGACTCAGATAATAAGTAACATCCATCATCTAAATATTTTCTACTAGCATTTATTATTATTTTAGCTAAATCTGAATTCTTATCTAGTGTAGTTCCATTTTCTAAAGCTTCAATAAAGTTTTTATCTCCATCTTTATCATATCTAGAGTCATCCATATCTTTTTTAGCTAAACTTGGTAAATCTTTATTAGAAACAAGTATTTGTTCTTGTTGACCTATTAAGAAATATCTACCATCAGATAACTTACCAGCAATGTAGTCACGAGTTCCATCTTCATTATGATATGTAACTTTAGCAGTTAAATCTGTAGACTCTTTTAATTCTTCATTTTTTTCTTTAGCTAAACGTTTAGCATATTTAAATGCATCAGTTTCATTATCAAATTCTTTTTCATTATGTCCATGATATAGAACTATATAAGTTCCTTTATAATTCATTACACATACATTTTTAGATACTTTCTTTTGACCACTATTAGGAGATAGTGACTCATTCATATCAATATCTTTATTATCTTTTTCTTGTTCTTCTTTCCATTGTTTAGAATATTCATTATAACTATCAATAACTCTTTGTTCTAATTTTTCTTGTAACTCTTGAAGATATGTAAAATTCATACAGTTATCGTATGTAGGTTCAACACAAACATGTCTAGCAGAACGACCTAAAAATAATAGTTTAGTTCCTGTCTCTTCTTCAAAGTCATCTGCTGCATTTTGAACATATAAAGTATAACCTTCATCATCAAAAGGCATTCCATCATCTTCTAGTTCCCATAAAGTATGATTACTATTTAACTCTAAATAAGTTGGTCCATGATTCTCTTGGTCATAATAACCATGCTCAGCTAAAACTTCTAAAGCATTTAAAGCTCTTTCTTTAGCTTTATCAAATAAGTCTTTACTTATATCCATAGTATAACCAATAAATTCTTCATAACTAGGTAGATAATCAGCATCACCTTCATCAAATAAATATCTTGCAGCTTCATCTATAATACTTTCCATATTTTTATTATAGCTTTCTGCTTCATTCATACTATCTCCAGAGTCATTCTGAGATACTTCTGGTTCACTTTGTTTATTAGTTAATATATCATTAAGTTCTTTATAAGTTTGTTCACCAGCATTTCCAGAAATTAATGGTTCTAAGTTCAAGACAGCTTCATAATAAGCTTCATCTTCATCAAACTCAGAGTTATCCATATTAAAAAACTCTTTCCATTGTTCATTATAAGGTTTTAATGCTGAAGTAAAATCACATATAAGTACTGGAGCATATCCACCATCAACTTGTTTAACTATTTTAGTTCTTTTAGCTAAAAGATTTAAAAATTTTGTCATTTCAGGATATTCATTATCACTATCATTAACATTATGACAAAATGCTACCATCATGTCAATATCTTTATCAGATACATCCATATCAATTTCACCATCACATACATTAACAATATAGTCATATAGAGTCATTCCTGGTTTTGCACTAGTATCTAAACTTTCTAATAAAGATTTAGTTATATTCTTCATTATATCTTTTCCTCCTTTAATTATATTTATTATATCATTACTATTAATATAAGTTAATTGGAAAAAATTTCCAATTAACTTAACTCTCTAGATAAACCTGATGGAGCTTCCATAGAACCACTAGCTTCAAAGTCACTATCACCAGCTCCTATCTCTTCTCCTTCAAGACTATCTTCATTATTTTCTTCAACATCACTTTCGAAGTTCTCTAAATCAGGTCCACCACTATCTAAACCTCCTAAGTCAGGTCCACCACCTAGACTCGGTCCACCTAAACTAGGACCTCCAGCTTCAGTATTTTCTTGTGATTGAGACAGCTCTCCATCTTGTTCTGCTTCTTCAATAATATCTAAATAATCAGAACCAAGCCACTCTTTAATCAATGAATTTCTTAACTCAGTAGTTCCAGCTACGTCTATTCCTAAATTCTCAAAGCTTTCAAGTAATTTACCTAATGTTTCTATTTGAACTTGTTTAGTTTCACATCTTTGATTATCTTCTTCAGTATTTATAGAAGTAAATACTATTTTAAAATCAGGTAGTTCTCTTAGAACACTCTCAGGTCTAGTAAACTCAAGATATTTTAAGCATAAATCTTTAAGACCTTCAGCAGCTATACTTTGAATACCTTTAATTGTTCTTGCATATCTTATATCCATTCTTGTTAATGATGTATTTATTAAACCACCACTATCTTCTGAGAAACCTAAGAATGCTTTTGGAATTCTTAATGCTGCAAATAACTTATCTTTAAAGTAATCTAAGTCTATAGCATCTTTAAGATTAACATCTCCACCAACAACTTTAATATCTATATTACCAATACCATTACGTGTTGGAATAAAGATACTATCTCCTAGTGGAATTTGTCTCATTTCAGAGTTATATACTTTTTCTTTAACATTAATAGTCTCATCTGATTTAATTCTATTCTTTAGCTCATTAAGTATTTTCTTAGTTTCAGTATCACCTTTATTTCCAACTTCAACTGAGAATATACGATATAGAGTAGAACGAGTCATACGAGTAAGCATTAAAATATCTTCAAGAGCAGATAAGATTTGCCAAGCAACAATAGCATTATCTAAATAAGACTGACCTCTTCTTAATACAAAGTAATCTTTATTAGTTATACTATCATTATATGGACCAACTTCAAAGTTAATATGATATTTACCAGTACTATTAGCAAAGTTAACTACATTTTTAGGACTAATAAAGAAATTAGGTTTTCTTACATCCATAAAAGCTATTGTTTTTCCTTTAGCTAATAATTCCCAGATATTAGTACCTGAACTTATGCACTCAGTAAACCATCTTCCTCTAATTAGTCTTCTGATATCTTCATCATTACCTGATGTTAAAATATCTTCATTTAATTTCTGTTCTTTAAGAACTCTTTTACCTTTATTAGGTTTTAAAGCTTCATTAAGATACTTAATAACTCTATTCTTAGTACCTAAATCTGTCATACTATCAAAGTCTAAATTTTTAATACTCTCATTTAAAAGCTCAGTAAATTTAGATGTACTATCTTCTGTAATTCCTTCTTTAAGAATTTCATCAAAGATAGGTTTAGATATAGCTTCAAATGTTGGCTTATTCTTATCTATAAGAGCTAACCTATCGTCTTCTAACTTATCAATAAAATCAATTCTTACAGGACATTGACCATAGATAATAACTCTTCTAAGTATCTCTCTTAACTCTTTGTCCATTCTTAAATCAGATTTTAAGAAACGATTAAGCTCATCAGTTAAACCTTTAGCTAAGTCTTTTTCTAGTTTATCATCAGTATTATCAACATCTATCCAGAAAATCTCCTGCTTTTGTGGGTCTACTTGAAGAGCATCATCAATATACATATCGACTGCAGCTGAGATAATTGCATCATCCATCATTCTGTCTAATACATAATCAGTATTATAAGTATCAGATGCTATAAGTCTTAGTCCTCTAATAAAGTTATATGACTCAATGCCAGCTACTTCATAGTTCTGAGCTAAACCACTAGCTTCATTTAAAGACTGCTTGGATTTTCTACTAAATAATGCCATAAATCTTTCCTCCTTTTCTTCATAACATCTAAAATAATATATAAAAAAGAGAACTAAATATTTAGTTCTCTTCTAATATTGACTTATCAATCATTCTTTCATCAAAACCTTCTACTATGAACTTATAGTATGTTCTCTTAGTATTACCTGCTGGTAGAACTGATATTCTATATAAGCGTCGTTCTATTCCATCTTCTCTAGAAGGTAACTTACGATTACTCATACCACCTTCAAGAAAATCAGGACAATTCATAAACTCTTCTATAATGTCATAAGGAACTACCTTAGCATTAGGAATTATTCCACCTCCAGGTTCTTTACCAGAGTTTGGATAATTCTTTAATTTAGCTCTAAGTTTAGCATACTCCTTATTTTTTGGTTTCTCTGAATGAGTCATATTGAATAATTGAATTAGTGCTTTGTCTGAAAATAGTTTCATAAATCCTCCTACTTATTTGTTCTTTTCTCAATTTCTTTTTTAACTTGTTTTAACATCTCTTTGTCATCATCAGTAGCTTTGTTCTTATCTACAAGACTTTGTAAGTCTTGTAGATATAACTTAAGCTCAACTAATGACCACTTCTTAAAACGGTCATTCATATTAATTCCTTTCTAGTCTTCTAAGTATGGAAGCATTCTTTCTTCGAATGCATCAACATTTTCTGGTATAATATCACAAGCATCCATCATCCAAAACTTACCAGCGGTTCTCCATCCACAGTTCCAAGTGTCATATAAGTTTCCTTTAACAGCACATGTTAAGTGGTGAGCACAATGGATAAGTAATATAGAGTTAGGATATTCTTCTATTACTTCTTTAACTGTATACTTAGTTCCATCTGCATGTTTTAATTGTTTCATTTGTATGAACAAGTGGTCTTTTAAATATTGACCATAAACATGAGGGTCATTAGGCATTCTACATTTCTTAGCACCTATCTTGCATAAGTCTTCATATACTGAAGACCAATCCATCTTTTTATAAGCTGCTTCAATAGCTGTAGATACTGCTCTAACTACACAGTCACCAGTCTTCCATCCTTTAGGATTAGAATTATACCTAAAGAAATTCATTAACCTACATCTCCTTTCATTTTAAATTTTCAAAGAACATTTCGATAAAACGATACATAAATTTAGTGCCTAGTATTTCGCTTTATCTGTATATATTATACCACTTTTTGACTAAAATGTAAATTTACACTTTTTAAAGTGTAAACCACTTTACACTATTTTTAACCAGGTACTTGTTGCCACGCAATACTTTCAGAAGTTCGAAAAAATTTTTTAAAAAATTTTTAAGAAAAAGTGTAAACCATATTTCTAGGTTTACACTTACTTTACACTTTTATTATATATTATTCTTTATTTTCAGGTACTTCATCTTCAATAATATCATACTTACTTCTATCAAATTTTTCACCATTACGTAAGTATTTATCTTTAGATTTAGACATCTTAGCATAAACTATTTGTTTAGCTTCATCTCTTAATTGTTTCATAGCTTTATCTAATAGTTTATATGATGAATAGAAATCAAGTGATAACTCTTGTTTTAAATCATTATATAACTTCATTAATTTATCATCAGCACCATCATAGTACTCATCTTTATGTGTATCATAGTTATAATGTTTAAAGTTAAAGTTATCTGAGAAATTAATACCTCTACCACCATCATAGTAAATTGTATATATTGGTTGGCTATCTCCTCTGTCTGTAGTCATAAAGTTCATTAATCTATCTAATTCTTCTTGACCATATTTTTCAGCTAAATCTGTATTATTTCTAATATAAGAAGCTAATTCACTTTTAGTTATATAGAACTTAGTCATAAAACCACGACCCCATCTACCACTTGGTTCATGAGTCATGTTATATAACAAACTCTCTATATCAAAGTTACCTGGTTCTAACTCTAAACCTCTTTGAGACATATACTCAGTAAATTCATTTTCTAGTATCTCAGTCATTCTATCGAACATCTTTTGAATTTGCATTCTTATTTTTCTATCAGATATTCTTTCTTTCCAATACTCTTCAAGTTCATCAAAATCAAATATCTCTATATAATCTTCAACATCGATATCTTTAGCTTCAGTTAAACCATGCTCTTTAATAAATGACTCATCTAAGTTTTTAGCTCTTATAACTTTACCATACTGGTCATACCAGTTTTTACTTAATTCATCTTCTTTCTCTTTAGCAGATAAATTAGTATACTTATCATAGTTACCTCTTAATTTTTTAAACTCAGCTATATGTTCTTGAATAGCTTTTACTAAACCTTCATAAATTTCACCTAAAAAATCATTTATAGCTACTTTACTTTGTCTTCTTAAATCATCAAAGTTAGTATAACCACTTAATATCTTTCTCATAGCTGATGTCTTATTATTCCATGGGTCTTCACCAGTAAAATTAACTGCGAAATCTTCAACATAACTATGAGCATCAGGCATCATCTCTAATTCAGAAAATTTACTAGCTACAAATTCAGCTAAATTCTTAGGTTTAACGTCTACATAAATTGACTCTCTATCATAGTCTTCTTTTAAACCTACAGGACTTCCATACTTAGGAGCAAATGTATCTGGAACTACTTTATTAAATCTATTTGTTAAATCTAATACAGCATCTTGTTTAAACCTTTCTTTAGCATCTGTGTCTGAACTATCTCTACTTCCTGTCATATTTTCTCTTGTTCTTTGATTTAATTCTTTAAAATCATAACCTTTAACTTTTCTTCTTATCTTTATCTTTTGAGGCATTTCAACTAAAGTTTCTTTATTATTTGTTGACTCTTTTAATAAAGATAATATATTCATACTTATTCTATCTTTTGCCATAATTTAAACTCCTTTCTAATTTAATATATATTTTTAAAGCCATTTAATAACTCGTCTCTATCATTAACATAACTATTATACTTAGTATCATTCAAAAAGTAATTTATATCACTTTCTCTTTGAGTTTCTTCTACTGCTGGATATTCAAGAGCATTTGCTACTGAACCACAAACTGCATCGGAAACGTCTTTTGTTCCACCTTCTTTTACTGGTGGATGGTCTACTTTACCTTGAGCTCTATACCAATTTAAACCGAATAACTCTTTCTCATACCACTCATTTCTATAATGATGAATTCTTCCTTGATAATATAACTCAGTTAAATCTAAATACTCTTTATCACTTCTATCTACAGACCTAAACTCAACATTATAACCAGACTTAGATAAATCTTGAACAGCTTCTGCAGATTGGAAAGTATCGTATGTTATCTTTCCATAAGATATTCCAAATACTCTCTCTTGCCAAGGTATTATACTTCTAACCTTAGCTAAATCAATCTTGTGAGGTGGCTTTGGAGGATTTATTCTAATCATCCAATCAAATTTAATACTTACTTTAGGTAAACCATATTCATCATAAGTAACTCCATCTATATAGCACTGAGCAGCACCATAGCTATCTCCAGATGTTGATTGGTCGAAGTGTATAAATCTCTTCTTAGTTACATCTTTCGGTCTCCAGTCTTTCTTAAAATAATCCTGGATAGTTGTATTAGCATTAGTTGATATTACTATCTGGTCTTGAGTAAATGGACTTTCTTCATCAGTTAATGCTCTTGCATAACTATCTCTATTTGAGAATAACTTACCTGTTGCAGCTACTGGTACACCAGCTATATCTTGTAATGCTTGGATTATATTACCTTCAAACTCTTTTCTAAAGTTTTCAGGTACTTCTATAAACCTCTTTTTAATATCATAATCATTTATATCTCTTATCGCTTCGTTTGGAGTATCACATTTGACTTCTGGTAAACGATAATGTATTCTAATATAATTTATATCAGCCACACTATTACATATTACAGGGTCAATCAATTCATTTCCTGAAAAAACAACAAATCTTTCTTTAGAATATGTATCTACATTTTTAACTTCCCATATCTTAGCATCAAATACTATAACATGCTCATCTCCAGCACTCTCTTTAATTCTCTCTTCAGTAAAAGAACTTTCATACATACTAGATGAAACTAATACATTAAATGTAAAATCTTCATTATTTACTACGAAACGAGATTTACCTCTGGCTCTAACTGAGTTATACAGTTCTTTAGCTTTTGATTGAACGTCATTTATTGAAGTTCCTTTATTCTGAACTCCATCACCTTTAAAGAAGTTTGCTTCATCTACAAAGAATGATATTAAGTTCATACCTAGAACATCATTACTTGTTGAAGCTGCCTTCATATAAATTCTAGACTGAGGCCACTCTAGTATTGAGTTTATTCTCTCGTTTCTTTTAAATATATTTTGGAAATAAGGTATAGTATCTATTAAATCTCTTATCTGAGCAAAACCAACTTGGCCTGCTAAATCTTTAGTTATATTGAAATAAGCAAATAATATTTTAGAGTTAGTCATTAAATTATATAAAGCTTGTGGTGGATAGTAACATGATAGTTCATAAAGTTTATATGCTATCATATAAACTGCAGCTGTTGACTTACCAGTACCTATAGAACCTGTAATAATAACTTCATTTATTCTTATTTTATTATTAAAGACTTTTATTATAGCATCTTTCCAATATGGATATAACTGACTTGATGAAGGTCCTGAGTAAAACTCTTCACTTAACCAAGTTTCTATAGGAACTATCTCTCTTAATAATTTAGCTTCTTTGCCAACACCTTTAAACTCACTTATATCTTTAAATAAACTTTGTAATTTTAAAGTATCTTCCATAAATATTGCTCCTTATAATACTAATATCTAAATTAATATATAAAAAAAGAACTCTTAAGAGTTCTATTTAAATATAACTATTAAGTCATTTGCAAGTTTTGCTTTATCAGTATTTTTAGTTATCTCTTCTTTAGTTACACATCTATCTTCATAATAAATAATATCAAGAATATAATTATATAAGTCTGATGTATAAATACCAAACTTATCTAATATATCTGCTACATTCATCTCTAATGTTTCAAATGCTCTACTATCTTGAGTACCTCTAAATACATCTTCTTCATCATTACTAATATCTTCTAAATAAATATCAACTATATTATTTAAATCAGATATAAACTTATCTGTGTCTAATTCAACTATTTTAGTTTTCATATTACGTTCACCTCTAAGTTTAATATATAAATTACTTATTACTTCTTAAATCAGCTATTTTAATATGATGCATATCTAACCAACTTATCATAAATGAAACAATATCTTTTTCAGTTACATTTAATGGTTTATTAGCTATCATTGTATCACATAAACTAGCTAAAGCTGTGAGACATGATAATTTAATATAGTCATCATCTTTAGCTCCTGAAGTTATTATTTGTATACTTCTTCGCATTCCAGGTTTTCTTGAGAAAAATATATCTATATCAAATAGCTCATCAAGTCTTCCTGCAGATATATCTTGGCTCTTAGGAACCTTATCGTCTTTAGTTGAAGATTTATCAAATGCCATCTCTCTTAATTCTTGAAATAACTCCTCTAATCTATTATTCATCTTTAACCTCCTCTATAATATCTGGATTAAATACTAATAATGTATCTACATCCCAGCCATATAATTTATAATAAATACCATCAAAAAATCTTTCTTTAATATCTAAATCTTTACTTCTATACATATAAACTAGCATTCCATCATATTCTTCAGCTAGTTTCTCAAAATCTATATCGCTATTCATTCTATCAAATTCTAGTAAATCTTTTATTCTTTCATTACTTACTCTTGGTAGTTTCTCTAAATCTTTAATATCTCTTATTTTTAATATCTTAGCATCATTTTTTAATTTAAAATCGAAATGTTCTTTTAACTTATCTAATGCAAATTCATTACTCTTAGACCATGATTTCCAATCTATATCTACATCTTTAGTAGGACAAGACCAGAGACCTCCATGAGGTTTATTACTAAATTCTCTATTAGATATAGGACAAAATAAAGATTTATCAAACTTAGAATGACCATAGTGTCTATATATCTCTTTCATATTACCAACTCGAACTATAATAAATAGTATCTTTTTCAAAGTTAAAATTTTTTAAAATATAGTTTAATTTATCTTTAGTATAAACTAGCATTCTATAATAATATTCATCATAATCAGTAAAACCAAAGTAAAAACCTTTTTGTGTAGGTAATTTTTCTTTACAATATCTAACACTCTTTCTAGTTAATTTCTTACCTTTAACTTTAATATATTTTTTATAATAAAACCATAAGAACTTTTTAATTCTATATCCATTTCTTATAGTACCATCTTTAAGTTCTATATTATCTAATAAATTAGTAACTAAAGCTAATAAATCTTCTATATTACTTTTAGTAAGACGATATTTTTCACAGTTATCTACTCCATGTTGAACATTATCTACAAACCACTTATGAATTGCATTTGCTTTTCTCCAATAAGCTAGCTCATATACATCTTCAGCAAAATCAGCTTCTCTCATATACTTAGTATTATTTTCAAATACTCCATCTTTAGGTATATCAAATTCTACTTCTTCTCCATCTTTATAGTAATATCTAGTAACTTCACAACCTTTTATTACCTTATTACCTCTTTTTACTCTTCTATTTAGTCTTATAGACATATCTAAACCCATTAAATCTCCTCCTTACTACTTATCTTACCATCTATATCAAACTTAAAACCAAGTCCTTTACAAAGTAACTCAATTGAAAGTTGATAACTATCATTTAACTCTTCATTAAATGGAGCTTCTAATGAAAGCTCTAATACTTTAAAATATAAATCTAATAACTCTTTAGGTATTATCTCTTCTACTTTATCTAAGAATTCTATATGATATTTATCTTCATTATATAACTTAGCTAAACTATTATAAATATTTACTTGCATCTGACCATGACACCTCAATTATATCACTATCAAACTCATCTTCAGATACAAAATAACCTAAATTACCAACATGACCATAATATAACTTCATAGTATCTTTACCACTTGTCATTAAATCAGGTCTTCTTTGTATAAAATTATATAATGCAATATTCATCTCGTCTAATGGCTTATCTAAAGCATACGATAGTGTTCCTTCTCTTTCTAGAACTATTACTTTTCCGCCAATTCCTTGATGCTCAATATTTTCTTTTAATTTTACTATTTTTGGATTTTTATATTTTTCCATATTCTACATCTCCTTTTTATTATATGAATTATATTTCTCTATTATCTTCTTACCTAGTTTTCTACCAGGTAATATATTTTTATTTGAAGTTCTTGTGTTAACTCCATTTTCTATTAAGTTCTTTTCAACTACAATAGAATAATCTCTTTTATTATACTCTCTCATGTGTTGCTTATAATCATTATTAGATAACTTAGTATTATGATATAGCTTAAACATATCTCTATATTCATTTTGAGAGATATGATGCTTAAATGCTATATGATTACCTAGCTTACGATAAGCCATACCACAAATATGACATATCGGGTCGCCATTAGCTGCATATCTTACTTCTCCTTTTGGAGGTAACTCATATTTACCTTCAGGATGTTTCTTTAAATATAAATAACACTTCTGACAATGCTTTCCTGATGTATCATTTAACTCACCACATAGTGAACAATATTTACTCATATCTACTTCCTACCAGTAATAATCTACTCCTACTTTAATACTTCTATTATAGTCTATAGCTTTAAGATATCCACAAGAACCTAGTATACTATCTAATAATGAATTAAAGTCTGCTTTATAAACTTTAGATAATATATCAGCAGCTTCTTTAATACACTTATCTCCTAAGTTTCTAAAACCTTTGAGCTCTCCTGTAAGGAAGATATGCTTCAACTCACCTAAAGTATCAATATTATGTCTTCTTAAACAGTTATACAAACGAGCTGATAATTTCTCTTTATTTATCTGTTCAGTATCAGGATAGCTCTTATATTCATATTCAACAAATGCTAAATAACTTTTGTCTTTTTCTATATATGTAACTTCTTTAACTCTAAAGTCTCTTTTATAGCTATTTACTTTTTCTTCTAAATACTCCTTAGAATGTCCTCTTAATTTAGCTATTCTCATATATAACTAACCTCCTCAATATTCTTTAAATCATGCCAGTCTACTACTATCTCGTCTTCATTACGACAAGATAAATAAACTAATATATCCTTTTTATTACATAAAGCTTTATAAACTTTACCTTTATTATTAAACCTCTTAGCAAACCATGTAGCTTTACTAATATCTAATGTCCAAGATAATGCTTCTTTCTTAGCTCCTTCCATTAGACCTCTATAAACTAAGAATGTTTCTGGTAGTTTTGCTAATTTATTATTATCTTCTTTAGAATAAATTAATGATGTATCTATCTTCTTCCACATATTAATCCAATCTTTTTGAGTAACATTAACATCAGCATTAGGATATTCCATCATAGTCCATAACATCTCAAGCATTTCTGTATAATCTTTTATATCTAAGAATTCTTTAATATACTTAAAAAATATTCCACTATATGGTTTATTAATTAACATAAAGAAATCTATAGCTTTATCACATTTATCTATTGCTTCTATATAAAAGTCTTTTACTCTATTTAAATTAGTAGTATCTCTTATATCAAGCATCTCAATACCAACAGGATTTTGTTCTGTCTTTTCACATTTTATTGGACAAAATGTATCTCTAATAAATGGATGATGACATATAAACTCAAACTTCTTGTCTATTTCTATAGGCATTTCAAGAAATAACTTAGCTGCATACTTAATTTTATCTATATCTGTTTTATTTTTCATCATCAATACCTAAACGTATCTTCATTCTATACTCATCATCTAGGTGATACTTATACCAGTTTAAAGATGCTTCATTTTGAATTCTTAAATCATACTCAATGTCTTCTTTAGTTAACTCTCTCTTCCACTCTTTTCTCATATTTTTAAAGCATTTATCACAATAAGTATCTCCTGCTGCAAAGCATAAGTTCATATCTTCATCTAAAAATTGATTATTACATCTGTTGCATATACAAAATCCACCCCATTTAATTACTTCTTCTGGAGTAACTTTAACATAGTTATATCCTAACTCATCTACTAATATTCTACTTTCATCAAATCTTTTCATAAATCTTCCTCCTTAAATTTCTTCAAATGTAGTTTTTAATATTTCATTAAATCTACTTACTATATAATTGTACTCTTTCTTATTAGTTAACTTAATAATGTTTTTACCTCCTGTTTTTGTGTGTATCTTCATATAAACACTTCTCTTATTATTATGATACTCAGGTTCAATAGAACTTATCTTACTTAAGTCTATTAAATTACCTCTTATAACATAATAACCATTATCAGTTAACCTATGTCCTGCAAACTCTTCCATTAAATATTCTCCTTATTATATCTTTTCAATAGCGTCACCAGTTATATTAAGTACAGCTACTTCAGAACCATCATCCCATTTAACATGTACTGAACCAATATCATCTACCATGTCAACAGTTCCTAATGTTCCTTCAGGTACAAGATAGTATTCACTTTCCATATTAAGTAACTTTACTCTATCTCCTGGCTTATACTTATTTTTAAGTTCCATAATTTTATTATTATCTAAAACATACTTTGTTATTCTTCTTTTATCAAGAACTGTCTTTTGTTTTGGTTTTAAAATAATACATCCATTATCTACACTAAGTTCAACCCAGTCACTTTTAGTATCTAGTCCAACTTGTATACGAACTTCTTTAGGAATGGTCACACGACCTAAGCCATCAACTTTTCTGTCCATACTACATCTCTCTTATACTATTAAATCAGGTTTACTAGAGGTCTAAACCTAGCGGTTTAGATTTCTTTAACTAAAGGCTTAATTCTATCATAGATAGATTTATTTAAACTATCTAATGTAGCTGCTTTCTCAATTGCTTGTAAAGCTTCTTCTTTAGTTTTATACTCTTGAATATTTCCTAAAGCTCTATAAAAATTGTTATTTTCAATTCTTATATAGTCTTTAAGAACTTCAGAATAAATAGTAAACATTTAATAGCATCTCTCCTTTCTGTATACATTATACCATAAATTGGTAAAAATTGGAATACCTAAAATTGGTAAATTTTTCCAATAAATAAAAAGAGCTATCAAATTAGCTCTTTATTAATTATCTTGTTCATAGTCTACTACTTCAAAACCAACACCTAAAGCTGCACCACAAACAGGACAATAGTACTCATCATTCTCATGTCCATCTGGTAGTCTTTTTAACTTTTTAATTATAGTTGAGCACTCGTTACATCTTTCAGGTTGGTCATAAGTATCTGTTACTTCTTCCATAGTCTACGTCTCCTCTCATAATCAACTTTATAATAATTTAACACTTTATCTATTATATTTGATGTAAATGCAAATTGATGGTACTTTCTATTATGTATATTATTACATTTAATTCTATAATAAGTTAATGGTTGCTGTCCAGAAGTCACCAGAGATACTCCAGAGAAACATTCTGTACTTTCTTGATATTTTATATTATAATCATCTAAAAATGTCTCCATCATTGTGTATGGTTTAAATCTGAATTGAACATACTTTTTACCTATAGGAATAAGAAATATTTTTTCATTATCATCTAATGTCATACTATTTTTCTATACTAGCTCTAGTATCAATTGACTCTCTAAGAGCTTTTATATCTTTCTCATTTTCCCAATTTACACTTAATGTTCTATACTTTCCTCTCTTTTTAGGAATAAATATATCTGGGTAAAAAGCTTTTAATTCACTCATTCTAGCACTAGCTTCATAACCAATAAAACAATCTTCTGATTGAAAATCAGTTGCATACCACTCTTCAATTTCAGGATGACTTAACATGTGATTTATCATCTTATCAAATTGTTTATTATATTTAATATTAGCCATTACTTAACTCCTGTAGAACCGAAACCTCCATCACCACGCTCAGTATTGCAGTATTCTTCATATACTTCACCTGAAACTTCTTCAGTAGAACATAGTGACACAGGAACTACTAGACCTTGAACTATCTTATCTCCAGCTTCAATAAGTTGTATTTCAGTTCCATTATTAAATAGATGTAGATGTACATTACCTCTATAATCACTATCAACTACACAAGCTCCAATAGTTAATTTTCTTTTAGTTGCTACTCCAGATTTTTCTTTAAATATTAGTGCATAACCTTTAGGAACTACTACTCTTACACCAGCATCAATTAGTATATCTTGTCCTGGTTCTAGAGTTACAGCACCAAAATCTTCAGGTACAAAGAAATCTATACCTGCATCTGTATCATGTCCTCTTACTGGACTTTTAACATTTTTAGTTTTTGTAAATATTAATTTAAAATCTTCCATTTTATATTTCTCCTTCTAATATATTATATGAATTCTAGAAGTCTTCATTAATAGGATGACCTGAGTAAAGACAATCTCTTCCTTCTATATAGACTTTAAGTTCTACTTCTTCATCTTCACTATTAAGTATTCTTTCTAAATCTTCTCTTTTTATTTTAATCTTCCTTACTTGGTCTGCTTCTTTAATACAAGAAGTTCGTGTTGGAAAATCATAAGATATTAATTCATCAGAATTTAGTGTAGTATATGTAGTAGTTATAGTACTACCATCAAGTGTTATATTATCTTCTCCATCTTTAATAACTTTAAAATAGTCTGCACTAGACTCTTCTTTAGTATCTTCTCCTTCGTGTAACTTAGATTGAAACTCTTTTCTTAATTGTTCTTTAGTCATCTCTTTATTTAACTTATCTTCTAAAGTAGTATCATTAAACTCATTAATCACTTTATCTATATCTATCATCATTTAACTCCTCTAGTCTTTTAACTACTTCTTTAATAATCTTAATTGGAGTTTCATTTGATGTATTAAACATCATAAAGTGGTCTCCATATTTTTCTCCATACTTATTTACTAGATATGCAAATGCATCTCTAAAAGCTTCTTTATTAGAGCTATATACTACCTCAGCTTCCATATCTGAACGAGACTTATTCTTCTCATGTTCTCCTGTAAGTTTACATCTTACATTCCAGTCATCTTCATCTACTTCTAATAATACAAATAGAGTATTCTCTATATATCCTTCAGTTATTTCATACTCATAATCTCTATTATATAAATTAGAATATGCTATTTGTGATAATAAACCTCTAGACTTAGGTATATACTTATTAGGAGCTACTGCAAAGATTTGATGCATTATACTGTCCTTACCTGCTTTATCTATTCCATCAAATTCTACATTAAATACTTTATACTTCATATCTTCTTACCTCTACTTTCACATCTTTATCATAGTGCATTATCTTAGTTAAGTTGCCTTCACACCATAAGTAGACTACATAGTACTTACCATCATCTCCTAGTAAGAAATCATAGTAATAAACTTTATCATTAGGTCTTGTATAGTCTTGCTTATATTTATATCTTATGTAAACTTTATAATCTCCTAACATTTCAAATTTAGGTAATTCTAGGTCAAGTATCTCTTCACTTTTAACTTCTCCTATATTACGACCACAAGATAGATGGTATGTAGGTTTTCCTAAAAAGGTTTTATTTATTGGAGGTATCTTATAGACCATAGGTACTATAGCTTTCTTAGTTCCTTCTATTCCAACTAAACTATCATAGTTAGGTTCATAGTTCTTTATTACATCTAAATATTCATTAGTATGTCTTATAGAACCTGCTCTTATAATTACTATATCTGAGTATTTAGCTGCAAATGATAGTAAATAAGGTAAACCAAAGTCAGCCACATTTCTCCAGCTATTATACTTACCTCCTAAAATTGCATAAGATATTATCTTAATATTATTCTCTCTACAAAAGTTAATTGTATCTATATCTAAATAATATGGATTAACTTCTACTTCATTATATGCTGGAAACTTACCTATTACTTCTTTATACTTTATAATATCTTCTTTAGTAAAATTAGATACTCCTACTTCTTTAAAGCGAGAGTCATTATTTATCTTCTTAGCTAGCTCAGTCCAGTCTCCTCTATTAGAATGTATTAGCATTATATCTATATAGTCTCTACCTAAACATTTAAGATGGTTAGATACAAAGAACTCATAATTAGAATAATGACAGAATGATAGCTTAGATATTATCTTATAATGTGGTATATTCTTAAATAAGTAATCATTATTATAGTCTACTGCAGTATCTATATAGTCTGCAATTGTAGAGAAAGAGTCTAACTGGTAGGCTCTTTCTAGTTCAGACATTAACTCATACTCATAAGAACCTATTGCAAAAGTTCTTTTAATCATATTAGTTATTCACTTCTTTCTTCTTTATTTCTATAATATGAAGCTTCTTTAATTCTTTGAGCAGCTACTAATCTAAAGTCTTTATCATAAGTAGTTGGTAGTTCTTTACCTTCAGCTTCAAGCTTCATCCAGTTTTCTATCATTTCCTTTTCTCCAGGAAATAATAGCTCTGGTTGAGTTCTATATATCTTCTCTAATTCTAACTTCCAGCTAGATGTTCTCCAATCATTGTGTGCTGGTTCTGCAAACTTATAACCTTCTGGAGTTGGAAATCTAGCAAAATCATTATTATATGTATGGTCTCTCTTATAGAATGATTTATTATCAGCCATAGCTAATAACCAATTCCATAGTTTCTTAGATAGTGGGTCTGTAACTTCTTTCTCAATTGCTTTTCTTAACTCATTATACATTAAACGATATATGTAGTTAATTTCATCTGCAAAGTTATTTTCTGTTCTACTATTACAACTTCTTAACCAATTAGATGTTGGAGCTGTATATGTAAGAGATATTGTTTGAGCATGGAAGCCAAAGTATCTAGCATCCATATATGATACTCCACCTTCACACATATCTATATACAAATCTTCTATCTCTCTTTGGATTTTATTTAATCTATCCATCCACTCTTTATTATTATAAATAAACTTTGGTGTGATAAAGTCTTGAGTTAATGGTCTTACATCACCTGAAGCTGAACAGAAGAAACCTCTTTCTCTTGTTAGTTGAGCAAGACATACTCTTGAAATACCTTCAATTTGAAATGCTACATTATGTCCTTCTAATGCATACTTAGGAAATGTTTTACCACTAATAATCTCATCTACTATATGTTGAGCAAACTCATTATCTGGAGTATATCCTCCTTCTCCTATTCCTTCATAGAATTCTGCTAAATTACCAAACATTACTACTTGTCTAGCTAAATCATTACCTGCAAAACTTAATAACTTTACTTTAATATCATCATATCCATTATGAAAATGTGCCATATATTTTACCTCCTACTATATTATATGTTTTCTATACATTTAACTACTGTATAACCCATTATATCTATTCTATCTTTAATAATATAACTTTTATTATTTACTATAATATCATCATCTCTTTTAAGCATACTAGATGCTGGTACTAAACTATTAGGAAAAGTAAACTGAGTTATCGTCTCTTCTCCTTCTCTATAAATACAACAAGGCATTTTATCAAATGCTATTATATAACTATTTTCCATTATTTTCCTCCTCACTATTAATATGTAGTTTCTTTTCTAATTTATCAAATAACTTTACTATTCTTAAAGAAACTTCATTTTTAATTATTTGCATATCTTCATGTTTATTTCCATGTAATATCTCTCTATTAACATATTGTAAGACTGAGATAGCATCTCCTAGCTCTACAAGATTAAATGAAATACTTGTTCCTTGAGAGTACTCATTATATAGAACTTGTAACTCAGGCATTTCTTCTTTTATAAACTCTTTCTCAATAGTTGATAGTATATCTCTTAGCTCTGGATGTTTTGTTTTACAGTCATGAGGTATGTCTGAAGTAAACATCTCAGGACAATCATGTACTATTGCCATAGCACAAGCTTTATATACTGTAGAACTATCTATATTATAATTAAAACCTATCTTTAATATATTATAAGCTACCATAAATGAATGTTGTGCTAGGTCTTCATTATGAATTCTATGACGATTATTATATCGTACTTGTTGAGTCATTATCATTGGAAAGATATCTCCATATAAATCTAGTACATTTAACTCTCTAAGTTTCTTCATCTTACTCTACCTCATCAAAATTATTTCCTTCAAATAATTCTTCAGCTTCGTCTATTCCATGTTCTTTAATATAAAATAAAGTCTTTTCTAAATATTCTCTAGGTTCTATCTCTCTATTCTGCATTATAAATGGTAGTAAAGTAGACATCGCTAACATTAAGTTAGGACCTTTATCTGCAGGTCTAGTCTCATTAAAGTATAGTACTGGTACTTTCTTAGCATAAGCATAGCCACACTCAAACATAGTTCCTGTATCATTGCCATCTAGAACAGCTAAAACAAAGTCTGCATTATCTATATTAAATGTATTACCTTCAAATGTCTTTATCATATCTTCTTGACTACATCCAGGTTTTATTCTAGATGCTTGTCTAGGACTAAATACACTAAAATTATATTTATCTAATATATCTTCAAGATAATTAATTCTTTCTTCTTGCTCTTCATTAAAGAATGGTCCAGCTAGATATACTTTAGTTCTTCCATCATCTGAATAATTCTTCATGTGTTCTTTAATTTCCATAAATCTTACCTCCTATTTTATTATATGCTTACTTTATCATCTATTATTGTTATAGTTATTACTTTAGATACTACTGTCCAATCTTCTGGTTCATCAAAGTTTTCTAGTGCTTTTACTGCTGTATCATAGTTATCATAACCAGTAGCTTCAAAGATATTATCTGTAGGATTGAAGTCTTCATCTACAAATTCATTTGTTTCTTTATTCATATAAACATATAATACCTTACTCTTTACATATAGTGCATTCATTCTATCTCCTTCTAAATTCCTTATTTCTTCTTTTAAATTTTTATTTTCTTTTATTAATTTCTTATTTTCTACTCTTTGTCTTGAATTACGAGTATCTTTATTATAGTCCCAATGTCTAGCTCTAGTATTCTCTTCTAGTACTAATAAAAGCTGCTCATATAACTCTTGCTTATCTCTAGTTGTAGCACTATCTGAATAACAAACTCTAGCTGCTAGATTTAAAAATGCTATATCATCCAGAACTTTATTATATTGCTTCGTCATCATCAACCTCTTTTAAGTCTATTATTAATCTCTTAACTACTTCTTCATGTATTACTTGGTCTATCTTATTATATATCTCATCAAGTGTTGAATGGATATAAGACCTACGTGGACTTTCTTTCATTATCTCATATCGTACTTGACCTTCAACAATTGACTTTATTCTCTCTTTATCATTAAGACATTTACAAACTTCTTTATTTACTGTATCTACTACAACATCCCATATTATACTTTTAACTTCTTCTTTAGTTAATCCTAAATAGTTATGTATATAGTTCTTTATTTCTTTATAATTATCTACTTTAAAACTTACTTTAGTAGCTCTTCCATCTGTATGGTCTGTGATATATGAATGACCATCTTGATACATTCCTTTAAATCTTTGAAATCTAGTTCCTACGTTTTCCGTATTCATCAAAATTCATCTCCTTATAATACTCTAAATATCTCTTTCTAAATTTACTATATGAACCTAAAAGTATATAGTCAGCAGTAGGTACCCAGATATAAGAGACAATGTCATACTCATCTCTAAATATCTCAGCTAACTCATAAGAGTTTGCTGTAACTATAAGATGTATCTTCCTACCTCTCTTAAGTTCTTCTTTAACTATAAATATAATATCTCTAAAAGCCTCATTCATCTTATCTATAGATAAACCTGAGTCTGCTTCATCTATAAAGATATATAACTCCTTATCTTTCTCTTTTAATACTGCTGGTAGTAAGACATCATCTATCCAAGTAAAGAATGAATGGTTCATCCTCTCTCCTTCAGATAAGAATGCAGCTGCAAATGCTTCTGGTCTAAAATCAAATGGAGTTGTATGCTTCTTTACTGTATCATCTTGAGATGTAGAATAAGAAACTACTTTAAGATTACTATTTTTAGGTAAATCTTGTATCATAAGTTTAATAGACATACTCTTACCTGTTCCATTAGGTCCTAATAGTATACTTATAGGACTAAAGAGAATATAGTACTTTATTTGAGTATAGTAATCTCTATTTTTTAGTTTCTTCTTGCAAAACTCCTTCATCTTCTTGTTCATAATTATCTCCTTCAAAATCTTCTTTCTCAAAACCTTCATTAGAACCAGACTCTATAAACCTTTTCATCGTATTTACTATAGCTCTAGTTTGAGGTATTCTCTTATTATACTGCTTAGCCATAAATATATAACTATCCTCAGAGAAATTTCTAGACTTACAGTAATTATAGATAAATACCTTCTCTAAAGTTTTATATATCTTTCTTCTTTCTGGAAAAACTACCTTTTGTCCTGACATAACATCAAATAACTTAATTAATGATATATCATCTTTTACTACCTCTCTTAATAGCTGAAGATACTGGTTCTGTCCTCTACAGATTAATGTCATTAGTAAGTCTATATCTTTTTTAGATGCTTTACTAAATAACATTAATGAACCATACTCATCATATATCTTATTATTAGCCATTATCTCTCTCCTTCTCAAATAGCTCCCATAAAACAAACGTAACTATTCCTTCTAACATCTTATCATCAATTCTTTTATCTTCTTCTAACTTAGAACAATTTATTATTCCTAAATTAATTAAATAATTTACTACTGATGGAAAGTAATCTCCATGTCTTTTGAATTGATTACATAGCTGTCTAATAAAACTAAGCTCTATATTATAGTCTCCAGTATCATGATATCCTATAACATTATCATATTTATCTAATTGGTCTAAATTAACTGTATGCATCTTATTTATATGATATAAAGCATTATGCATCTCGTTCCTAACTCCAGTATATATAAAGTTTCTAAATGACATCGTCGGGTCATAGTTTCCATTATTAAGTAATTCATAAGCTTTTAAATATCCTATCTGAAACAAGTCAGCTTTTAATTCTGGGTCTTTAATGTAATTATAGTATGTATAAAATACTACCTGAACAATATTCTCTACCATCTCTAAGATGGAAGTTTGTTCATTCATTCAATCACGCCTCCTATCTAATTCTATTATTTAGCTTTAGATAGATAACATACATTGCTGATTGGAATGCATCATCATTTGTAAATGAATTGTATATTATCTTATCATTTAAGATGTAATACAAATCAAGTACTTTAGTTTTTATTTTTTCAATAAGTATCTCCATATACTTATCTTTTGGTTTCTCAAATTTAGTAGCTGTTTTTATAATCTCTAGTATTAGTGCTTCATAATCAATTTTTAAATAAGCTAGAGGTATCTTTTTAAGTTCATTTATATATAAATCAACTTTATCTCTTTTATTAGCATAGCTTGCTATTAAAAATAATATATACATCTCTCTAGCTGATAAAATCATCTTACTAAAGGTTTCTTCATCTAACATAGAATATTTACTTAACATCTTTATAGCATCTGATAAGTGTCCTCTACTTCTTCTAGCTATAGTTCGTATGGAGTCACCAGATATATCTAGATTTAATCTTTGTGACTTATCTAATAAATAATTAACTATATCATCTTCTTTAATTAGAGATGTCCTTAGGATTAATGAGAGAGTCATTATATTATCTATTATATTATCTGTATTTTCAGTTATAATAAATACTACATTTAACTCTTCAAACTTATTATATAACTCTACTTGTAGTTCTCTAGGACATTTCTCAAAATTAGTTATTACTATATAGTTAGAATATTCAATATTAGGTATCATAGAGTAGTCATACTCTCTATATACTCTGATATCATTAAGAATATCTCTACATGTCTCACAAGTTCCACAGTTAGAACCAGTCTTCTCTATATTAGGACAATACATACTCTTAATATAGTTCTTTACTAAACTTCGTCGTCCAGTACCATAAGGTCCAGAAACTACTACCACTCTAGGAGCTTCACTAGGTTTCTTTAACATAGCATATAAACATTGTTTAGGTAATTCATGACCTATAATACTATCTAAATTCATACTAGCTTACCTCCATGTATCTGAACCTGAGCTCTATAGTTTTGTATTATTAAATCTGCTCTCATATCATTCTTTCTTTTAAGCTCTAAAAGGTCTCCTAAATCTTTTATTATATCTGACTTATTTATAGTATAACAAGTTATTCCTACTTGATTTAACTTTCTCTTAGTTTGAACTTCTCCATTATTTCCAGCTTCATCATTATCTAATAACAGTAATACTTTATTAGTTAGGTTTTGTAGAACTTGTAGTTGGTTCTTTGTTACTACAGATGTTAATACAGATAGACAGTTCTTAGTTATAAATAGACTACATACATCTCTATCTATTGCTCCTTCTACTAAGACTATTAAATCACCAAACTTAAAGTTATCTTCTAGCTGTCCTATTCCATAGAAATTTCCTTTACCTAAACCGTAATTAGTAAAGACCTTTTCTTCTAGTGCTCTAAATATAATTCCTGATACTTCACTATTTATTATGTTACACATCATTACTACTTCATTATGTTGTCTAGCAAACTCTCTTACATAAAAAGGTAAATCTAAATCTTTACCTCTTATATTCATCTCTCCAGAGCTTATAACTCTATAATTAGGTAGATTATAGTAACTTGCTATATACTCATATTTAGTAGTATTTGTTTTAATAGGTCTTGCTATTTGATATAACATAGTCTTAACATTCATAATACTATCTCCATAGTATATAATATGCTAATTATTATCATATTGTGTAGACATAACAAACTTAGTTTGAACTAATGTAGTATTAGCATAGAATGACTTAGTAGATTGGTCTATATCTAAGTTCTGTAGTTCTTTATGAGCTATATACATATTAGTATCTATATAATCTGCATAATGAACTATCATCGCTTCTTGAGTTGCTGGAGTTCTTGAACTACCCCACTCTAATTTACCATGATGACTTAGTATTATATGAGCTATATGATATAAATCTCTTTCTGAAAAACTATAAACACTATCTTCACCATGATAATACTCTTCAAATACTATTCTAGTTCCTATATTAAGATGGTCAAATAACTTACCTTCACCTGATACTTGTCCTTCTTCATTATACTCGTATATCTTTCCTATATCATGTAGTATCGCTCCAGCAATTACTATATCCATATCTATATTTGTATAATTAAATGCTATATAATATGCTAACTTAACTACATTAGCTGTATGTAATAATAAACCTGACTTAATATTATGATGTACATTAGTAGCGGCTGGCCATACTAAGAACATTTTAGACTTCTTCTCAAGAATATTTCTTACAAAATCTCTTAGTGCTTCTGACTTTATCTTACTAATAAAGAAATTTATAGTATTCTCATATTTTTGAGTATCTACTTTCTGGTCTTCTAATATCAAACATTTATGTGGTGGTAGCTGGCTAGACCTAAGCTCTGGTATATCTTCATTAACTACTTCATAACCATGACAGTTTATTCCTTGGTCTGTAATTATATAAGCCATCTTAATATTACATCCTTTAGTTAACTTCTCTTTACTATCTTTAAATGGAATAACTATAGTATCATAATCTCTATTTTGAACATGTATCTTATACTTATTTTCATTAGGTACTTCTGCGAAGTCTATTACTTTAAAATATCCATGAAGTATTACATACTCTTGTCCACTATTAGACTTATATATCATACCTTCAGCTTTTGTTTTTAGATTTATCATTTGTCATAACCTCCACTAATAACTTATTAAACTCATCAGGACTGATAGTTTTTAAAAAATCATACTTCTCTCCTTTAGACTCATATACTAGACGAGATATATACTTACTAGCCTCAGTATCAAAAATATAGTAGCTCTTTCCTCTCTTAATAGCGGGTAGCTCACCTGATAATATATCTTTATATATTTGATTTCTAGGTATACCTGTTTCTTTAGATATTTTACCTACTGTTACGAATATAGTATGTTTTCCATCATTTCCATCATTAACCATCATTTCCATCATTCTATAAAATACTACCTTTTATTTTTAGTAGGTACTCCAGGTAGTAACGTAAGAGTAAGAATAGTTAATAACCAAAAAATACCTTGAGTCCAGTCTTTGTTTTTAACTGCTAATATCATACATATAGCAACACCTACAATAACTAGAATTCTAACTATCTTTTCAATAATACTCATATTTTATTTCCTCCTTATTATATTATATGAAAAAGAATTGGTTTTTCTACCAATTCTTACCAATTATTTCTTAACTCTAAATATTCCTGCAGCTTGTAGATATTCTTCTACAATTGACTTTATTTCTTCAGTTTGCTCACTTCTATCTAATACATCATATATACTATCATTAGATGTAAATACTAAATTATCTAATATTTTTTGTGTATCAAACTTTTGTTCTTCTTTTCTTAAAAATATACTTTCATTAAATACTTCTTTAGCTGGTAGACAAGGTACTGGAACTTTTCTAAAATTATCTAACTCAGTATCATATTCTAATATATAAATATTATCTCTTATTAACTGCCTATCATTAGCTGTTCCTCTAGTTAAACTACCTATACGATATATTATACTATTTCCTACTTTTGTATCTTCATAAGGAGTATGGTCATGACCTAGCACATAATAATCATAACCTAACTCTAATATATCTTTTATATGTAAGTTATGGTCTTGTGCAAAGCTATCTTCATAAAAACAATGCGCACAACATATCTTCTTCATTGGTATTAAAGTATTTGTTACTTGGCTTGCTTTAGGTATCTGTTGCCAATAATGACTACCTTCTATAACTACTCTACCTTCAACTTCATAATGTTGTAAGTATTCTATTAAACCTATATTATTTAATAAACCTAATGGAGTTCTAGATAATAAATCTTCATTATTTCTAGGATAATCATGATTTCCAACTATAATAAATGGTTTATTTTTAAACTTCTTAAATACGTCTACTACTCTATAAAAATAATTCATAGGCATATTTACAGCATTAAATAAATCTCCTAAAAATATTGTAATTGCATTATTACTATTAGCTAATTCTACAATATAATCTAATTTCTCTAATACTGTAGTTGGATAAGCATCCTTTCTACTTCTTGGAGATTGCTCTTGTAAATGCACATCAGATACAAAATATATCTTACTCATACTATACCTCTATACTTTCTAAAATACCATCTTTAAACATTCTATATAATACACTTAAATCTTGATAAGTATCTTCATCATAACCATATACAAATATAGACCTATCAGACATATTAACTGATATATTAGCATCTTCATTCCATATATAACCTTCACCATCAAAATCATCAGAACAATTAAAACCATACTTATCTAAATCTTTTAAATCGAAATCTTCTACTACTCTCATATAAACTCCTTAAACTACATCTATATTTAATAATATGACTTTCTTAAAGTCTAGTTTATTAACTTCTTCATTAGCTAGTTTTAATGCTTCTTTATCTCCTAGTTTATCCCATTCATCATGATAATCTAGTAAATATTGGATATAATCTTCAGTATCTTCTCTATCTACAATAGTAGAACCATACCAACCATATTCTTCATCTAGCATTGCAAGTTCAGCTATTCTTGCTGAAGATACTTTACCTAACCATCTACAAGGAGCATAAGTATCATTTACTACTTCTCCATCTACATAAGCATAAATTGGTAATTCGCTATTCTTCGTAATCAGGTCTATAATATCTTTCGTCATCTCTTGTAAAACATCCTTCTTTAATCCATTTATATCCTAAATCTACTAAACAACCAAAGTCATACCAGTCTACAGTTGGTTTAAAATTTCCATAAGTTCTTAAATACCAATAGTCTTCTTTATAGTCATAGTCAAATACTGCAATACCCCATCTATGAGAGTTATCCACTGCCCATTGATGTATCATTATGTATTTATGATTTGACTCACATAAGTCTATATCAAGATTATTTATTCTATGATAATACTTTTTCTCTTCTTTCATATTCTATCATACTTTCCTACAAATACTTCTACAGGTTTATATCCAAAATGATTTTTTATCTCTTTTTTAAATCTACTAAATGAAGCTTCAGCCTCTTTAAAAGTTCTATCCATAATATTAAACTCAAAAGCAATTACTTCCTTACCTTCATACTCTGCATCATAAGTTTCAAATGCACAATACTCAAAGTCTCTATCACAAACTGCTTTAAACACCTCTATATTCTCATTAAACCATTTATCTGTATCATCATTTAAAGGTATATACATTTGACCTTTTATACCTTTTTTTAAATTATTAGTCATATCACCACTCCTTTGAACATAAATATAAATACTCTTCACCATCAGTATCTACTATATACTCTTCTATTAATTTATTATATGTAGTTGTCTCTTTAAAATTAGTATCTTCATTAATAAGTATAAACTCTTTATTTTTATCTTTTATTTCTTTAATATCTTCAATATTTAAATTATCTTCAAACATTGTATTATAATAACTGATAATCTTATCTATATCATCTACTCTTGTAGCTATAAAATCTACATCTTTAAAACAATATACTTTATAGTCATTATAACTCATATTAAACTCTCCTTACTAAATTATATCATCAATTGTTAATTGTTCTTGTATATGTCTAGGTTTCTCTTCTTTAATCTCTTCAGTATCTTTAATTTCCTCAATATAAGGTTCTTCATTAACATATTCTTCTTGAGTTGGATTAATTACTTCAAGATTGGTTGTTAAATCTCTCATAACATTATTAAACTCTATTAGTATCTTCATTTGCTCAGGTCTATTCTTTAAATAAATAACTGTATGCACAATACTACCATTAGAAGACCAGACTTGTAACTTATATGAGTCTGTATCTTCTGATAACTTATAACTAAATATATTTCCTATATTAACTGATAAATCTTTATCTATTCTTACAAACATTTTTTATTTCCTCCACTTCTTCTATTTGACTGCATCTTTTACTTATTATACAACAACAAATTAAAAATGTAATCATTCTATAGACTCTTTTAATATTTGAATTTCTTCTGTTTCTTCATAAGTAACTTGGACTAAATATCCTCCAGAAGATTTTTCTAGTGTTTTTATATCTAATATTTTATTTTTAACATTAACTTGAATTGCTTCTATACCTACTTGAACTACTTCATTTAATTCTTCTAAACTACTAGCTTCTAAATATTCTACTTTAATTTTAGATTTCATTATACAAAGTCACATTTCCTTTCTCAACGAAATAAGTTCTATCACTTAAATCTATTATATCTCTATCATGAGTAACTAATACAAATATAAAATTATATTTTTCAGCTAAATCATTAATTAAACTTTTAAAATATGGAAGATATTGTTTAGATAACTGAGTCATAGCTTCATCCATAAATAATATTGGATATTGATGATAATATAGTATAAAGTAAATTTGTAATACTAAACCTATAATACTCTTAACTCCAAATCCATTGTCTTCTAATTTAGTTTTAATTAACTCTCCACTTTCATTAACTTCATTAAGAATTATCTGAAGATTATTTGTATTTCTTAATTCTGTCACTTGTAATTCTACAAAATATCTTCTATCAAAGAATATTGTTTCTAATGAACTATTAATCAATTCTTCAAGATGATTTATTTGAGATTGACTCATACCTTCAATTATCTTCTTCATTAAGTCAACAGCCTTTTCATACTTACTTTCTTTAGTAATTAAATTTTTTAGTTCTAATGAAGCTTGTTCTTTAGCTTTTAAAGTTTCTTCATGTTGATTTAATAATAGTTCTAAATTAGATTTTTTAGTAATAGCTTGATTAAAGTAATATTGATAATTTTCAAACATAACTAAACACCTGCTTCAACAAATGCTTTTTCTACTTTATCACATTCTTCTTTAATAGTTTTTTCAAGTTCTAATTGAGCTGTTACCATCTCTTCTAAAGAATTATAACCTAACTCTTTAGCAGCTTCTAAATCTTGTGCTAAACTTTCTTGTAAAGATTTTACTTTAGTTTCAGCTTCAATCTTTTGAACTTTTAAACTATCTGCTTTAGCGATATTAGCTTGTACTCGATTTATTAATTCTTGGTTCATATTTTCCTCCTATTAATTATTATGAAGTGGTTGACCACATGTTGGACAAATTCCTACTTCTTTAATCTCTTTATCTAACTCTTTAATTTGCTTTTTAATATCTTTAATACTAACTTCTAAAGTTTTTATCTGTTCATTTTTATAGTTTACATTATTAATTAATGTTCCTAAAGATATATATTTTTGAGTTTTTTGCTCAAAATCTTCACTAATTGTAGGAAACTTTTTATTAATAAGTTCCTGAAGTAACTCAGAAGTACCTCTGGACTTCGAAATAAGCTCACTTAATAATTTATACTTATTTAACTTTTCGTTTAAATCTGGTACTTCTAATGATTTTATTTTATTTAAAGTATTATTAAGTATATTTAAATTTGACTGTGATGTTTCAATTTTAGACTTTAACTCAGAAATAAGACTTGATTTTCTTAAACATTCGTTTATTATATAAAAACTAGTATCTGTCTTAAGAAGTATAGTATCTAAATTAGATTTTACTAATAATGAACTAGACAAGTTCTGTCCATCAAGTATTGACTTATTTTTTAAATCAGTTATTTCTTTTATTCTTTTTATTTTAGGTCCTAGTTCTATAACTTTAGCATAAACATTTAATTTATACTCAGAACCTTTTAACTCATCTTCTTGTCTTTTAATAGTATCTTCAATAGCTTGTATTTTACCTTCAGTTATTGTAATATCTCTAGATAATTGTTGCCTATCTTGAGTAATAGACTTTAAAGCTGTAGTAACATTATTATCTTTACCTGAGTCTACAATAAATCTAAATAACTCAGTTTCAGACCTATCTAATAAGAAAGGTTTTTCCATCTGGTCCCAAAAGTTTATTTCTTCATTAGAACCATTTATATTTAATTGTTTTATTCCTAAAGCTTTTGCAACTTCGTCTAATTGAGTTCTTCCAATCTTTCCATAAACTTCACTATCTACTTTATAAATAGAGTTAGTTCCTTTTTGAAGTATAACTGTATGTCCATTCATCTGTAAACCTACAGCAAAGTTATTACATCCAATTCTAACTGAAGTAGTTCCAGGTTCATTATAAATACAAGCTTTTGCAGCTCTCATTAAAGCTGATTTACCATTGTTAGATTGACCTATAATACAGTTAAGTCCGGGTAAGAAAGAAAGATTTGCATTCTTTATTATCTGGAAATCTTTAACTGATAAGTTAACACTATTCGGTTGACTCATATACTTCATCCTCCATAGTATTTAATATGACATCTTCATCAAGTTCTACATCTTTATCTTCAAGAACTCTAAAATCACTCTCATTTATTTCAGAATAAATATTACGATGATTATCTCTAATAGCTTGTTTTAATTGAGGCATTCCATTACATCTAATAGACTTAGTTTCTATAATATTACCTTCATTATCTTTAACATTAAAGTTTAAAGTCATCCAAGCTCCAGAACCTTCCATCATATAAACTTCTTTACCATCTTTAGTTATAATCTTCTTTTTAGGTAAAATATAAGGTAAAGCTGCTATATTAGATATTCCAATACCAAATCTTACTAGTAAAGGAAAACCTATACCTCCAGTAGTTAGTTTATTCTTAACTGCTTTAACATCAACTTCTCTTTCTGTCTCTGCTTCTTGTATTTCTCCTAAAGTATTTTCAACTTTATCTTTATGTGTTCCTCTACTATTTAATTTAAGAATAACATCCATAAAATATTTAAGAGCTCTACCACCAGGTACATTATCTTCATATTTAGCTGCAAATGATAGAGAAAGATTATCTCTCATCTGGTTAATATATAAGAATGACATATTAAATGCAGTTTTATAACCATTAAATTTTCTACAAAAAGCTGTCATTAATTTAGCTATAATACCTGGCTTATTAGATGCAATTGATATTCCATCTTTTTCTCCAACATCTCCTTTATATTCTTTTGGACATAATGCTGCGACTGAGTCTACAACTACTAATCTAAAATCAGAGTCTAATGAATTTCCTTTACTATCATACTTTGGAATAGTAGTTTCAAGTATCTCTTCAATTTCTTCAAAATAACTATTTTGAACTATAAAGAAATTTCCCGTTGGATTACTTGGAGACCATACTATATTAGGATATTGGTCATTGACAGTAATTTCTCCAGTCTTCTTATTATATAGTCCATAAAAATTCATACTTCTAATAAGCTCTGTTATAGAACCTTCAGCATCAATATACAATACTTTATGTCCATTCTTACAAAGATGTTTACATATAGATAAAACTATAGTTGACTTACCATAACCTGAGTTTGAATATATTTCTATATTCTTACACATTGGTAAACCTCCACCTAAAACCATATTCATAATAATAGAACCGCTATCTATATATTCTGACTCTACAGTCATTTTATATTTTTCAGATAAAGATAGCATCTTATCATTAAAAGACATTTCTTTTTTAGCCATATAATTTCCTCCTATATTATTATATGAAAAAAGAAGCATTAAGCTTCTTCTTCATCTTCAAAATCATTTAAATGTCCTATGCCATACTTTAAGTCATACCTGTCTATTTCTTCTACATAACTAGCATGATTTATAAAGCTAGTTTCATAAAAAATATTATTTTCAAGCTCGTTTTTATGACAGTAGAAAGAGCAGTTCTTGCAGTCTAAACACTTAAGTGCATTGCATGAAGATACTCCATTTACTTCTTTATATGCAAAGCAATCTCTTTTAACACTCTCCATGATTAATTTAACTCCTTTAATATTAATATATAAGTTAAATTAACTTATAGAAATATCTACTTTTACTTTAGACTCTTGTTTAAACTCTTCAAATTCAATTCCACACTCATTTAATATTATTCTAGATGCTTCATAAATAGGTTCATCATGATGATAATCATATAAGTATATTACTTTTTTAACTCTTAGCTGAGCTAATAGCTTAGCACAGTTATCACAAGGAAATAAAGTTACATATACAGTTGAGTTTTTAAAATCTTTTACAGAACCTCCATAGTTAGTTACAGCATTCATTTCAGCGTGACACATATAAGGATATTTTTGTTTAATATATGGTAGTGAAGTATCTCTACTCCAAGGTACCTTATTATCATCAAAATCTCTAGGAGCTCCATTATAACCAATACTCATTATCTTATTATCTTCACTAACAAATACAGCTCCAACTTGAGTACTAGGGTCTTTACTTCTTAAAGCTGATATTTGAGCTATATACATATAGTACTCATTCCAAGTTATTCTATCCATACTTTACCTACTTTCTACCAGTTTAAATGGTCTATTATCTCAGCAAATAATCTTTGAATTCTTTTTCTTTCTTTAACCCACTTCTCTATTTCTTTTATATACTCATCATGTCTATCTTTATAATCATTTATATCTATAAAATCATCTTTTTTAGGATAGTATACAGTTTCCATCCAATTAAGTATTTCATCTATAGCTTGTTGAACTGTCATTTCTTTATTCTCAAAAGTGATATTTTCAGCAGTAAAATCAACTATATTTACTCTATTAAACATTTCTAAATGAATATACATATAATCCATAAAGTCTTCAGACCAGTTCCAAGTAGCTCTTTCATCTATTCCATATTCTTCTCTTTGTTTCTTCCATTCTTCGTATCTATTATCTTCAGTTTCACCTTCAACTTGCCAATTCATATAACAATCTTCAGGTTTTACTCCTAAATCTTCTAAAGCTTTATATCTATTCATTGTCAACACCTCTAGCCTTTTTATCATGATTATTATATTCTTTAATAGCTTTATCTACTAACTCTTCAGTTGCAATATCTTCTCTTCCAAAGTTCTTTAATAACTTAATAACTCCTTCAGTAAATACTGGTTTTTTCATTCTGACTAAGTTTCCTATTAATATTCTAATAGTATCTAAACTATCTCCATAGATAAGTTCTCTAGTAGAATAAACATTAGTTATAGCTTCTCTCTCACTCTTACATTTATTATATTTAGCTCTGTTATGAGCTGCTTTTTTATTTGACACAATAGTATGTTCATCTTGGTCACACTTAAAAACACGACAAATTTTAGGTTTTACTTCATATATTTTACAAATTCTCTTATCAAAGTCTCTAAAAGGACACATTAAGTTTACACTTTCTTTTCCTTTATAATTAAAGTAAACATCAGAATATGGTTGTATTTGTTTTTCTTTAACATAAGCTCTTATTAATTTTACTTCATTATAAGTTAATGGTATAAGTTCTGTACAACATTGACCACATCCTGAACATTTTCCATTTATAGTAAAACTAACACAGTCTGATTTCATTATAAATCTCCTCTAGAAATAGACCAAACTTCATTATTTTCAGATATTCCTACATTATAAACAACTGTAGCTCCAACAACTGTTCCACCTGCAAGTTCTACTAATTTTTTACAAGCATTATAAGTTCCACCAGTTGCGAATACATCATCAACAAACATAATTCTTTTTCCTTCATAATCAGATAATGGTAAATCTAAAGAAGTTGTAGAATACTCAGTATCATATTTTACTATAGAAGACACACAGTCAACAGGCAGTTTACCTGACTTTCTAACAGGTACTAATGAACAGTTCATTAATGTAGCTACTCCCATACCCCAAAGAAATCCTCTAGCATCTGGACATATAATAGCATCAATATCTCCTACATCATTTTCAATATGATTTACCATTTTAGATAATATATTCATACGATAATTAGTATTAATTAAACTTGGAGTTAAGTCTATAAATCTAACTCCTTTGCTTGGAAAATCTTCTGTTACTCTATATGATATTCCATAATTTGTATTATTTATTAATATTTTTTCCATACTCAATCTCCTTCCACAGTTTCTAACTTATTTATCTTAGTTAAATATATCTGTATAGCATTGTTCTTGGCTTTTAGCTCAGTAGGTCCAACTCCAAAATTTTGAAAAACATCATCAATAAATAAACCAGCTACTATATTTACATTATCTTTTTGAACTATCTCTAAAGAAACATCATCTTTATTAATAACTCTGTATAATTGCATTAAATCTTTATTTTCTCTAATAACACTTGCAAAATTATCTTTTACTGGTAAGTATTTATTAGGAACAGGAAAGACAGTAATTATCAAGTTATTTTTATAAATAAAAATATTATTATCATATACTTTAACTCCAATATTTTTATGTTTCTTCTTTTTAACTTCTAAATAATCTTTAAACTCTCCAGCAAAGTGTGTTGATGGATGACCATATCTTAAAGCTCTATTAAATAACTGATTTCTCTTTGATTTATAAGCAACATCTAGTCTCTCTTTGGCTCGAAATTTAGCATGTTGACTTACTCTAACAGCCATGTAAATATTCACCTCCTCCATATTAAATAATATGAAACAATGTTAATACTTACTTATTTACTTCTTTATAAATATCATTATTTTTATATCTCTCATCAATTTCATTTAAAACATCTATCATTTTTTCATTTTTAGTATGAGCTCGTTCTTCATCTACTAAAAATGCATTTATCTGAGTTAGCTCATCATCAGTAGCTTCACATACAGACTTCTTAATCATCTTTATAGCATGACAAATTTCTTTTTTAGTGATTTGTCTATTCTCAATCATATCTAAAAGCCTATCTGTTTTAAACATATATTCTCTATTAATAGATGAAATACATTCATAAATCTTAACTATATTGCTCCTTATAACATCATAGTCTTTTCTGTGACAATCTAAGAAATGCTCTACAGTTCCATAAGTTGTTATTATACCTTTATAGTCTTTATCCCAAACATCATTTATTTGTTCTATAACTGTTCCAGCTTTATCTTTGTACTCTCTATTCTTTAAATATAAATGTAATATAATAAATGGTGAAATAAAAAACCATATTGTAAAAAAATTAAATTCCATAATCTCCTCAAATCTTTCTTCTTAATGATATAAAGTTCTTATTTAAATTCTCTTTAGTTAACATTAATTCACTAATTAATTTATCTAAAGTCTCTGCAGATATTTCATAGTCTTCTTCTTTTGTTTTATTTAATAATGGCTTAATACCAAAATCAATAATTCCTAGTATATCTTCTGCATTTATTCTTATCTTATCAATTATAGCTGCTAAATTATCATTTAATTCCATAATACCCAACCTCCTTAGCTCTGAATATTATATCATATATTTATATAATATTTATTGGTAATTTTTGGTAATTATTTATTTTTCATAGTTAAATATAAATCTACCTTAAACCTATCTTTAGAACTAACTATAGGAACTCCTTTATATGTAGGAAGTTCACGCTGATGACCTGCAATTAAAAAATCTCTAGGTTCCATATATAATAATTTAGCTATATGCTCATCTTCAATAGAATATACAAAGTAAGCTTTTCCATAAACAAAATCAAATATCTTATCTGATATTAAATCAACTCTGTATAAATTATCTCCTATAGGTACACCTATTGTTTTACCAGCTCTAATATTAGAAGCAAGATTAAATATAAAATCTTTATATGCTAACATATTGTATTGTCTTAAACATCTTGCATACTTATTAAAAGTATTTTCATCTTCATAAGTAATTCTAACACTTTTGCTAGCATCAAACTTAGAAATATTCATAACTCCATTTTTATCTTCTTGCTTACTCATATTTCAATTTCTCCTCAAGTTCTCTAGGGTCTGTTAATATCTCATAAGTTACATCTTCAGTATTTAAATTAGTTTGTATATCTCCTAAAATAGTAAGTTGAAATTCTACAGCTATATTTTTAAGATACTCATGCCTTTCTTCATCACTATCAAATCGACCTTTAAAATCATCATTAAAATAATACTTATAAATACAAGTTCCATTAACATCAGGATATTCTGCAATTAACATACCCCATCTAAGTCTAATATATCCACAAAGTTCTCCATTAGAACGATAAACATCATACTGCTCAGGACAAGCATAACAAGTATTTAAAAAATAAAATTTCATAATTCACTCTCCTTCTTAAGCACAAATAATAATGCTTCCTTCATTCCTTCATATTTAACTCTCTTAATTGGACTTTGTTCTTTTTTAATAAGCTTTTCTAATAAATTAAGTTGATATAATATCTCAAGAAATAACTCATCTTTCACTCATACCATCTTCAATTGACTCAAATACACTAAATCTTGGAAACATCTCTAAAATATCTTTAGTAGTTTTAGCTTCAGGTCTATATCTCATATAAGTTGCTATCGCATACATAAATGCGTCAGCTTCTCCATCAGTTATATTTAAAGTCTTCTTAGTTCTTGATTTAATTACCTTAACACTATAACCAACACTCTCTAAATATTCTATAATTTTATTAACAACTTCTATTGTATCTTGCTTTGTATAACTCTTCTTATGATGAAATGATTTTAGTTTCATTGGATGATAAGTCATTATTTGTTCATAGGAGCTCTCTTTTCCACATTCTAAATAAAAATATAGTCCTAAAGCATTAAGTTTCCCAGAATTAATCCCAGATGCTATAGGAGCTTCTTGAGCAATATAAGTTCCTTTATCAAATAGAAAATACTGATATTTTCCTTTAAACTCTTCCCAAAGATTTGCTATAGACCAGCTCATTAATACAAAATTATGATGATTGTCTGCTGATAAATCATCTAAATAGATAGTTTGTGTCTTAGTATCTATAACAGCTACTCCAAAATGAGAAAAAGATGGGTCTAATCCAATATAACAACTACCTTTTGTCATCTCTTAACCTCAGTGCAGCTGTGAATATAGAATTCAAACTGTCTAAATTTTCATGAGTATAATCATTATATGCAGACTCTAATAATATCATCATATCTTTATCAGTTAATTTATACCATTCTTTATCATCTAAATTATAATAGTAATTTAAAGTTATATGTTTAGATGCTATTGGAATTATATTAATAGTATTTATTAATAAATCTTGTCTTGATTTTAAAGATATTCTCTTACTTCTAGATTTATTATAATTATCAATAAATTGTTTAATATACTGTATATATTCATCAATAACAGTAATCTCCTTGTCTTTCTCTACAACAAGTTCATCTTCTCGTTGCTTTATAGCTAAGTTTTTAATTATCTCCTCTTTCTTTGTTTTTCTAAACTTCTTTAGCAAATATCTATGTTTTTCAAAAAATAACTCTAAATGAACTATTATAAAAATTGTAAGCATTAATATTTCTAATGTACTCATTCTAATTCCTCCTTATATTACTATTATATGAAAAAAGAAGCTTTAAGCTTCTTTTTAAATAATTACATCCAAGGATTTGTATTACTTCCTTGAGTAATATTATTATACTGTCCTCCAAATGTTGTTGAACTATTGCCATTATAAAATGGTTGTCCTGGAGGTATACTACCCATACCATAAGGTTGTTGATAATTACCTTGAGTTATAGGAGTATTAAAAGTATAAGAACTTGGAGCGGCTCCTTGAGTTGGAGTATTTTGTTGGTTCTTATACTTAGAAGCATCATAAGCTGCATAAGCTGCTTGATATTCTTCTCTAGTAATAACACGTCCACAAGCTTTACAAATATTTTCAGGAGTTCCTACTTCTTTCCACAAAGCTTCAATTTCAGCTGCATTAGGAACTTGATTAATTAGACTATCTTGTCTAACTGTAAAATTGAAAGACTTATATGTAGGATTATCTACTGTTGCAAAGATATCTCCTTGAGTTAATATTACTCCAGCTAGACCAGCTTGAGTTTGTAAATCTTGGAATTGCTTATAACCTAAAACTAAAGTTTTTAATTCAGCTTTTTGTCCAGGTATTAAAGCATTAGGATTTCCTTGAACTGTAGGATAAACTACTATAGGAATAACTACTCTTAGTTTTGGTTGTTCATGAGTTCCACAGCAAGGTTCTCCTGGAGTACCATAAACGTCTCTTAAACATACAAAGTTATGTCCTTTTTCTGCATCCCAATGAACATGAACTTGAGATGGACTAACATTAGGTAACATGTGTATTCTAAATGTTTCACCTTTATCTCCAGTTAATCGTTCTAAAGGATTTCTTTCAAATAGAGGTTTGTTAATATCAAACTCTAAGTTTGCATAGTTAAACTGTGAAGCTTGTTGAGCTGCTTGGTTAGTATTAACCATAGCTGGTTGATTTTGGATTGGTTGTTGGTATTGAGGTTGTGATACTTGAGCTTCCATTTGAACTGGAGCTTGTACCATATTATTTACATTAAAACTTTGATTATTCATTGGTATTTGATTATTCATTTCACTTATATTTTCATTTACTTTATTTATAGGTTGTTGCATAATTGTACTTTGACTTTCTAAAGTCGCTAATTCTTCTTCTAAATTCATATACTTTCCTCCTTAATTATTTTTTCAATACCTTCAATCAACTAACATTCCTCCTATAATATTATATGATTTCTTCTTTATTATCTTCTATATCTTTAATATATTCTTCATCAGTTAAATCTTCTTTTAAACCTGATTTAATCTCTTTAGCTAATTTAGTTGCTTCTTCAATATTGTTATTAGATAAATCGTCTACAAACTTCTTAACTAATACTGCAAGTTCTTCATTAGCTATTAAAGAATTATTATAAATATCTATTATTCCTTTATAGCAGTATCTTGGAACTTCATCAGTTCTTCTAGCTAGTAACTTTAAGAAATCAATTCCAAAAGTATTATATCCATTTAATAGTATTTGACCAAACTTAGTATACATAGGGTCATACGAAGCTTCTTTCTTCTCTGGAAACCTAGCATCAACAAGTTCAATTATATTTGACATCTCTTCTGGAGTCTTATCATAATAAGCATCAATATCTTCTTCCTCATTCATTATAGCAAATAATAACTTAATTACTGAGTCTGTATTTCTTACTAAATTATCTAATTGTTCTTCATGCATGTTATTCACCTCCTAGCATTTTATTGTATTCTTCATTAGGAATGCATCCACGAACATCTTTAAATGATATAAAATAGTACCCAGATAAATATTCTTCTTTAGCATATCTCTTTATAATTACTATATCTCCAACGCTAACATAGTTTAATGCTTCATCTGAAGCTGCTTCAACTTCACAAAACATGTATGGACTATCTTGGTCATATCTAGTCATAACTCCATTAATAATCATGTCATCTTGTAACTCTGAAACTAAAATATTATCATTAAATAGTTTAATATTCATATACTACCTCCTAGTTTATTATATGAAAAAAGAGGACTTATTTGTCCTCATAAAAAACCTCTCGTGCAAGATTTATAGTTAATTTCTTTATTTCACTCATATTTTTAAATTCTATATTAGTATTATCTTTTTTCTTAAATACTTTATCTTTCATCTCAGATATTTTATAACCTGCTATTATCCAATCAAGAACTTTAGATGTAGACAACTTTTTCTTTTCATTAAAAGCTCCTATATAATAGTATTCTTTAAAAGTTTGATGTTTTATAGACTCTAAAGTTAATTTTAATTCAATTTGACTCTCAATAGACTCTTCATTACTCGCAATAATGTCAGATAATGTAGTATTTTTATCTCCATCTTGCTGAATAGTTCTATCTAATGAGTCACATAATGGTTTCTTAACTATATCTCTTGATATACATCTCATAGACATATTAACTGATGCTCTAATTAAATTTGAGATATAGCTCATAGTAATATTCTCTATTTTAGAAGCTTTAATAAAATGTCTTTCTAAATTTGATAAACCATCATCTTTTGTTCTTAAATATAAACCTCTGTAAACATCTAAAACTATGTGTTCTCTATCACAACCATATAACTTTAAAGTAGGATAAAGTCCATAAAACTTATTAACATAGAAATTAACTAACCTCACAACATCCCCCTGAATATCTTCGTACTTTCTTCCTGCTATCTCAGCAGTCTGCAATTCATCCATAATAACTACTCCTTATATTTCAGTTTATTTATATTTTAGCTCCTGAATTCTAAAATATAATTGTTGTGTTATACATTTAAACAAGCACAGATTTTTAATAACCTCCTTCCAACCTATGTCAACTGCAGCTTCGATTATCTGTATAAATCCATTATAACATGATTTTCTAAAAAATAGCTAATAAAAAACTCCAATTTACATTGGAATTTTTTACCAAAGATACATATTGACATATCTCAAATATCTATCTTATATTCTCCACAATCATTTCTTCAGTAGTTATTATTTGAGCAACAAGTGTAAAGCTATTTACAATTACTTGTTCTATAACTTTAGTAGCATCAAATATCTTTAAATCATCTGCTAATTTATACTCTCCATTATCTGATATAACTAACCCATCTAAGTCAGGATTAATCTTTTCTTCACCAGTTATATTATATATAATTGTTTTATAAACTGACTCCATAGAGTCTCTAATAAACTCAGGAACACTGTCATCAGATAATGCTAATCTTTGATAAGTTATACCAGCTCCTATAGATATACCAGACTCTATTGCATTTCCTAAGCTATTAACAGCATCTTCTATTCTTCTATAGTTCTCTTCCATCTCAGCATTATTAGTTCCACCAACACGAATAATACATGTTTTAGTAGGTAATGTAATACTAGCTAAATCAGTAAAATCTTTATTATTAATTATAACAGTATCATTACTAATAAGCATATAGTCTATTTTACCTACTTTAATTAGATTTAATGCTTTAGGTAATCTAACTTCAACTCCATCTATAAGAGTTGTATCTGTATAAGTAGCTAATTGGTTCATGGTAGTTCTTGTTTGAACTCCTAAACTTCCTAAACGAATAGGTATAATATCAGCATAACCTTTAACTATTTGTAGTTGCAAATTCTGTAAAATATCCATAGATAATTCATTATAAAATAATATTGCTTTCCTCTTTAATCTGATTATTTGCTCAACAATTGGTTGTATCATGTTCCATCTATCTAACTTATCATAAACAAGATATACATCTACATCATTAAACTCTTTAGGTCCATGTTGAAATGTATCTTCAGGAACTATAACTTCAGCTTTATCTAAAACTATACCATCTTTTTTATCTAATACTATATTAGGAATATCACTTCTAACTACACTCGGTCTAAGTCCTTCAGGTAAAAACCTATAAGCTTCAGAAATAATATTAGCATACTTAGGACTTCCTAAAGATACTTTAGCTATAGACTCATAGTCATCATCAGTTATAGTTCTAGACATAAATTGATGTAATGTATCTATATAACTATCTCTAGTATCTTCAATAATATTTCTTAACTTTACTTTAGTTATTTTAGTATCTTCTAAATACTTCTTAGCACTTTGAAGTAACTTATAAGTAAGTATTGTAGTTGATGTAGTTCCATCACCAGCTTTTCTATTAGTTTCAAATGCAGCTAACTTAACTGTTTCAAGCGCTTCTGCTTCTGCTGGGTCTAAACTAGTTAACTTAGATAAAATTGAGTAACCATCATTAAGAATATCATGAGCTCCTCTTTTATTAACTACAGCAGTATTAGTTCCACCAGGTCCTAATGTATGAGATACAGCTCTATATGCTAGTCTTGCAGCATCAACATAGGTTTCTAATGGATTTTTATCACTTAATATTTGCATTAGTTCTCATCTCCATATTCAATAAATATTTGAGTTTTATTATAACTCTCACAATTTAAATTATGTTCTTTTATTTTATTAAGAACTTGTTGTAATGTGTCTCCACCTTCAAGAAAAATATTATCATAAATTAACCAACAAGCTTTCTTAGTATTCATATCTTCAACAGAGTATGTTCTACCACCAAATGTAGTTGTGTTAAAACCACTATTAGATATAATAATAGAATAAATATCTCTATCATCTGAATAAGGTTCTCCAGCATTACTACAAGCTGGTCTATCATTCCAATCATCACCCCATTGACCTTCAAATTTACTAGTAAAATATACTCTAAAGATATCATAGTCTTCTAAGTTATTTATATAGCATAATTTATAGTCTAAAAACTTTTCTAGCATAATTAATTCCTCCTTAATATATTATATGAAAATAAAAAGAGGCTTAAAACCTCAATAAGATGCGATTATTTTTGTTTGTATGTTTTACAACTGGTATTTTTAAAAGGAAAAAATCTTAACGTACTATTTTTAGTTACAGTACATTTTACATTCTTTTTATCAAAATAAGTGCAGTTTACACAAGATTTTTCTTTTTGTTTTTTCTTAAAAAGACTAAACACAATCACACCTCCTTATATAATTACTTCTTAGAAACAGTTATTTTAATATAGTCTGATACAGCTGTGATTTCAGAATAAGGTTTTAAAATATCTAAGTTATTATTCCAAAAATCTTTTTGTTCTTCTCTAAATTTCTTCAAATCAAATTTATTCTTCTCAGAAGGTTCTACATAAGTAGACTGTATTTTATTATAATTAAATGTTTTATCATTATTATCATAGTTAAATGCGGCTCTTTGTAAAGGTAATAAATCAGCTTTTATTTTTTCTTGTTCTTCTTGAGCTACTTTTATTTCGTCAGCTTTAGAGTTAATTTTATCTATAAGCTCTTTATTTTCAAGTTTAATTTTAGAAATAAGACTATCTAATTCTTGATTTAAAAGACTCATCTCTCCATCAAGCTTACTTAGTTTATTTTGGTAAGCTTCATATTCTGCAAGTTTATTCATTGCTTTAGCTCTGTTAAGCTCTCTTTCATCATCTGTTGTCTTAACTTCTTTATCATCTGTTTTTTCTCCATCTGTTGTGCTATCATTAGCCAACACTTGTGTTTCTTCTTTAGCTTCTTCAATAGGAACCTCCTTAGTAATATTTACTTCAACATCAGCGTCAACAAATAAATTTCCTGACATTGTATTTCCATTATTTGAAGATGCATTTAATAATTCATCTAAGTTCATTGTATTAAATTCCATAATCTTAATCTCCTTTATATTATAATTATATGAATAATTATGAAATTTTTAAATAAAAGCTTAGAGATTTATCTCTAAGCTTTTATAGTTGTTTCCATTTAGAGTCAATAGTATCTAAAGAAGCATTTAAATCTTTAGCAAGTTTAGCAAAATCAGGAGCCATTTTTCTATCTATGTATCTCATTCCCTCTTCATCATTAGTTAGAAAATTAGCATAATCTGCAAAATATTTAGCAACACTTCTACCCATGTCATAAGCTTCAGTATTTGTTTCACTATAGTATCCATCTTCCTCATCAAAACTAGGAGCACATGCATACTTTTCAGCTTCAGTTAGGTTTTCTTTAATACTTTCATACAACTTATTCATAACTACCTTCTATTGAAATGTTTCCATATATTCATTATTTAAATCTTTAAGTTCTTTAGCTTTTTCAGCTAGTCTTCTAACATACTCTACATCTTTATCACTAATTTGAAACTCTCTATAGTTTCTATCACTGTCTGCTAGTACTTCTTTAAGAAGAGCATAAGACTCATTATAATACCTTACTAATTCATCCAATATATCTATAATATCAGTGTTAGATATAGAATTCCATGGTCCATGTTCTTCAACACCAGATATATAATAATATTGAGCTCCTTCAGTTAAATTTTCTTTTATACTTTCATATAACTTATTCATTCTCATTTACCTCCTCAGTAGGTTCTTCTACTGGTTCATCTAATAATTCTTCTTCAGGTTCTAAAAGTTCTTCTTCATCATTTAATTTATCTTTAATAGCTACATATCTAGCAGAACTACGACCTTGTGGGTCAACTAGTAATGTATAACTATCATCATCAGTATTTATAACTTCAACACATTTAAACTCACCTGATTTAGAAGTATCATTATATTCTTTTAACCAATCATATTTTTCAGATTTCAAATGATTTGCAAAATCTTCAAATTCTTTACCACTTAGCTCTTTAGTTCCTACTATCTTATAATTAGATTTATTAACTGTAATTCCATTTTGTTCAGCTGCTCTCATAGCTTTTACACTTTGTGGTTTTCTATGAAATATTGCAACATCAGAACCACTTTCTTGTAATTCGTCTTCAGGTTCAGTTCCATCAGTTACAATTGGTTCATCTAATAACTCATCTTCAGCTTCATTTAATTTAGCAGACTCATTCATATCACTCAATTTAGATAATACGTATTTTAAGTCTTCTATCACATGGCTTCCTCTTATATAAGAACTATCACATCTATCATAACATTCACTTAAATAATCTGCTAAGCTATCTATACCAGAGTCTTTAAGTTCTCTGATTGCTTGTGAATACAATGAACCAGGATTATTTTCAGGGTATTCTCTTGCTTCATCTAAAAGTCTTTCAATCAAATCTTTAAGTTCATCTATAGAATAAGACTCTTTAATTTCTTTCACTTTTAATTTTTTAGCATCTACTTTAGTTTTCTTAGCTTTAGGTAGAGCTTCAACTTCAGTAGTATCAGTTAATTCTTCTTCAGTTTTTCCAGTAGTATTATCTTGGTTAGGTTCTTTTTCTATTTTAAACTTCTTAGTTTCTTTATTTCTAGCATCATGCTGTTTAAGATGATTTTCTTGTCTTTCTTCATCTTTTTCAATAGCTCTACCATCAGCAAAGTTCATTCCACCATCTTCATAAGGTTCATTTACCATTGGAACAACTTCTTCTTTAAGTTTTCTTGAATTCATTATATCAAAGATAACTCCTTCAAAATGTTTTACTGGGTCTTTAGTTTTACCACAATATTCTTTAATAATCTGTGATTTACTATTACGAACTACGCATTCTTTAAGAGCTTTATCTCCATAAACTTCAAGCATAAATACATTCTTATACTCACCAATTGACTCATTTAATCTTGGTAATGTTAGTTCTAATATAGCACTTGAATAACTTTCATTAGTTTTCTTATGAGTACCTTTACGAGTTAAGAAACTATTTATCTCACCCCAGTTATTAGTACCTAAAGCTTCAGTTAAGCTTTCGTCAAGGTCATTTAGTATATTAGCCATATCTATGGCTCTTACATCACCTGTGTCTGTATTATCTAACTCAGTAATATCTAAGATTTGATAATCAAATTCTGGATTTTGATAGATTTCTACATTTTGGTTTTGATTATAACCATCAGCTTCTTCTAATTTAACATCTTTTAAAAGCTCATCGTCAGCATAAGCAGACCAATTACAATCTGTAGTATCTAGATTTTTAACAATATTATACCAAGCTTCTAGAGCTTTATTTACATTATTATTTTTACTTTTATTTAGATGACTCTTAGTAATTTCAGGAATATCTTCGTCGTCATCATAACCAATACTGTCAATAATACTCATAAGCTCATCAAAGTCAGCATTATATTTCTTAGCTAACTCTTTAATAGCTATTTCATGAGCTTCTTCTGCATATTCAAAATCATCTGAAGTAGCTTCTTCTATCTTTTCATCTTTTTTATCTGATTTATCACATTCTTCTACTTTAGAGTTATTTATTTCTTCTTCATTTTCTTCAGTAGGTTTTTCTAATACCTCTTCATTAACTGCAGACTTATCTAAGTCTTCATCATCTTCTTCTGTATCTTCAGTTGGTTCATCAATTTCTTCAGTAGGTTCTACATTTTCAATATCTTCAGCTGGAACTTCTTCTACAGCTCCATCTAAAGGTAGTTCTTCAGTAGGCTCAGCTATATCCATCTCAGCAGGTAGTATATCTTGAGTATTATCTACATTAACTGTAACACCATTTCCAGAAGTAATAGTATTTCCGTTATCTTCAACAGTAACTCCAGTTTCATCAGAAGTAATAGTTGTAGAACCAGTATCTATCGTAACAGACTCATTATAGAAACTATCTGGACTATTATGAGTATTGACCCAATCAGTTAATGTTTCAGATACAAGCGTATAAAAATCATCTAAATCTAAACCTTTAGTTTCTTCTACATAACCATTATATTTTATTGGTAGCACAACGTCTCTATTTAACTCAATTTCTCCATTTTTATCAGGTTCTCCACCATAAGCCGTAACATTAAATGTTACCCATCCATTAGTATTACCTGAAGTATCTTCTTTATAAGAAGCATCATTAAGGAAAAAGTCACTACCATCAAATATTTCTTCAGCAGCTCTTTCAACAGCTTGCTCTCTACTTTCAATATTGTAGATACTCTCATCATTAAGACTTTCAAATAAACTTCTTGTATTACTATTATTTAATAATCTCATTATTCTTCCTCCTCTTCTTCATCTTCTGCAGGAATTTCTTCATCTGTAGGTTCTTCAAATTCTTCATCTGAGAACTCATCGTCTATAGGTTCTTCCATAGGAACTTCTTCTGGAATTTCATCTTCTATTTCCTCTTCTTCATGTTCTTCTCTCTTATCTTCAGGAAGTTCATTCATTAAGAAATTCATAACACTTTCATGTGAAGCTTCAATACCAGCATATTGTTCTTTATCTTCATCACTCATTTCAGGTGATAAATATACAACATTAACTTGATTTAAAAATTTATCAAAAGTATCTGGAGCTTTAATCCATTTATATTCAAATGATTGTTCTCCATCTTCTTCAGCTTCATTTTCAATCTCTTCAGCTTTTTCATTTTGCTCAGAAGGTTCAGTCTCAGTATTTTCTGGTCTATTAGAAGTTAAGAACTCAATATCTGGACCATTTAAACGACCTATACAAACCATATTATCATTAATTAAAAATAATCTATAGTCTAAGTCAACTAATAAATCTCTTAGTTCATCATACTCAGGAACTGTAGCATAGAATGGTTGTTCAATGTCATCTTTAATTGTATCTTCTTCATCTTCTTGAGCTTCTTCTTGAACTTCATCATCTGACATTTCTTCATCTTCTGGAGCTTCAGTTGGTTCATCAATTGGAAGTTCATCAGTTGGTTCATCAATTGGAAGTTCATCAGTATTTACTTCAAATTCTTCATCTTCTGGAGCTTCAGTTAATATTTTACTATTACTAGAGCTTGTAGACTCAAGCATTCCTTCTAGTTCTTTTATTTCAGACTCAACAGCCTCGCGTTCATCTTCAGAAATAGCTTTATCAGATAAAGATTGTTTTAATTCACCAATTCTATCTTCTAATTCTTTCTTTTTAGCTGTATCTATATTTTTATTATCTCTTTCTATTTCTTCAACTGATGGATTTTCTATATTTACCTCTTCATTTACATCACTAGGTTCAGGTTTAACTACATGTGGGTCTCGTAATTTTCCACCAGTATAATTAATCATAGCTTCTTCTACACCACAATCTGGACAAATATATGTTCTATTATCATATCTAGATAGTGCTGGATAATCTGTATAAGTTCTTCCACATCTTGGACAAAACTTCTTAGTTACATTATCATAAGGAAAATCTTCGGTATCTTCCTCTTGAACAAATGCTCTATCTTCTCTAAGAACTTTAATTGAAGTACTTATACTATTTCTATTTAATCTTGAAACTTCATTAAAGATTAAATTAGTTAAATTTTTACTCATATTTTCCTCCTTAAAAATCTTTATAGTAACTAAATGTTTTTTCATAATATCGAACTACTCTATCCATTTTACTTCTTTCGTCATTCATCATATCTTGAATTTGTTGAAGTATAGATATAAAATAATCTAGTTGTCTATTTTGTTGAATTCCTAACTCAGTATTTCTATCTAACTGGTCTTTCAATAACTTAATCTTAAAAATAGTATTTTTAATATCAAGTATAAAATCAATAACTAAATCATTTCGCTCAATAACATCATGATAAACATTAGTCATAACTTTATTATCTTCTAACTCTACAACAGTTAGTATTTTAACTTTATCTAAATTTAGATAATCTTCTTTTTTATTAGTAATTTCTTGAACCATACTTCTAATTTTAGATAAACTATCTTGAGGTTTATCCATATATTTATTTAAATCTTCCATATACAATTCTCCTTATTATATACTATGAACTGATTATTCTTCTTTTAGTTCATTGTCAGGATTAACTCCGCATCTCTCTAAAAAATCTTTCATTGCAGACTCTTCAGAGTCATGTTCAACTTCGTTATCAGACTCATTTTCAAAAACAAAATAACTTTCATTTTCTTTTATACAAGTTACATTTCCTTGTTGCATAACTACTCTCTTATCTTCTTTTTCAGATTTCTTAGCAGACTCAGTCAAACTTTCATCTAAAACATTTGAAATAACTTGTATATTATTATCTTTATCCTTATAAGCACAATAAATAAGCTCTCCACTATTAGATTTATAATTAGTTATATCTGTAAATTCTAAACCATCATTAAAACCACCACTAATATCTTCAGCAAAACCATTAAATGGTTCTTTAGCTTTAATTACTAATCCAAATGTTCCTTGTACACCATCACTAATATAACCTTTAGCATAACTTAAAGCTTCTTCTGCAGTTTTAGTAACTCCATAGTTTTCATCCATTATCTTATAAGGTATTCCAGAGTCTTGAAAATCAAAGAAATCTTCTTCATTAGCTTCAGGTCTAGTTTCATCTAAACAAATTCCAACTAAAAAATAATAAATATCTTTTAAATTATTAGTATCTACAGACTCATCTACAGAACCATATCTTCTTTCCATTCTTTCAGTAGCGTCAGCTTCTTCTTCAGCAGCAAAGTTAGTATCACCATCATCATACTCATAATCATCACTAAAATCTCTACTATCTAAACAATTATATGTATTTCTAATAATTTTCTCAGCTTCATTAGCAGCTTCTAAATCATCATTATCCCAAATATCATAAAACATTCCAGTAAAGTATTCATTTATATCATCATTAGTAACATCTGAATATAACTCATCACCATATTTATCCATTAAGAACAATCTAAAATCTCTCTTAACTGTGTCTTCAAACTCTGGGTCATTTATATCAGTTATTGACTCTTTAACTACTTTTCTAGAGTTTCTTCTATCTTTAGCAACTATCTTTCTTAGTAATCCAGCCTCAGTATGAAAATTAGAGTCAGTTAAATCTTTAAGTATTCTTCTTAACATACCTTTTCTTTTAATTTCAGGTCCATATTCTTGCCAAAACTCTTCTAACTTAGGTAATACCATAGCAACTCGTTCTTCTTGAGAAGCTTCATTCCACTTACTAGTATCAAAATCTAAGTTCATAATCATTTCAGCATATTTACAAGGGTTCCAAAAGTCTTCTTTTAGTAAATTATAAATATTCTTAGTATTACTATTTTCTATTAGTCTCATACTATCCTCCTTTCTAAATTTTTCTAACTATTAATTTAATTAACGTTTTTTCTTGGCTTTCAACCTCAGTTAGGTCAAAGCTAGGGTCTATTACAAGATTAATTCCAACTGGAGCAGCAAATGATTTAGCTATTATAACTGACTTAACAGCTTGGTTTAATGAACCAGCTCCAAGACAGCTTAATTCTAATTCATCACAATTTTTAATATTAGTAAATATTGCTCCACCTAGCTTTTTTATATCTGTACTAGATTTTACTCTAAATGTTATCATAAATATTCCTCCTTTTTTAATGCTATCTATAATAAATAAATAAAAAGAAGACATTTTTAATGTCTTTTATTACTATCTTGTATATTTATTAAGATATTTAATAAACGTAACTCAGGATTGTCTATATTAAACTCTAGAGCATTATCTATAGCTTCAAGAGTATTATCAAGCTTAACTCCTTTATACATCTCTAGTTTCTTCTTATAATTAAATGAATTACCTGTATAACTCTTAGACTTAGCTTTTAATAAAAATGTTAAAATACTAGACTCTAAAATATATGGTTTATTATTTTCTAAACATCTAAAATATGATTTTATAAACTCAAATTTAGATTTATTTAACTCATCTATCATTGTAAGAAAATTATTCTCGTCTTCAATCTTATTTATTTTCCATTTACCTGAAACCCACTTTATTTTTACCATCTCATCAAATTGGTCTTGAGGTATATTATCTATAATTTCCTCTAAATATTTAGGCATTGTAGCATTTCGCCACTTCTCAAATATTATATTTGCTATAACTCTTCTATCATCTAAGTTAATATCTGAATAAAAAGCTTTAACTATAAAATCAATGTTATTAGCTCTATAAATATTTATAAAAGTATCAGCTAAGTCATTACTTCCATAGTATATAGCTGGCTTTGTTGGTTTTTCTGGTATATTAGTTTCATTAATAAGTTGATATCTTGGAAACATAAATCTCAGCTTATTTACATTTCCAGCAGTTAATCTTTTATTTACAATCATAATTCACCTGAAAATAACTCAACATACTTATTCATGTTATATTTATTTTTTAAATAGTATAACTCAGGACTATTAATTGCACAATACTTATCAAAGCTAATATTGCTATCATCTTCTTTCCATAGTTCTAAAGCTTCTTTAGCACATACTAACTTTGAACTAAACTTAGTAGAATATTTAATAATGTATTTAACTTTAGGTAATATATTTTCTAAATTTGCAGTATCTTCGGCTAATATTACGATAGGAACGTCAGTATCTAGAAATGAAGTATCTGAAGAAAAAGAACAAACTTCAAATACATTTATAGTTTTTTTAAAGGGGGTTTCTTTTGATATATTTATATGAATTTCATTTCTATTATAATGGTCTCTTACTAACTTAGCAGCTTCTCCTAGTAAAAGAACAGGTGAAATAATACTTATATTTTTTAATTGATTGCCCAAATCATATAACATAATATTAACCTCCGATACTATTATATTATATGAAAATAAAAGCACTTATATAAAGTGCTCTGAAACATTTTTATGTTTATCTACTAGTGTTAATAAGTTTTTAATATCTACGTTTAATGTTTCTAAGTTTCCTTCTCCATCATCTATAAAACTTTGAAATCCTTCAAGGTATCTTCCAACTAAAACCTCAAATACTCCTTCAGAAACATCTTCCATATCAGTAGGAGTATATGTAAAACCATAATTATCTAATAAATTAGATATTCGTTCTAAATCTCTTGATAAATTATTTAATACAAATATTCTATCTTTATTATGTGTATCAAAATAATCTTTATATCTATTAACTAGTACTTGTAAAGCATCATCAATCTTTTCATAAAATATTTTCATATTTTTAATTTCTTCAAAAATCATAACTCTATTCTCCTATCTATATAATGTCTTCTTATAAGTAATTTTCCACTACTACTTATATCTTGTTTATGTTTAGCTTCAAACTCATATAAAGCTTCGCGTATTGCTAACAATTGTTCTTTAGTTGGAGGCTTCTGTTGCCTATTAATTTCTAAAAGTATATTATTAATATAGTTATATATTTCAAATTCTCTATCTTCTATTATATGAAGATATGGATGTGATGTATCTTTTACTAATAATGCACCATTTTCAATTGTTTTAGGTCCACCATCGGACTTTTTAATTATATGATGATAACTTAAATCATTTACAGTTCTAAAAGTATAACCCATAAAATCATAATGTTTTATTCGATAGATTTCACGCATATCAGATATTATTTGACTCACGTTCATCAATCTCCTTTAAATTATCTACATAATTAATATATAAAAAGAACTCAATTTAGAGTTCTTTTCTATAATTCATAAAGAATGACTTTTCCTTCAAAGATTGACTTTTTAACATCAATAATTCTTTGATTGGAACTTCCTCTAAATGGAAGAGTGATATCTCTTTTTTCTATTTCAAATGAACCATCTACAAGAACATCTACAAAATATTGTAGAAACTCTAACCAGTCATCTTTTATATCTTCATAGGTATTTCCAGTATAAACCCAAATCTTTATATAAGGATTAGCTTCTTTTATTAAAGAACATAAAGTCATAAGTTCTTCTTTATTTCTATCTAGTAGAGGTTCTCCACCTACAATTGAAAATCTTTTAATACCAGGCCTACAACAAGCAGCAACAATTCTATCTCTAAACTCAATAGTATATTGTTCTCCACCATCTAAGTCCCAAGCTTTTTGATTAAAACATCCTTTACAATGTCTTAAACATCCTTGAGTATATAATGATACACCAACATCTGTACCATTAACTATCTCAAAGAAGTCTATTCCAGAGTATCTCATTATCTCCACTCCTCTAAATTCTTGCTATGTTTATATCTATCTTCAACTTCTTTTTGTTTACCATAATTGAATGCAGATTTATAATCACCAGTTAAATAACCTGTTACTCTTCTTAATTGTTGAATATTATGACTTCCACACATAGGACAGTGGTCATTAAACTCATCACAATAGCCACAGTCTAAACAAGTATCATTAGGAACATTAATAGCAAAGTAAGGTATATCTTTATCCATAGCATAATTTACTATAGTCTCTAAAGCATCTAAGTTATTTTTAGCTCCACTATCAAGTTCAATATAAGTTATACATCCAGCATTTGAGTAATTTGTTAATTCTGCTTCAATGTCTATTTTATCAAATGGACTCATCTTTTCCCAAACAGGAACATGCATTGAGTTTGTAAAATAGTCTCTATCACTAACTTTTTCAATAACTCCATATTTTTCTTTAAACTTCTTCATTGCAGTATAACATAAATTTTCTGCTGGAGTATAATATACACCAACATTTAAATGAAGTTTTTGTTTAAACTCAGCACATCTATCTTTAAATAATTGCTCAATTCTTTTAGCTAAACTCATTCCTTCAGAAGTAGTATGATTTTTACATATCAATATTTGTAAAGTTTCAGCTAAACCTAACTGACCTATTACTAAAGTTCCATGTTTCATAGCACTTTCAACAGTTTTACCATCATAACCTAACATTAAACCGTTTTCATACATAAATTTAGCTGACTCAGGATTTTGACTTATAATATGTTTATATCTTTCTAATAACATTTCCATTGCTTCATCTATTTTAGTATTTAATATTTCCATAAATGCACTTATCGGGTCTAAACAGTCATCATTAGTTTTTCCAAATCCAGCTGCAATTGCTTTTTCTTTAGCTTCCATAGCTAAAGTAGGTAAAATAATAGTTACAGGACAAATGTTTCCACGACCATCTTTTATCTGAGCATTAGTACCAGGTTCTGCATTTATATCTTTACCATTATAAGTTCTACAACCCATAGTAGCTACATAAGTTCTAGGGTCATTTCTATCATAACCTTCATTAACTGACCAATCTACATTAGCATAATTAGGATATAACCTCTTTGCAGTTGATTTTAAAGCTAATTTAAATAAATCATAATTAGGTTCTCCTGGTTTTCTGTTAACTCCTTTCATACATTGAAATATTCCACAAGGAAATATAGGAGTTTTATGAACTTTTCCAACACCTTTAAGACTTCCTTCTAGTAAAGCTTTTATTACCATTCTACCTTCAGGTAAAGTACATGTTCCATAGTTAATACTTGTAAATGGTAATTGATTACCACTTCTACTTTGTAATGTATTTAAATTATGATACATTCCTTCAACAGCTTGTTGTGTCTCTCTAGTAGTTAAATCTAAAGCATATTTATAAGCTTTTGCATAATATTTATATTCATCTGAGTCAATACTTAAATCTTCAGGATGTTCTATTTCAGCTAACTCATCATTATAAATATATTTAAATCCATCTTTAAAATGTTTATAAAATGATTTTCTAACATAAGGAACCATAGTCCAATCTAAATGTGAAGCACTTACTCCACCAAATTGTTGTAAACTTTGTAATTGAAATATTACAGCTACAAGCTGCATTGCTGTATTTATACTATTTGCAGGTCTTACATCTGCTTGTCTAGTATTAAAACCATTCTTTAATAAATCATCAAATGGTATTGTTAAACAGTTATGTTCTCCAACAGCATAACTATCTAAATCATGAATATATATTTCATTATTTAAATGATTATTCTTAGCCATATCAGATATTAAATAATCTAAAGCGTATTTCTTCATGATACTATTTCTAGCTTCACCCATTCTTCCACCAAATGAATGTTCATCAACATTAGCATTTTGGTTTTGAACGTTTGTAGCCATAACTTTTTCTTTAATTTCATTCATTAACTCAGAGTCTTTATCTCTAAGCATCTCTCTCTTATATCTATATCTAATATAAGCTCTTGCAACATCTTTTCTATTGCAAGCCATAAGTTTATCTTCAACAATATCTTGAATTTCTTCAACAGAGATATTATCTTCTAATCTTGAGATGTATGTAGCAATTTCCCAAGCTTTAGACTTAGCAAAATCACTTATCTCATTATCAACATCATTAAATGCAGACTGAACTGCATTTATAATTTTATTTTTATCGAATGTCTCTTCTTTACCATTTCTTTTAATTACTTTTTCCATATATACTCTCCTATAATAATTTTTCATTTTCTATAGTTAAGACATTCACACGATGGGTTAAAGGTGTGCAAGTATCTATAAAAATCTTCTTACCATTCTCACTTTTAAGTATCGAATTGGTACCACTAATACTAATATTAAACTTCTCACGTATTCCATCTGTATGGTAGTGACCAACTATGATTGTTTTTTCTGTATTTTTAATTGGCTTACCATAAAAACTACCATCATCCCAAGTTAGATATTCCCAAGGACTCCAAAATTCATAAGGACTATACTCAGGTTTATGCCAATCTTTACAAGTTCCATCAATAGATGCATGTGTAAATATATAGTTCTCAGTCTCATAAAAATAAGGTCTTTCTTCTAACCATTTAAGTAATTCAGGATAGTTTTTATTTATTTTCTCTCTAGCATATTCTTGAAATATACCAAAGACAATCTCAGTAGGTACTGAAAATGGGTCTTCGAGTATTGGTTCAACTCTATCACCATAAACTTGTGGAGCTTGTTCTTTAAAGTTAACTAAATAAGTTAAGAAAGTATCCCAACAAAGAGTATCTTCTAAAAAACTATCTAATGTTTTATTAAATCCATTATGAGCGAAATTAAAACTACAATCTTCTCCATTTAGAAAATCTTGTAGAAAACTCTCATGATTTCCTCTAATACAAATAGCTTTACCTTCATCAGATAACTTTTTAAGATATTTATAAACTTCTAAAGAATGTAAACCTCTATCAAAGTAATCTCCACAAACTATTAATAATGAGTTATTATCATTTTCATTATAACCTGCTTTTTCTAAACTTTCTAAAAACTCTTCATAAAATCCATGTATATCAGATACACAGTATATATTTTTAATCATAGTACTAACCTTTCTAAAAAGTCTTTTCTAATAGTACATTGGTCTGCTGATTTATCAACTCTCCATTGTACTAATCTAGCATGAGCTAGTCTTAGGTTTTTATCAGACAAATCTTGGCCATCAACTGTTGCTACTTTAGCATATATGTCTGGTCTTAATTGAACTTCACCATTAAAATCTCTAACTGTTATTGCTTCTCTAAGTTTATCTGGAAGTCCACCAACAGTACAAATATGATGTATCTTAGGCACTCCATATTCATCTAGAATAACATTATTATTCTCATCTAATAAATATATTCCAAAGTTTAAAGAACCTACTAATCCTTCATTTCTTGTTCCTTTCTGTCCTTCATTAAAACCGATAACAAAACAATCAAAAGTATCTCCATAGTTTTGTTCAAGAAGTGAACCTGTAACACTTCTTTTAATCTTAACCCATTCTCCAGCTCTTTTACCTTTAATATCATAAGTTGAGTCTAAATCTTTAACTACTAAACCTTCACCACCAACTGAAACTATTTGATTATAAAAATCTCTAGTTGATAAACCATTACTATTAGCTACTAACTCAATATCTATCAAATCTTTAATATTATTAAATGCTAATTGTAAATATTTTTTTCTCTCTCTTAAAGATAAACTTGTTAAATCTTTATTATCATACATTAAGATATCAAAGGCTATAAGCTTTATTGGATTAAGTTTTTGAAATTGTTTAGATAACTCATAATCAGCTGATAAAATAGCTGAGACCATATTTAACTGAGTGTCAGCTACAATTTCAGTTGAATTATCTTTTATAATTTCTTTATTTTTTAAAACTAACTCACCATCAATAATGAAATTAGGAATATTTAATAGACTAAAAGTATTTATACTATCATATAACTTCTGTCCATAATTTATAGGTAAAAAGTCATTTACTGATGTATTTCTTGAATAAGCATCTATACAATTATCTTCTCTAAACCAACAAAGTAATTGTCTACTACCATCAATCTTTTCTTCAGCTAACCATTTATCTTGATTATTCCAAATTTCTTCTTGTTCTTCAGCAGACTTATTCTTAATCTGAAGAGCTAACATAGGTGAGTCAATTTTTAAAACCCACTCAAGTGACTTATGAAATAGTCCTTGTTCTTTATATTTTTCTATAAAATAAGACTGAAGTGCTTGAACATAGTCATCTTTACTATAGTCCAAATAATGCTCTCCAGTCTCTTTATTCACTCTATTACGTGTAGGAATAGGACTTAAACCGAGTAAATCACATTCTAATTTTAATTCATTTAATTTTCTAGTACTTCCTTTAGCCATATAATATCACCTATTAATATTATATGAAAAAGTAATTATTTATTTTATTATTGTTGGTCTACCCATAATACGTATAATGTTATATCTTCCTCAACAATGAAACTATTATCTATTATAGTTGTATTATCATCTTTAACTGTAGTTAATCCACCAAACTCTTTACCTTCAGGACCTACAAAATTATCCTCTGGTAAAATATTGTTAATCATATTTTGATTTAAATCATAACTAGTTGTTCCTTCATCACAAGACTCAACTATTGAAGTTTCACCTTCATAAGTTCCACCATTTAAGTCAATAGTAACATTATAAACTGGTACTGGCTCTTCTTCAACTACCAATTTATCTAAATTATATTCTTTAATTAAATCTCCAACAGTAACTTTAATTCCTTGTGTATCTTTATCTGCTATACGAAGAACTATTAATCTATCTTCATCTAACTTAACAGGTCCTGAGACCCCATTAACTACCTCAACATATATGTCATCTTCTGAATTAGTATCAACGTGTAGTACTAAATAATTTCCTGATTGCTCATCAACATTACCACTAAATCCTGTATAACCAGTAATATATTTTAATGTTCCTGTAATATCATCTCCACTAAGAGCTATATTAGTTTGTAAGTCAGAAGCAACTTTACCAAATAAATCAGTTTCATCACTAATATCAAAATCAATAGATAAATCTTCTCCTGGTTCTTCACCTTCATTAACAACTTTTAATATAGTTTCATTAGTACTATCAAATGTAACTTTTACTTCTTCATTTACTTCATCTAGTTGTTTTCTTAATGTTTCTGCTGGAAATTCAGCATTTACGTCTTGTCCTCTCTCTTTCATAACCTTTATAAAGTCCATGTTAGTAGAGATACCTGTTTGTAATTTCTTCATTTATATTCTCCTCCTTAATTTAAATATTCTTTTCTTACTAAAGCAACCCATCGACCTGTTGTCTCTGCTTCAAAATAAGCATCTTTATCATACTTAGTAATAACTCTATCTAAGTATTCATCAACTATTCTTGTTCCTTCTTCATAAGAAACTTCAGCTAAAAAATAAACTCTTACATAATCATTATTATCTTCATCTTCTTCAAATTCTATACTACAGTAATCTTTTACTTCATCTTCTTCAATATAAAGTACTTTAGATGCTCCTTTAATCATAGCTTCTTCTAAGTCTTGGTCAAGATGAAGTGTTTTATATAATAAATCAATATTCATATTTTCTGTTAATTTATTTTTATTAACAGCTCTAATATTACCATTTTCATTTATTAAAACATAATTTCCTCTAGTATAATAACCATTTTCATTTAACCTAAAACCTTTAAATCCATGATTTCTAGGAACATTGAACATTTCAGTAAAGTGTTTTTTAGGTTTACTTGGTTTTTGTAAACTTCCAACCTCTTGGTCTTTCTTTCCAGCTATATCTGAACATTGAGTACCTTCACAACCTTCATCTAAATCTTCATCATAATCTTCTTCATCATCAGAATAATTAACTTCAGCGTTACTAAATATACTAGATAACTCAGAAGCCATTGCAGAAATATTATCAAATGTTGACGCTAAATCTTCAATAGATGTTCCGATATCTGCATAAGAACCTCTTCGAGCATTCTTAATTTCATAAGCAACACGGTCAACATAGTCAAAGAAATCTGTAGTTAAATCTTCTACATCTTCACCCCAACCATCTTCAGAGTTACTACTCATAGTAATATCTTGCTCTTTTAATGCAGTCTTATCTCTAAAGTCCTCTATTAGAAGTTTATCTCCTTTTCCTCTAGCTATTTGAGTATCACTTTCCATTATTTCTAAACCGTTTAAGTTTATTAGTGGTCTAAAATTATGAGCTTTAGTTTCAGAGACACACTCCTTCATTAAATTATTACACTCATTAAGATAACTTATATAATCTTTATGAGTATACTTAGACTCATTAATAGACTTAACATTATATTTAGTATTTAATGTTAATAAAGCACTACCATAAGCACCTTTAGAAATTAAACTCTCTAATATCTCTCTATCATCTTCAGAAACTGGTTCATATTCAATAACAGACTCATTAACTTTAACTTTATTACCATCAAGTTTGAAGTTCTTTATAGGCATTGTTATAAACATGTACTATTCCTCCTTATCATTTTGAGCTTCTTGTATCTTTCTGACTAACTCTACTTTAAATTTGTTTGTCTCTAATGTATGACTACAATATGGACAAACAAGTTTATTGTTTATAATCTTTACTTTAGACAGTGGTATTTCTTCTAAACAATCTTTACAAATATATTTATTTTCCATATCACTTAGTCTATGAAACTCAGCTCTAAAATAATATATAAAAGACGAACTAATATTATTCGTCTATATTCCAATCATCAAATTTATTAAATACTCCTTGTAGCTCTTCTTCTGTAATTAACTTACCTTTAGTAAATGCCCAAAGTAAAGACCTTCTTAAAGTACTCATAAACTTCTGTTCATTATCATAAGTAGTATAAGGTAGTGTATTCATCTTACCAAATAAACTTTCAATAAGCTTCATATTCTTCTCCATACATAATCTTTTATATGTATCTGTAGTTCCAAATGCTTCAATTATATCTATATATTGTTTACTAAATTCAGTATCTACACGAGTTATTCTACCAATTATCTGCATTATCTTAGCTATATCATAAGGTAAATCATAAAAAATAATTGCATTAGCTTTTTGAAGATTTATACTCTCACCACCAGCTGAAGTTATAAGTAAAGGTTTATCTACTGCTATTATATCTTGAATTCTTTTTCTTTCAGACATTGATACTCCACCTTTAATTATTAATGTATTTGAAACTCCTAAATCTCTTTTAAAAGCTCTTATTAAATAATCTAGTCTCTCAAGAACTGATACATACTCACAATATATTATAGTTGGTTTATTCTCTCTGATATTTTGTAATAATACTTTTAATAATAATTTTTCTTTATTTGAAATTTCTTCTCTATCTATTTCATCAGAAACATTATCTACAACAAATGTTATATCTCTTAGTCGAACTGACCAAAAATCTTTAGCTTTCTCAGACATTTTACCACCAGAAGCTTTTAGATAATTCTTAGTTTCAGTTTCATTAAGATGAGTTGTATGATAGTTAAACTCTAAATTATACTCTTTTTGTCTTACTATAATTACTTCATTTAAAATAGATTGTAATCTCTCTATATTTTTATATCCAACTATTTCTTCTATTGTTCTTTGAACTTTCTGTCTATTTCTTGTAGTTTGCGTTATTCTTTTTCTATTAATAATTAAATAGTTATATTTAAAATTAGACCACGCTCCTAAAAGACTTGGATTTAATAATGTAATCATCCAATACATTCCTTCTATATTATTTTTGCAACTAGTAGCTGTTAAAAAATATAATATACAAAATATCTTTCTTATTTGTATAAATTGTTTATACATATTAGACTTAGGATTTTGTAGTCCATTATGACTTTCATCAACAATTCCTAAAAGTTTATGCGTTTTATACAACTCAGCTAAAGTTGGTATTGCTTTATCGATGCATGTATTAGATATTAATAAAAATCTTCCATTAGGATTTTTAAATGATTTCTCAGTACTTATCATTGAATAGCTTACATGTAATTTTTCAGTTAACTCTTTTTCAAAAGACATTAAAGCTTTAGGTGGAGCTATAACTATAGTTATCAAATCTCTATTCTTTAACATGAGTTGAGTTGCTAAAGTAACTGCTGTATAAGTTTTACCTAAACCAGTTAAGTCTGGCCAGATATAACTGCATAAGGTCTTCTTATTGCAAAGTCTATCATTTCATTTTGTTCTTGTTTTAATGGAAACTCTTTTGATAGTGTATAATCTGGAACCATTTAAGCACCACCTCCTTTAATTAAAATTCTATATCTAATTCTTTTATTACATACTCTGTAATTCTATCTAAGTTTGGTTCTAATTGATACCAAATATCTATTTTAAATACTTCATCTTTATCTGGTCTATGATGTAAACTAGTCACTAAAACCTCATGTTCAGCTTTAGACCAGTAATAATACATTAGTATACTTTTAATTCCTTCTTTTAATTTTTCATAATTATCTATTTTATCACGTTTTATTCTTTTAAATAAATCATTTACAAACCACTCACCTAAAACATTAACTCTTTCTAGCTTATTACTATTGAAATCTTCTCTAAAAGCATACCATTCTAATTTTTTATTCTTTTTCTTCATAATTATCTTCTCTTTCTTCTATTAATCTATCTAATAAAGTACATGCTTGACTATACTCTCTCATATTAAAACCAGTATATGTATCACATTTAACTAAATAAGGAGTTAAATCTCTTTTAAAACCTACCATATCAGTGTCATCATCTAAAATAACCATAACAGTTTTATCAATATCATAGTTATTTTCAATCATCCAATTCTCTATCTGAACTCCTCTAGTTTTAAAATAATTCTTATTAGCTCCATCAATAACTTCTACTCTACTGTCTAAACCACTATTTCTAAGAGCTTTTTCAACATCTTTTAATTTATGTCCTATAAGCCATGTAGATGTAATAACTATTTTTAAATTATACTCTAAACAAAGTTTATTTAACCACCTAACTGCAAATTCATTAGATACTCTTTTATCATTAGGCCAACATAAATCGAAATAAAAACCATCTTTTTCTACCATTCTTCTACCATCAATTGGTTCTGAATATATCATGTGAGTATTTACAACACCATCAATATCTAAAAATAATAATCTATCATAACTTAATCTTATACTAGTTACCATACTCCACCTCAATACTATTATATGAAAAAAGAGACTCAATTGAGTCTCTTTAAATATATTAACTAGGTAGGAATTATTTATTTACCTACAAGTTTAAGACTTAGCTCTGTTTATTAGTTGTACTCTAATGAGGAAGGATTGATTACCTTCAAGACTGCTAGCTTTAGACAATGTAATACGGTCAAAATCTTTTTCTAAGATTTCGCGTTCCAATTTACACCTTCTGACACAGATTTGTACTGAGTGATTAATTGCCAAACTATTATACACCTTTTTACAGGCTTCAACTGCATCTACTTAATGAAAGCTGTGTATATATGCCTCGAACACGTACATATATCACTATCATCTAGTCGCAACCATCATTCTAGACTGATTATATAAAATTTCGCTATATAAACTCGTTATTATCATAACTCTAAGTCCATTTCAGAACTGTCTATATACCACTTACTCCAAGCAAGAGTATTCGTGCACTACATTTGTAGGAAAGTTGTCAAATCTTTCATTATTAAATATAACCATCTTATTAAACTACTATATTTATTATTATCTGGCCAAGATAATAACATTTTATAATATAGATTGGATTGATTACCAATATATCAGTACTCAACTACCTATTTCCATTTAACACGGATTTTAGCAGACAACATCTATCAAATTTATAGGAGCATATCTCTCCATCAACCGCGAACATTTCTCGTTCTCTCTACTGTTTAGTCGCAACACCACATGTAGACTAGAATGCATTCGATAGACTCAACTTACACTAACTAAGAATAACAACAAAACTCCCTCGGCTTTTGACCTGGCTACTTAGCTCATGACGAGTTTTTTAACTCGTGTTAGTTTCTACTCTTATAACGTCGAAATATTGTTTGAGTTACTAAGTTAATATATTTTCAAAGAACTTAGTGTATTTAACACTACTCTAATTAATAGCTGATAATATACTTAAGATTAAAAATAGTTATATTTGTCTATATCAAGGTACCGTCTTCGATATTCCACAGCAAACTACAGCAAATCTTCTTAATTTTGGTTTACTGACTTCATTAAGTAGAGTAACTTAATTGAAAGTCACTCTTTTAACTAGTATACTATCAGCATATTTTATTATATGAAGTTTTTTAAACTTCCTATAATTAAAGTGGTAGGCAGAGTAGGACTTGAACCCACGACCAAAGCTGTATAAGAACCTCACTCTAACCAACTGAGTTATCTGCCTAAAACCGTTGTTTGTTATTTAGACAGGTCCTACAACGTGAGCTGACCTCAATTAAATTATACCATAAATAATTTAAAATGTTTATACTAAATTATAAAATAATAAAACACTAGCGAGATGTAGTTATTTAACTAGTGTTTTATTATTTTGAGAATTTCTCTACATAAGATTTTGAAACCTGTATATAAAACTAAGCACCAAATTTATATACAAATAAATTATACCATAAATTAGTAAAAAATAAAACTATTTTTCTGAAATAGTCTTATCTTCTTTCATAACAAGTTCTCTAATCTGTTCAAGTTTATCTTCAGGTAACATCATCATGCTATCTAATAGTTTTCTATATTCATTATTTAAACTACCAAACTGACTATTATTTTGAACAGTTCTCATTGAAACATCTAAAATGTTTGTAATATCTTTATTTAAATTAGTTAATGTTGATGATAAAGTTTTTAAGTCCATGTCATATAAATTTGAAGGGTCAAATAATCTTTCTTGTACTTGATTTGTATAAGCAGTTAACATAGGTATTCTAGAAAGTTGCATTAAAGTCATTATAGCTGACATTTCTTTTAGACGACCTTCAGTATCAGACATAAATTTATCTACAAATAAAGGTTTTTCACCTTTACCTGCAATATAATTAAATAGGTCTTGTATATCTTCAGGAGTAAGACCTAGTGTAAGTTCATTTCTTTTAACTAGTACTGCATCAAGAGGTTTTTCTTCACAAATATTTTCAATATTTTCAGGAATAGTATTAAAATTAATTTCTTGCTCTAAACTATCTTCTAACGTTTTATTTTCTAAAACTTTAGCCATAGGAGTATCTTCAAATTTAGTATCTGAAGGAAGTTTAACCCATTGAGCTTCTCCAGTTTCTTCATTACTAATTACTTCTGGATTTTCTTTAGTCTTAGTCAACATATTCTTTAAATCTTCATCTGTAATTTTCTCCATAATATCTCCTCCTCATTAATAAATATATAATATAATGTAATATTTAACTAGAAATAACTTAGAGACACTCTGGAATATCTTTTAATTATATTAATATAAATATATTAGAAACTAGTTTTATTTAAATCTGAATAAATCTGATATCTTTTTCTTTCTAACAGTAATTAAATTACTATTTGATTTATCTGATTGAATAAATTTAAATTTTCGTGTATCTAATAACATTCTCATATCATATTGACTAGCATAGTTAATTTTACAATTAACAGGTCTTCCTTTAAATAAGTCTTCAATATGTGCTATGTGAACAAATACCTCTATATACATAATATTACCTCCATAAGTTTACATTATTTTTCATCTGTCTATTTCTACCAATGGTATCATCCCAGCCAGAACCTTGAGGAGAATATAGATTTGCATTATCTTCATTCTCTTCAGTAAATAAATCATCAAAATAGTTAGAATTATCTACTTCATCTGAACTAACTTCTTCTTTAGTCTCAGTAGTTTCTTTAACTTCATAGTCTTTTTCAGTAAGCTCATCTCCAGCAGGTCCTATAATATGAAGATAATTAGGATTTTTCATTAAGTTACCATTAATATCTTCTATATACTTCATTAAACCATGAATATCATTTTTAGCAGCTACATCATCATTCATCTTTATATATCTTTTTCCTGTAAAATCTTTAGGAGCTTCGATATATGGTTTAGTATCATACTCAAATGCTACAGTCTGACCCCATCTAGTTCCAATATCTAGACCTACTTGCATAGGAAAATCCCAGTCTTCATACCAAAGTCTCATACAAGATAGAACCATAGGTACTATAGACTCAACGTGCTGCTTAGATATATTATAATTTATTTCATCATGAACTGTATTAAGAAATTTAATATAATTACGATTTTTATTTCTAGTTTCTGGATTGGAATAAAACTTATTATAAATATTTAAAAAACTTATCTTAAGAATATCTGCACCAGTTCCTTGAATAACTGTATTTGTGCAACTTCTAATTCCAAAGTTATACATTCCTCTATCTTTATGTGATAAATACCATCCAAGTCTTCTAGGTCTTCCAAACATAGTTTGAGTTACTCCAGTATCTATTGTTTTTTGTTCATTTTCATGAACCCAGTTAAATAAAACTGGAGCGCTAGCTTTATAGTCATGAACTAGTTGTTCAGCTTCTTCTAATGGTATTTCAAAGTCTATAGCAAAGTTTCTTGGAGTCATTCCATATAAAATACCAAAATTACATCTTTTTGCTTTCTTTCTCTTACTCTTATCATAGTTCTCATCACCCCAAATTTTTCTAGCCATAACCTCATGTAAGTCTCCTCCAGTTTCAAATGTATGAGACCATAGAGGTTCTCTAGTTAATAAAGCAGGAACTCTTAATTCTTGAGCACTAAAATCACAAGATACCCAATATTTATCATCATCTGGAGTAAATCCAGAACGAATATTTAAATCTTGTTGAAATCCTTCAATCTTCATTTCATGTAATCCTGGTATATTCCAAATTGACTCTTTAAATACCCACTTTAATATTCTAAAACATTTCTCATATCCTTCTTTAAAGTCATAGTCTATAGGAACTTCAGTTACATCTTTAGTAGTATTATTAAACATACATTCTTCTCTAGGATTATCTAATTTTCCTATAAATTGAGGATATAACTCAATTAATTTATCATATTCTACATAATAACAATTTCCAATTTTTGGTTTTGTTATATTTTGAATATTACTATCTGCAAAATATGAGTTCTTTTTATCTCCACCAGCAGCTAATCTACCTGAAGGAACTACCATAGTTTTATAACCAAATCTAAGTCTATTTCCATTAGGATTATCTTTACAAAACTTTACAAAATTATCAGCATAAGTTCCTTTTTGTTTTTGATAATTAGCCATTTTCATGAGACTTTCCATAAAAATTCTCTTACTATCTTTACTATCTAGATTAAGTCTCTCAATAGTATACTGCATACTACCTTTATCTGATTTTGCTTCTCCTCTTTTATTTAAAGCTGGAATTAAAGCTCCTGAGTCTGTTGGTTCATAAGTTACAATACCTAACCTTTTAAATGCTTCAGACTTTTGTTTAGGAGAACCTGCATTTATATATCCACCATTAATTTTATTTAAAGTTTCTTGAGTTTCATCAATTTTCTTTTGATATATCTTAGAATATTTTTTCATCATATTAATATCAACATTAACTAACTCATCTTCCATCATCATTAATGGATATAAGAATTGAGTATCAAGCTCGGCTGAGTTTTTCATATTAGGATATTTAGATTTAGGATATCGAGTTCTTCTACCAGGTTCTTCATAGTAGTCCCAAAGAGCTTGAGCTAGTAGATAAGTTCCTAAAGCATCAGTAGCTGCATAAGTATAACATTCACTAGGTCTTAGTTGATAGAAGTTCTCAGCATCTCCTAAAGTTTCTTTAAAACTAGCACCTCTCCAACCTAAATAGTATTCCTCAGAACCTTTTAAATTAGGATAAGGTACATTAGTATCAGAGTCAAAGATAATAGCTTGAACATCTATCATCTTATCTATATATTTAGACATATCAAACTCAAAGACTCTTCTTCTATATCTCTCATCCATAGGAATATTATTTTCAATAAATCCACATTTTTCTATTACTCTTACATCAAATCGTTGGTTAAAAGTAAAGATATATCTTACTTTTTCTAAAGCTCTATAAAACTTCCGTACTGCTTCTATACCTAAACTATCATTATGTTCAACTCCATTTTCATCATAGTATGGAGCATGATTTACAGGAACATAAAAAGCATTTTTTCCGTCATAACAAAAAGAATATCCTACAATAAAACTTTTATCTAAGTTAAGTCCTGTAGTTTCAGTATCAAATGCAACAGCAGTTCCAAATAAACTTAGTACTTTATCTAACTGGTCTAGACTTTTTATTAAATAAAAGTTATAGGCATAAGGATATAGATTACTTATAGGAGCTTCAGGTACCCACCTTTTATAGTCTCCTTTAGGCATTAATCATCATCTCCAAGATTATTATATGAAGTATCTTCATCTTTAATAGCTGAGACTCCATAGTAAATACAAGTTTCTTGTTTTCTATCAGTACATTGAGTGACTAATTCACTAATAGGTTCATTATAAATATAAATATTATAAAATTTTTCTTCTTCTAATAAGCTATAAGTATTAAACTCAGTTGGTTTAGTAGTTAGAGAACCAGTTAATAAATAAAAGTTAATTACAAAAAGTTTAAGATATTTATTATATTTAATTAATGTTTTATAACCAAGTAAACTAATTAGAGCTTGAAAATCAGCTGCTAATTTATAGTGTCCAAAATACATCTCATACTTTCCTTCAGCTTTAGTTTCTATAATATCTAGATGAATAAGAGTATCTAAAAAGTCTTGCAAATATTCAATATTTTTTAAGAAATACTTAGTTATTTTAGAACAATCTCTATTATATATTTCTAGAAGCTCTTTACTTTCATTATAATATTCAGTATTATCTCTATTCATTTGAACAAAGACATCACTAAAATGATAAAAGTTAAGAAGTATCTTATATAATAGTTTGCTATCAAGAGTCTTATTTTGTACAAATTTATTATCTTTTACTATAAAGAAACTTTCTAAAATATAAGAAAGAATTAACTTATTTAAATTTGTCATCTTATATTCTTTAGAATTAAAGTTTATTACTACATTTGTATCTATTTTATTAAACTCTTTTATATCATCTGGTATATTTTCAGATATTTTCAAATTAAATGGTTTATTAAAATAATTTTCAATAAGATTTCTATCTTTATAAGCTTTAAAGTTTCCAATATAATCTACAAAAAGCCTCTTTCCAGAAATAATATTTCGTTCAGAACTAGAACAAGTTACTATATCAAAATGACTAGTCACTTTCAAAATGTTGTCTTCATTTATATAATAAACAAAGTCATCTTCTTTAACATCTTCAATTGGTACCATTCCTCGACCAGTTAAAATACGAGTCGAGTTGCGATAAAATAAATTTTCCATAACTACACCTCTCTATTTTATATTATGAACACGACTCCGAATTTTTCCACAGAGCATTGTGAATAAAAAATAAAAAATTTTTTAGGTCCATCGCATCGAAGAGCTTGCTCTCGTGTGCGTTATTTATACTTTAGTATAAGAATTTCTTTTAGAAATTCTTTTCTTGGTTACTTCTTTCTTATTTCCTTTTCTTTGTTAATTTGATATTTGACTACATAACTCACTCTTTAGTTGAGCATAAGTACTCTGTCCAATTCTAAACTTTCTATAAGTCTCAATATTTTCTAATGGAGCATTATCGTCAAACTCTCCAAAAATGTCATACATTTGAGACTGCTCAGCTTTAGTAAGCTTAGACCATAAGTCATTAAATACATACTCCATATTTAAATTATAGACATGTTGGTAAACATCATAAGTTCCAAATTGTCTTTGCTCATTAAAGCAATAAAAATGCCATCCGGTCTGGTCTTTAAATAACTTTGCTGCTGGAGTATTATAGTTGTCATGCATTGGACACATCATTAATCCATTAGGTTGAACATTAATATCAATGTCTTTTAATATCTTAGGTAAATTTCCATAATAATTTATTACAAATATCTTAAATAGCTTAGAATTCATTTTAGATACCTCCTTTAAACATTTTTATTTTCTAATATAAATTATTAACTTTTAATAAAAAGTGTCCCAGAATTAACTTGGTGAACTCTGGGACATATCTTTTACATTCCACTTAATAAACTATCTAAATTTATCTCATCTGAAGAGTTATTATTTTCAAATGGATTAAATGGAGAGTCATTATTATCAAATACAGCACCAACTTGTTGAGCTTGAGTTTGATAACCATTTCCAACTAGATAGTACTCAGGTCTTACAGAGACAGCTTGAGGTTCTAGCATAACTTCACCATATCTATTTTTTAATATTTGAACTTGTAGCTGTCCTGAAGCTCTAAGTTCATCACTATTAAATACTGAAATTACACAAGTAGCTCCTCTTTCTAGTTCATTACTTTCAGCAAGACCAGTTAATAGATATTGTCCTCCATGTTTATAAGCATACTCATATCCTTGTCTTGAAGTTTGTGATACCATAGTTACAGCATAATTTTGTCTTGCTGCTAACTGTCTAAAATAAGAAGCATAAGTATTTATAACTTGATATGGGTCTTTATTTGCAGACTTCTCATCATATTTTAGTAGTTGAGCATGGTCTAAATAAATAGCAAATAAACCATTTTTAGTTTCTTCTATAAATCTTTTTTCAGTATTTCTTATTACCTCATTAAACTTTTCTACACCATAAGTACCAAGCATAGACTCGTCATAAATCATTATTTTACCAGGTAAACTCATAACTTCATTATAGATTTTACTAAACTTTTCTTTATCTTTATAAATAAGTTTATTCATATCTTCTCTTTTAATAGGTTCATTAGTACAAGAAATTGTATATAAAGACATTAAACTAATAATAGCTTCTTCAGCACTTACTTCTAATGAAAAATATAAGCAATTATAACCCATCTGCATAGCAATAAAGCATTGGTTTAGAGCTAGTGTAGTTTTTAATGAACCAGTATATCCAGCAATAATATTAAATGATTTATGTGTTAGTCCTGGATAAACTTCATCAATAAAATCAATTCCAAATGGAACTCCTCTTTCAGGTTCTTCTTTATTAATAATCTCTTTTAACTTTTCTTCTGAGAATGTAGATAATACTTTATCTTTATCAGTATCTATATAACTATTATTAATTAATTCTAGTAACTTCTCTTTAGAACTTTCTAAAGTATCTCCAGGTTTAGTTACATCCATTAATATATTAGTTACATCAGAAGAAAATTTCATTTTTCTTTTATTTTGAATAAATATTTTAGTTAAATCTTCTAAAGAGTTTTCACTAATAGTATTTGCATTAGTAAATGTAATATCTCTACTTACTAAAGTTCCTGAGTCAGGAATACCTCCAACATCATTACATAAGTTATTAAATGTATCAAGGACTTTCTTTTCATCAGTATCTAGTCCATCAAATAGATTTAATTGGTCTATAACATACTGAATTTTCTCTTTATCAGATGCTTTAGTGACAGAATATAATAAATCGTATATTGTTGCATAAGTTCCATCTACCATCTAAAACACCTCCTCATCATTAATTTCTTTACTCATTTTACTATATGTTTTTTGTTGGTTGTTTTTGATTATAGTATCACTATTAAAATTCTCTTTCTTATATTGAATTCCAAAGAGTTTTTCTTCAATAGGACTAAACTCTTTCTCAGTTCCTAAAAATAAAATAATTGTTATTAAACCAGAAACTCCACGATAATCAACTAAATTTTTAAATAATTCATAATAATATTTTTCACTATAACCGTCTTTACCTTTATATACATATTTATTAGCCATAACAAAGAGAATATCTGTTTTGTGTATCTTATTAATTTCTTCATAATTATTCGTAATATTTAAACTATAATACTTATCAACTGAAACAGTGTCATAAGTAAGACAGTCATTACCACCTTTAATTATTTTAGAAATCATATCACTATATTCTCGCCAGTTAGCTAAAAAGTTAAGATATAAATGAAACTTTAATGAGTTTACTATTCTATAATCAGTTTGTTTAAAAAATATAACTAAAGTTTTATCTCTACAAACATTTAAATCTTTTTTAGAAACAAACTTAATTATATCTTCTGTTGTTTGAGCTGGTATAAAATCATTTATTATTGGTTTAAATACTTTTTCTACATGTTCTTTAGGAGGACTAAAATAACCTTTATAGACGTTTTCTTTAGTGTCTAGTTTACTTTGTAAAAAGTTTCTTCTGTCCATCTTACTCCTCCTTTTCTAAAAATAACTTAACATCACCATTAATTATCTTTACAAGAGAAATCATTTTTTGCTTCTCATATAAAGTATATAAATCTTCTAGTGTTAGAGTTCTTACTTCTTTTTCTTTATTTTCAACTTTTATAAAGTCATCTAACTTAAACTCTTGCATAAGACACCTCCTACTTTAATTATTATGATTAACTAAAATTTCTAGTTAGCCAGAAGTAGCCAAATAAAAGCATTGTATATCCATGGTCTTTAAATTGATTATTTATTGACAAAATAAATTGAGAATATCTATTAATACTATTGTTTACATCTTTTATAGTATCGTATTTAAATGGTACGTCTTGAATTTCAGAATAAATAATATTAAATCCATTAACTAACTTTTCTGCTGTAATACTAGGAAAAGTCTCGTTTAAAAGACTAATTATTTTATTTTTATTTTTAATTAACTGCTTTTTATTTTTTAACTTCATTCCTATAATATCTAATATTTCTTCAAAGTGATTGTTTACTAAACTTTCACCAAATGTAAACTGTAAAGTATTATTATCCATATTAGCTACCTCCATAGTATATTATATGAATTGATAGTATAATAAAAGCAACTACTTAGGTTGCTTTTTATCTACAAAGAAGTTACTTGGAAGCTCTTTAAAATCTCTTAGTTCTTTAACATTAGGAAGTTTTCCTATCTCAAGAATTTTATTTAACTTATTAGAAACAAGACAAGTTGTTTCGAAGTTTCTATCTTTAAGTCTCTTAGAGCATTTACTTATAAGTCTAAACTCTTGAATTCCTTCAGGTATTTTAGTTATTGCATCGTCATCTTTATATCTATTTATTAAATATCCATAACAAAGAATATACCATCTTCCAAACTTCGAGTTATTAAAACATCTTTCATTTATTTCTGAAATTTTTCTAAAAACTCTTTCATTAATAATAAATAACTCTTTATCTTCTAAAGGTCTTACATAGTCATAGCTAGGAATTAACTTATTAGTTCTTATTATTTCTAAAGGTATTGTAGCTTTAAGTACTGAGATATTTGATATCTTAGGAGGACCTAGATATACAGTATACTCATTAGTCTTTTTATTATATTTTCCTATATAAAGTATTTTAAATAAATAAGGTTTAGTAGCAAACTTCTTATTATCATATTGTTGTATTATATTTTCCATAGGAATATTTAATGTTTTTTCATTTATTTTATATTGTATATAACTTAATTTATTTATATTTTCCATAAACTACACCTAGTAAATTATATGAAAATAAAAAGTTCTATCTAATAATAGAACTTTAAAAATATGGAGTGAATAGAACCTTCAAATTAACCTTCAATATTAGTAGGAGTTGAAGGTTCTGTAGGTTCAGTTTCACTAGGTTCTGATAAATTATCTTGGTTTTCAGGATTAATATTTACTAATTCTATTGCAAGACCATTAATCTCTCCATTTATATCTAAAAGTTTAGTATATACAAACTTAAAGTTTTCTGTATTATTTGCTTTCTTAATAAACTTCTTTAAAACTAGTTGTTCATTAGCATCTGCAGTATTTAATACTAACTTTTTATTTTCTTTAAATATAGCTTTCATTTGTTTAATTTCCTCCTCTTAAATAATTTATATTAGTTAAATTAAAATGACATCCAGAAGTACTCCAGAGTATCTCTGGATGTCTATTCTAATTAAAGTTTCTTTAATGAACTAGCTTGATAAAATCCTGTAGTTCCTTTTTCATTACCAACTTGATAAGGATAAGGACGACCTTTATAAACTCTTAGAATTTTACGAGTCCATCCAATACCACCAGCAGTTGGATTATCTCCATAAGAAGAAGCTTTACCATAACCAGTAATTTTTACTTTATCTCCAGCTTTTAGTTCAGTTGGAACTGGTTTTGGTGGTTCAGGTTTTGGTTCTGGAGTATATTTTGTTAATGAACTCTCATCACACCAACCTAAGTCACCAGTTGTGTTATAAGGATGAGCTGCTCCTTTAACTTTTCGAGTAACTTTAGTTCTTTTATTTCTAATAGTATTAGCAGCTTTTGAAGCATTAGAACTTACATATATAGGTCCATTTAATACTACTTCATCTCCAATATTAAATTTATCTGCTGGAGTAGGTTCAGGTCTTGGTTCTTCATCTATAATTTTCTGAACATCATCAGGTAAATAGATAAATCCTCTAAATTTATAAGCACTACCTGAGCCCCAACGACCATTACTATTATAACGATGAGCATTCCAGAAATAATTTGAGTTATATCCAGACTCAGATGTATATACATGATTATTATCATATACTTGTTCTACAATACAAACATGTCCTGCTCCATCACTACCAGAAAGAGTAGAACCTTTTTGCCAGCACATAATAGCTCCTCTTTTTGGAGTATTACCTACTTTTAAGCCCGCTGATTTAGCTCTTTCAATCCAGTTTTCAGCATTACAGTTTAAAGTATTAAACTTATTTCCTGTAATACCTAAAGCTATTGCAATAATTTCATTAAATCTACCATTAGCATAACCAACACAGTTAGCTAGAACATTACAGTATTGATGAGTTGGTTTACCTTGAATACAAGAGTTCCAACCACCATTAGTTTGTCTTATGTAATGTTTATTTCCTTGTCCAGGACAACTAGTCCTTATTGAAAACTTCGACATTCTCAACAACTCCTTCCTCAACAAGTTCATCTAAGCTGTCTTCATTAAACGTTGTTTGAACTTCTTCGATATTTTGAGTTTCTTCTAACTTTAATTCATGTCCTTCTTGTAGAGGCATTGGTTCAGCTTCTCCAATTCCTTTATTTCCTCTAAAGAAGTTTTTAATTCTACTAAATAATCCCATAAACTATTCCTCCTTACTAAGATTTCTTAGATTTTTAACTGTTTCAAATCCTCCAGTTGAAGCCCATCCTAAAGCTAAACCACAAATAGCACAGCTTAGAATATCTTTTCCTGGAAAAATGTCAGGTATAAAAATACCTAAAAGAATACCAATAATACCTCCAATTAATGGAATTAAGTCATTATTGATAAATTTGATAGATTGTTTTATAATCATTCCAGTTACAAATGTTGCGACTGCAATAATCAATCCATCAGATACAAATAAATTAGTTATAAAATCAAATACACCTTCCATTTAATTCACTCCTTTCTAAAATAATATATAAAAAAAGAGCTTATATAGCTCTTAGTTTATTTCTAATATTTTATTTATTAAACTAGCTAAAGACTCAGTAGTATCAGCATAAACTCCTTTTACTCGTAAGTTATCAACTAGTTGAGACTTACAAGATTGAATTTCTGTTATATATGGAAGAGTATCAACATATTTTAAGTTATCTTTTTCAGATATAGCTTCTAGGTCTCCACCATAAGTTATAAATTCTAATAATCTTACTACATTTTTAATATCAGAAAATGTCATATTTAAAGCTCTTGGAAAAGAAGCAAATGGACTTTCATCAGTTATATAATCTCCTCCACCAATATCTTTAATAATAGTTCTTAATCTATTTTTAATTATATTTATTTCAGTTAATTTTTCTAATAACGTATTACTTTCAATATTAGCCATAAATATTATTCTCCTTTTTAACTATTTAAACTAGCTTCATATTCTTCTACTGTTTTAACATTTGTAAGACGTGAAAACTTTGTATTAACCCAAGATTTTTGTGTAGTGTCTTTTACGATAATTAAGCAGTTGTTTGGAACACCGTATGAAGCTGAGCCGCCAAATAAGTTTTGATAATTTGTAACTGCTGTAAAGTCTAAATTTCTTATATCAATATATTCAAGTGCTTTACAGTTATAAAATAGATTACGTAAATTTACATTACTAGTTGAGTCTTTATTAAAAGCTAAATTTGATAAATCAACTCTTTTTAGTGAAGAACAACCACTAAACATAACACTATAGTCTGCTGATTTATAAGATGAAAGATTTATAGTTCCTAGTCCTGATAAATTTAATTCTATTAATTTACTACAGCTACCAAACATAGCTGATGTAGAATAAAGTGTATTTGTTGTAAAATTGCCTAAGTTTAAACTTTCTAAATTACTACATGTTTCAAACATATTTATAGTACTTTTTAAATTACTTACATCAAAATTACTAATATCTAAGCTAATTAAACTACTACAACTTCTAAACATGCCACTCATATCAGTTACATTACTAGTATTAAAATTACTTAAATCAAGTTCTTTTAAGTTAGTACAACCATAAAACATTGAAGTCATATCAGTTACATTGCTAGTATTTAATGTAAAACCAAGTTCTTTTAAGTTTGTATTATTCTGAAATAAACAGTAACCAGTATCTATTGTAAAACTACCAACTCTATTATTAACTAGAAAGTTTAAATCTCTTTTTGTACCTTGTGGAAATGAACCTTGAGTAATACCTGAATTAGTATAACCTTTAGAACTTGTTAAATAGTTACTTCCATTTTCATTAAGACCAATATCTGTATAACTCCAAGAACTGTTTTTATAAGAGAATAATCCACCAAAAGTTGTAATACTAACTTGCATAAATTTGCTAATGTTAGTGCTAAAGCTACTACCAAAGTTTATACTGCTAGGTAGCGTTACTGTATTACCATCAACAAGAGAAGTGCCTGTAGCCTCGTCTGTAGCTTCAAGACTTTCTCTAGTAAACGTAGCTCCATCATCATAACTAGTATAATTAACACTTAAATGAAATGTGTCACTATAAGCATTTAAATAGAAAGAGTCAAAAGTTAAATCATAACTACCTATATAATTATTATTTGAGTCATATACTGTGCCACTTGCTTGTAAACCATCTGGAGATACAGTTTCAGGAAAAGTTATAACTGAAGCTTCAGTGCCACTTTGCCAATCTCCTATAGAAGATGTATATACTACACACATATCGTCTTCATTAATATTTGTTAAAGCATCTCTTTCAGCAATAGAAGCTACTCTATAAATATTTGTAGCTCCACTACTTATATTTAAAACCTCAGGAACTAACTCAGTAAATGTTTCATTACCAGTTAGTCCTGTTATTCCTTTAGTTTCTAGATTATCAACAAAGTCTTCTCTATCTTGTTGTAATTGTTCAAGATATTCATTAGTCGTATGGTTCATTATTCACCACCTCCATTATTACTGCTCGGCGTTGCTAATGTTGAAAAAATATCTGAAATATTTTCAATATAGGTTATATTTATGTCCATATCATCATAAGCTATTATGTTATTAGTTCCTTTAAATAAGTCTGCATCAACATTATATTCTAGGTCGATTAAATCGCTTTCTTCTAAAGGATAAATCACATCTGGAGTATTTTCTTCAGCCCATTGTTTCCATTCTGCTAATGTTGTTATTGATGACATACCAAATGAAATCCACTTAAAAGTATTTAATGTAGTTATTCTACCGTTTGCATTTACAGATGAGTCACCCCAATAATATTTTTTAAAATGTGTGCTCATTATTCCAGTAGACATTTTCCATACTGTATTCGTAGCAACTTCCATATCTGATAGACTAAGTCTTACATTCCATCTTTCATTTGCATAATAAGCATAATTTTCAGTACCATTTAATGTTATTCTTTTCAATTTTTTATTCAGCCAGCAATGTCCATTCTTATCAATTATGTATTTATCTTTATAATCATCTATTCCAATTATTTCATTATCTCTTAGTGGTAATGTAATTATATTTTCTTTGTAAGCTTCGTATGATGTTGCTTGAGAACCAATTTCTAATTGGTCCTGTCCTTTACTAGATGACCAATAAGAATTGCTTATTTGAAATCCAATATATCCATCTTGCTCAATTGTAAATGAGCTATCAAAACCTGTTACTCCACTTCCACGTGTTATTAAATTTTTATTTATATCATATACATACATTCTTTGCCAAGCACCTTTACGATAATATACTGTATTTGCTTTAACAGGAATTAAGTATTTAGAATAAGTAGAAGTATTATCAGATATTTCAACACCATTATCATTAAGTATTTTCCCTGTAACTAATTTAGACTCAAATTCATTTACATCAAACATATTTTTACCAACAATTTTCTTATATATCCAATTAGTTCCGTAAGGTACATAAGGAAGAATATTATCTCCTTCTGTAAATAAAATATCATAATATTGTGTTTTTTCACCTAATTGTACTGGGTTTGAAGCATCATTATAAATTAAAAATCTATAATACTTATAACCTGATACAGTCCAATTTAAACTATATTCTTGATTAACTATTGGCGTATTTTCACTAATTGTTTTTATTGTTGTAAAATCTGTTCCATCATTTGAACCATATATTGTTATCTGTATTCTTGCATAACTACCTTCTCCAGCTACTAACTTTTTAGCTTTAAATGATAATGTATAATTTTTAGTATCATCAAAACCATCAAATACGTATGTTGCACTTTGAGCACCTGTTGTTCCTATTGCTTCTAAGGTTATTGAATTATTTTCTATTTCATATTTTAAATGATTTTGAGGATAATAACCCGTAGGAGTATTTATATCAAATAAATTTCTATAACCTGTCACAGTCTTAATCTCTTGTGGGTATGATGGGTTAGGTGAAGGACCATTAGTATATGACTCATAATCTGTAGATGTTTCTCCTTCTTCTAATTGCCAATATAAATTAAAGTTTTGATTTGTCAAATTAGGATTTATATAAAGATAAGCATAAGTATAAGTAGTATCAGAGCTCAATGTAGCAGTAATAGTAGTTATTTTAGTAGTACCTATAGCTTTCCAAGTATTTCCAAAGCTATTACTATCACTAGCATAATTTGTAGTTAATAGTCTAATTGCAACATTTGCATTACTTATTACAGAGTCATTATCAGCTCTTACTGAAAGAGTATAGGTCTTATTAGTAGTAAGAGTAATATTATTTAGTAAAGGAATATAGTAATTTATAGACGTACTTGCACTATCACCTTCAAAATGTATAATACCATTTTTTATAACAATATTTTTATCTTGACTAGTATATGTTCCATCTTGTAAGCTCAGTTTATTTTTTCCATTAGTTATTGCTTGTGTACTTTCTTTACTTAATTTTATTTCATGAGCTGGTACATCTATAGCATTTTCTATAGTTATATTTTTACCAGAGGCTTCTTTTTTAGGAGAAGCCTCTTCTAAAGTTTCATATTTACTTTTTAATTTATTTATTCTTGTATTTAAAATTGTAGGATATTCTCTAAATGAGTTATTAGTTATATTAGCTCCAGTATTATTAATTGAAGTCTTTAATAACTCTTTAGTTTCATTTAAGTAAGTTAATTTTTCACTTATTGTTCCCATAATTTACCTCCTTAAATACTTTCACCATTTATAGCATCAAGAACTGTTCCTATATCTCCAATAGCAGCACTTATACTGTCATCAACATATTTTTTAGCCGTTAGTTGAGTATTGTTTGTTGGAGCTGTATATGAACTTACTTTAGGTATGTCTACAAATATTTTTTCACCTCTAAAAGTTTGAGAATAAACAGTCAACATACTAGCTGCGTAATAGTTATCATAGTAATTCATTACATATTTAGTTCCATTATAGGTTACTACAAATTGTTTTAATGAACCAGCACCATCTAAGAAAGTTCCAACAGCGTATACTTTAGATGTATCTGGATTTTCTGCAGTTACTTTATTATTTATTATAAATGAAACAACAGTTCCATTACTACCACCACCAGTATCATCAGATAAGAATTTATACATAAAGTTTATTCTATTAGTATTTGTTGGATAGTAAACACCAACATCTTTACCTTCAAACAAGAATTCTTGTCTTGCATCAAAGTAATTAACACTAGCGCCACTAGGAATAGCTGATATACTATCATCAACATATTTTTTAGCAGCTAACTGAGTATCTTGTGTTGGAGCTGTATATGAGCTTAGTTTTGGTATTGAATAAAATGTTTTTACACCAAGATATTCTTGGTTTCCATTAGATATAGCTGTAAATAGTGTAGTTTCTCTTGGTTGTATATTTACTGTACTTGATGTTTTTACACAAGCTCCTCTGTATATTACACCAGTTGAAGACTGAATAGAGAAAGTATAACCAAGAACTTCATTTTCATTAATATTTTCAAAATCATCTTTTAATATTATATAAAACATGTAAGCTGTTTCAAATTCAATGTTTTTAACAGTTTCAGCTTCATAACCTTTAAAATAAAAGCTAGTTACATTATTGTAAATTATATGATAAATTCCTTTTTTCTTTCCTTCAAAGACAAATGGTTCACTCTGTGATACAACACAAGTTTCTGTTGCACAATCACCACTCATACTTGCAACTAAGTCATCAACATATTTCTTTGCTGTTAATTGTGTATCTTGTGTTGGAGCGGTATATGAACTAACTTGTGGGATTGAACTAAATGTTTTAACACCAGTAATTTCTTGATTATTATATGTTATTAATCCACCTTGTAATCCAGCAGGAGCACCTATTGTTAATACTGTAGATGTTGATTTTCTTACATCAATATATGTTATTCCACCATTACTATTATTAATTGCATATCCTTTTCCAAATACTTCATTTACTTCTGCATCATCAAAATTTTTATATATAACAAGAAATAATATATGTAATCCTAAATTTCGAGGATTGGTTAGAGACTCTTTATTATCATAATAATAGAAATAATTTATATTATAATACTCATATTTAGGAATATAAATTCCTGGTTCTTTAGTAAAAGCATTAAATGGACTTGTACTAGAATACTCAGTAAGTTCATAACCTATAGAAAAATTATTTTGATTTACTAAATCCCATACAGCCTTTGCACTAGCATACTGTGTATCTGTACTCGTACTATCTATTGTTGTTACTTTATTAGCAACATCTTCTTTTAAAGTATCTCGGTCATCAACATATTTTTTAGCAGTTAACTGCATATTATTAGTTGGAGCTGTGTATGAACTAACTTGTGGGATTGAACTAAATGTTTTAACACCAGTAAAATTTTGTCTATCTCTTGTTACAAATGATATACCAATACTTTGGTATCTACCATAATTATCAAGTTTAATAAAGCCATCGCTATCTTTCAATATTAAACGATAGTCTATACCACCAAAGGCTGTTGCACCAGGGTCATATCCAAGTACAGCATATACTACCCCAATAGTATCTCCAACTTGTGCATCATTAATATCTTTTTCTATAATAATAAATAAGCAGTCAAGTCCCCATAAAGATTGAACAGAAGAAGACTCACTTTTTTTATAATAAAAATCACCAGTTCTACTACTATAAGAATTTTCAAAAGACAAATTTACATAAATACCAGGTAATTTTCCATCAAAAATAAACGGATTTTTATTATCATTTGTAAATGTTTGAATATTTTTTCCTTTTGTTTTTATTAAATCGAAAACAGCTTTAGCACTTGGATATTGGTCATCTGTACTCTGGTCATCTAAACTAGTTACTTTATTAGCTATATCTTCTTTTAATGCATCTTGGTCATCAACGTATTTCTTTGGAGTTAATTGAACATCTTGTGTTGGAGCTGCATAAGTATGTAGCTCAGGAATAACTCCAAATAATTTTTTTCCTCCAATATATTGTTGTACTGATGTAAGATATCTAAAATCAGCATGTTCAGCAACACCAACTATAAGCTCATCTACATCAGGTTTTTTAGAAATTCTTGTAAATAAAAATCTATCTCCTGTATCAACACTTCCTGAAGTTGCTTGTATTCTATAACCAAGTCCCCAACCCATAGTACCTGAGCCTTCAGCAATAATTTCATCATAAGTTTTAGTAATAGCTAAATAAAGAATATACTCTGAAGTTGTGCTCGTAGCTCCAGTTGATTTTTTTGAGATATATTTAAATGTTCTATTTTTTCCATTTGGTATATATACTCCTCTAGGAGCTGTAAATAAATTTATAACTGTATTGTTATCGAACATATAAACATTATCATAAGGTAAATCAAATACTGCTTTAGCACTAGGATATTCATCATCTGTTGATAAAGCTGATAAACTAGTTACTTTATTAGCTATATCTTCTTTTAAAGCGTCTTTGTCGTCAACATATTTCTTATTAGTAAATTCAGCATCATTTGTAGGAGCTGTTGTATCTGACTGTTTTGGTATTGAATTGAATGTTTTAACTCCTCTAATATTTTGAGATTGAGAGTTAAGAGCTATCTCATCATAAGTTTTAGAATATGTTATAGATAGGCTTTGATTTTCATAAGATATTCCTATAATTTTTCTATAATACTGAGCGTTACCACTAGTTCTGTCAACACCTATAAAGTAACAAAATATTCCATTACTAGAACTATCTGTCCACTCTGAAGCTTCTTTTACTATTAGTATTATATGTGGGGTAAACTGTGTTTGAAGTCTTTCTATTCTACCTGATGGAAGTTTAAAATAAATATATTGAGTACCTATATTAGGACTATTATTAAAATAAATACCCTTTTTTAAGTTAACAAGGTCTAGTGCATTTTGAGACTCGACAGCGTCAGCAGAGTCTAGTGGACTTGGTACTGTAAAGACAGTTTGATTTTCTAGCTCTTTACCTTTAATAACATTTTCAAGTGTTCCTTTAGAAATAAACTTATTAGTATTTGAAGCAACATAATTTTCATAACTTAGTTCTTTACAAAATAATTGTCCATTAGCATTAACTTGCGTTCCATAAGAGTCTGCTGATTTTATTACACCACCAGTATTAGTTGAAGCATAATCAGTTGACTGTATAGCACTATCAGCTAAATCTAAACTATCTTGTACATTTTGTTCTAAATCAGTTTTAGGTATTCCTGTACTTGGTTTATCATATTTTGCATTCCAATTTGTTTTATCAGTACTACTTACAAATTTGTTTGTGTTATTAGTATCATCAACTAAATCACTACTTAACTTATGTGAACTATCTATTTTAGTTTGATATCCACTTAAATCAACTGTTCCAGCTAAAACATCCCAGTCTTCTCCACTCCAAGCAACATTATCTCCTGCTTTTATATTATGAGTGTCATCAGCTGTTTCTATATTATAAACATCACCTACAGTTAATTCACTTCTAGGTAAATCATTATAAGAATGAACAGTTCCTTTATATTTATAAACTGAAAATATTTTACTATCTACTGTAGATTTATCATAGTAATTTACTAAATCATCTACAGTATTATCAATATAGTTCATATCATTATCAAGTTCACTAACTACAGTTGGAATTTCAGTTTTATCTGCTTTAGTATTACTTAAATTTGTTATACTACTTTCTAGCTCAGAGTCTTTAGTTTTTAAATTAGATATATCACCTTCAAGTTTAGTATCTTCATCTTGTAGGTCACTAATATTTTCATCTAATTCTTGCTTAGTACTATTTATTTTAGTATCTAAAGTCGTAGCTGTAGTATCTATCTTATTATTTAATCTAGTGGCTTCAGTATCAACTTTTGTATCTAAAGTTTCTATTTCTCCATCTAGTTCTTGCTTAGTACTATCTATTTTAGTATCTAAAGTTGTAGAAACATTATCTATATTACTATTTAATTCATCTTTAGTTGTATCTATCTTAGTATCTAAAGTCGTAGCTGTAGTATCAACTTTTGTATCTAGTGTAGTAATTTTATTATCTAAAGTTTCTAATTCTCCGTCAATTTCACTTTTACTATTATCTATTTTAGTATCTAGTCTAGTAACTTCAGTATCAACTTTAGTATTTAAAGTACTTATATCTTCATCAGTTTCACTTTTATTTGCATCTATTTTAGTATTTAATGTAGTAACTTCATTATCAACTTTTGTATTTAATGTAGTAACTTCAGTGTCTATCTTTGTATCTAAAGTCGTAGCTGTATTATCTATTTTAGTATCTAATCTAGTAACTTCAGTATCAACCTTAGTATCTAAAATATCTATAGTATTATTTAATTCATCTTTAGTATTATTAATTTTAGTATCTAGAGTTTCTGCAGCATTATTAACAGTTTCTTTAACTTTTTCTGTATAATGCGTTAATCCTCTAATATCTAAATATTTTTTCATTATTTTCCTCCTTTCACACTACTCAAATAAGTCATCGATATCCCAATCACTTATTCTATCCATTTGCTCTTGTATTCCAAGTTCATCTAAATATTTACTTCCAATTAAAGTAACATCATTTATTTTAGGTAACTCAGTAAGATTTTCATAGCTCATTGTACCAGTACCGTCTAGGTATAAAACTGTTACATTTATTGGTACAATTGTTGTATCATAATCTTGTTTATTAAGTATAACATTAATAACATATTGCTGAGTAGTACTTTTAAGCTCTTCAATATTTAAAGCTTTAATTGAAATAATCTTATCTTCTATAGATACATCTAGATAATTTAATACATCATCAGAAACAATATCTATAGAAGTATATTGGTCTACTTTTAAATCAACTTTAGTAGTTCCACCAGCAGTTACAACTTGAATACAAGGAGTTTCATATTTAATAAGTCTTGTCTTCTTTTTTGTAAGCTCTAAACTAATTCCATCAAGCTCATTATCTATATCAAATAAACTTTTTAGAGTAGTTGATAAATCTTTAGACCTATTTACAAAGTCATTTATTAATGCTCTCTCACTTTGGTCTACATGAGTAATAACTATTTTTTTACTACTTTTAAGTAATGCTCTCATTTAATTACCTCCTTATATTATTTTTTGTCCATATTTAATATGTTCTCTTCAATAAATGCAGCGAGTCTTAAAAGTTCATGGTCATTTTTAATAAATTTAGTTTTATCTAGCCATTGAACTTCAATAAAACCTACAGGCTCTTTTAAACTATTCATTATAACAACATTTGTATAAGCTTTAATACCTTGAGATATCTTCATATTATAAGTTGCAGGCATTACCTCTTTAATAGCTGTAATATCTCTAACATCAACAATAGAATTATCTAATATACTAGCAATATATCTAGGCATTATTGAGATAGGTACTGACATACTTTCTCTTTGAATTGAATTTATACCAATTCTACATATCTCATAAGTACAAGAAACTTTAAGAGCTGAACGACCATTAGCATAGTGTTCACCATTATGGAATTCATATACATGAACTCTATCTGCATTCATTATTTCTTTAACTTCTTCCATTCTGTTTAGTATCTTAATATCTAGTTGTGATTGTTTTGGAACTTTATTACTTACAGAACCTTGCCAATTTTTTAAAAATCGGTCAATGTGTTGTTTACAAACTTTATAACAAATATAAGCACCTGCGAGAAATGTTCCGACGGCGGTAGCAATTGCTTCAATGTTTATTCCATTCATTTTATTGCTCCTTCCTTCATTTATCTCTCATAATAATATATAAATAAAAAGCAGATAAATTATCTGCTTTATATTATCTCTATTCCATTAAATTTCATACCAATAACTTCTTTTCCATTTAATCTGGCTGAGTCTGACATTTTACCATTAAATTTAAAACCACCTTTTGTTTTAAATGTTAATGTATATTCACTAGATGTTCTTGACCAGTTATCAGTTACAGTTATTTTAGCTGTATAATTTTTTCCTGGCTTTAATATATCTCCTGTTGCTTTTGAGTTAGTAGTACTAGTTAATGTATTTGTTAATGTATTATTTAAATATAGTTTAATAGTCATACTAGAAATACGTGCATTAGTATCAAAGCTACTAGTTATAGATATTGTAGCTGACTTTGACTTTATATTAGTAACAGTTCCAGATGAAATTGTTGGATTATTTCCTGTAGTAGTATCATTACCAGTATACCAACTTGATGTTCTACTTTGATTATCTGTTACCTTAACTCTAAAATAGTAGTTTGTATTAGGAGATAAGTTTGAAATAGTATTTCCTGTAGTTGAACTTCCATAACTTGTACTTGTACCATATTCAATTGTTTGAGAACTAAAACTTGCATTAGTATCATAAGAAACACTAGGACTTACAGTAATAGATGTTCTTGACTTACTAACAGAAACACTATTTATTGTTGGAGCATTACCTGAAGTTTTAAAACTTCCAGTACTCCAACTTGATGTTCTACTAAAGTTATCAGTAACTCTAACTCTATAATAATATGTTGTATTAGGAGTTAAATTTGATATACTAGTTCCTGTAGTTGAACTTCCATAGTTTGTACTTGTACCATACTGAATTTCTCTAGAGCTAAAACTTGCATTAGTATCATAAGAAGCTGAAATACTAAAAGTACAACCAGTTCTAGTTTGAGTTGTTGACTTAGCAGTGATACTAGGAGCATTACCTGTAGTTCTAAAACTATTTGTATAAGTTGAAGTTCTTCCTTGAGTACTTGTAGCAGTAATCTTATAGTAATAAACTGTATTTGCAGATAAACCTGAAATTGAATTACTTGTAGTTGAACTTCCATAACTTGTAGTTGTACCATAATCTATCTTTTCACTTGATTTACTATCATTAGTATCATAAGTAACTATATATGAAAAAGTACATTCTGTTCTAGTTTGACTATGCACTACTCCAGTAATACTAGGAGCATTACCTAAAGTTTTAAAACTTCCAGTAGCTGATGCAGAATATCCAGCAGTATTTTGAACTGTATACTTATAATAATATGTTGTATTAGGAGTAAGTCCTGATAACTCATTTCCACCTTGTCCATAACTTGTTGAAGTACCCCAGTCCCAGGCATAACCAGCATATTCAGCATAATCTCCTATAGAGCTATAACCTCCAGACAATAAAGCTGATGTTCTAGTTACATTTGAATGACTAGCCCAAACTCCAGAAGGAGCTGTTGGTACAGGTAAATCAGTTACAGTTAATTTTACAGAACCTGCTTGACTACTAGGATTATAATAATTCTGGTTAACTCCAATAGTTATTTGAAATGAAGTATCATTATTTCCAATAGTAAATGATTGTGTTTCTTCACCACCATAATATTTAGTACCTTTAGTAGTATGTGTTCCAGAAGAACCTTGGAATGCTGTATGTTTCTTTCCATTATACCATAAACAAATACTATTTTCAGAATAATAACCAGAAGTTGGATTATAACCATATATATTATAAGTTAATGTTATAGTATTTCCTGAACGTGTACAAGATGATATTGTTCCTCCAACATAAAGTGTGACATTTGAATAGGAGCTCGCATTGGCTTCTCCTGTAAAACTTGCCATCTATACCACCTCCTATTAACTTTCTAATTTTATATATAATACTCCATTTTCTTCTGTAGTTGGATAATCATTTACTATTCTTATCTCTTTAACAGTTGATGAAGATACTTTAGTATTATTTAAATTAGATATATCAGACGTATTTTGATTAGTATCAGATATTGCTTGTTCTACCTCATCAATATCTAATATAGTTTTTCCATTAAATTCTATTTTATTCATATCTTACCTCCTACATTAATTTATTCCATGTTGGACTAGATGAAGTACCATTTGTTGTTTTATAAATATTACATTTATTCCAATGAGCTCCATAATCTGTAGTTTTATATACAAATTGATTTTGAGACCAGTTTGAACCTGAGTTTACTGTTCTACGACCTTTACTATATCTTTCAATTCTATCTGGAGTAACTGTTATAGCTCCAGAACCATCTCTAATATATATTCTTTTATCAGAACCTGTTCCATAAAGACACTGGAAAACTCCATAAACAGTAAACGAAGTATAACCTTCATCATTATAATATATTGTTTTACTTCCTTTAGCTAAAATACCATATTTTTTAACATAACCATCAAATGTATATGATGGTCTAGATACATAGTGAGTTGTCTGTTTATCTTGGTCTTCTCTAGTATACATTGGATATGGTTTACTTTTTGTTCCATCTCCTGTACTAGTAACATTCCAGATTTTATCACCATCTAATTGAAAATAGTTTCTATCTGTTCCATATATTCTGTATTTTGTAGTAGCTGATGAATTATAACCATATAATTTATAGTTAAGAGTTGCTGTTCCTGCAATAGGGTCAGGATTTTTAACTTCCCAGTCAAAATATATCCATAAACCAGTAGTACCAGGAAAAGCAGAATTTGTTTTAAGAGTTCCTTTATTGGCCATAAATTACCTCCTACCAAATACCATATCCAGTTTGTGTTGGAATACTACCTTCTCCACCAAGTCTTAAACTATAACCACCTACTACAATATAACCATTATCTACATTAATTCTTTTACTAGAACCCATAGTTAAATTACCATTTAATGTTGAAGCTCCACCAACAGTTAATGCACCAGAAATACTAGAATTTCCTGTTGTATATGTATTTCCAGAAGCATCAATATCTTTAACATATAAGTTATTAAATCTCTTATTAGATAAACCTAAGTTATAAGAAGTTGTTGACTCAGGAATTATACTTCTACTTGTAAGCTCTCCTGAAATTGAACTAGCTCCAGAAGCATTTAATGCAGTTACATATATTGTTCCAAATCTTGATGAACTAGTACCTATATTATGAGTACTGTTTGTTGTAATAGCCCCTTTAACTGAAAGTGTACTTCCTAAAGATACAGCTCCATTTAATGTAGATGTTCCATAAACAGTTAAGTTTTTAACTGAACTTGAAGTACCTATAGCAACATTACCACTAATAGTTCCACCAGTCTTTAAATAATATAAACCAGAAGCAGCTGAAGCAGCACTTGATAATATAGATGAAACAGTATAATTTGTATAGCTATCATCTAATGTAACTGGTTGACCTTGAGAGTTATATAGTTGATTTAATTTAACTCTATGTGGATTTGTTCTATCTCCAACATGGTCATTTAATACTGAGTTAGCATTATCTGCTATAGTCAAAGCTTGTCTTGCTTTTGTTATAGCTTCTTGAGCTTGTTGTCTTGTAAATGTATCACTATCTAATACTTCTTTTTCATTATAATCAAGATTAATTATTCTCCATGTATCTTCAGATATTGCACTAGTAGTATTTTTAGTAATTATAGCCGCAACTGGAATTAAATACTCAATACCATCTGGTATTTTATAACTCATAACTGAGTCTATAGCATATACAGCTTCTTCCATAGTATTATAAGCTGCATTACCATACATAGCTATAATTGTCTTTGTATAAATATCATAATATAGTTTTTGTATTGAAAACTTATTAGTATTTACTGAAGATATAGCTCCAGTATTATAATTCATTAATCTATTCAATGTCAATGCTTCTAGTGGTTCAGAGTCCCAATCAACTCTAGGAACTTTGTCAGTACTATCCCAAATACTTGCATACCTTATAGGAACTGCATTACCTTCAAATTTAACTTCTAAACAATCTGGTGATGATTTATTATCGAAGTTAATTCCACTAAATCTAATTTTAGCATCAGTTAATGTAAGCTGTTTAGTATTTTTATTTACAACTTCAACTCTTAAACCATCAGTAACTTGATAGAACTGGTTTCCTTTAATATAATCAGCAGAACCTGCAAATGGAAGCATTACATAGAATTGCTTAGTATTACCTTGATTATCTAAAATAAATCTAGCAAATACTATCTTTGTATCATCAGATTGGAACATATCATCATATACTTCATAAGTTCCTCTATGTGATAATACAATATATAGATAATGTGGTTTATTATCTCTATAATTCTTTAAATTACAATTAATATTTATACTTAATAATTCATTAGATGCTCTAGTAAATACTTTAAAGTCTCTTATTACAAAGTCATCTATATAATCTTTAGTTATTACTAAGTTTGTTCCTCTGAAAGCTGGTTGATTGTTAACAAATCCATACATTTCATTAGCTTCAAAAAACACTTGACCATTTGTTAACATAGACTTATATAAAAAGTCAGTATCATTTAAGTTTTCTACAGTAACTCGATAACTATCATAGTACTCTCTATACTCAGCATCTTCATCTACTTGTCTATAAACTTTCATATATTTTCCTCCTTTATTTTAAATAAGCTCCCAGATTAATTCTGGATTATCTAGGAGCTTTGAAATTATCTTTTTAATATATTTATATTAGAATTCTAAAAGCACAACTACGTCTTCAGCTTGGTCTGCAGACCTAGTAATAATACCTCTAGTTGAAATTAACTCTAAAGTACCTTTATCTGTAACTCTAGTATTCCAATCAGATGGACTTATAAAATAAATATCAGATAAAGTTCCAGGATTTACATTTATGTACATACCTAAAACATTATACATAGCTGCACCTTCATCAACTACTACTGGAAAGTACTCATCTTTATCAAGAACATATCTCATCATTATTCTTGTATATCCTTCATCTAAAGCTTGTTGATAATCTGAAATAGTTTCATAATAAACTTCTTTATAGTATACACAAGTATCTCTCTGTTCTTCAGTAGGATTTGTTATTGGTTTAGCAAATAGAATTTCTTTATAAGTTTGATATCCTAGAATTGAAGTATTATAAGTACTTAAGTCATCAGTCTCTATAGGAGTTATTGGATTATTTATCCATTGGTCTGAATAACCAACAGCTAAATAAACCATACTATGTTGACTAATACTATTGTAAAATTCCATCATTCTTCTTTGTTTTGATTTTCTTGTTAATACTGTAGGCATTAGTTATTACCTCCTTCTACTAAACTATCTATATCTACATCTGTATCTGCAGAGTAATTCATAGTAACATTATAACTTTGAACTGTTCCATTAACTGTAACTTTAACTACATAGTCTGAGTTATCTTTAGGAATATTATTGTACATCTTAATATTAGCTGTAGTAGATGTAGGAGTCATCTCAGTTCCATTCTTATATAAACCAAACTCTGAATATAATGTAGAACTTAAAATACAGTTTGTTACTATATTATCAGCGTCAAGTACAAATGCTAGAACTCCGATTTTACTATCTAACTCAGAATAATCAGCTAAATCACCTACAAATATTGTATTTATATTTCCTGAGTTTTGTACTAAACCACTTTTATCAGTTATTTCTTGTTGAACTCTAGCAATTTCAGTATCTACATAATTCTTTTGAGCTGTAGATAAAGGTTTATCTAAGTCTGATGTATTATCTACATTTCCAAGCATTACTGTAGTTTTAGTAACATGATGTGGATTACTATAATCTACTAAATGAGCTTCTAGCTCATCTGAAGCTGCATCAGCACTTGATTTAGCTTCAGTCGCTTTATCTTCTATTAAACTCATACTATCTGAAACAGTAACCTTATAAGCTCTAAATTCATCTAAATGACTATTTAAAGCATTACTAACTCCAGAAATACTATTTTGTAATGATACAATATCATTTTGAATAGCTGTTATTGTTCCATCTAAATTAGTAAACTGTGTTTGAATTTCAGTAAATTTAGCCATTAAATCTTCTTGAGTTGTAATATCTCCAATTAAATGACCCCAAGGAATATTAGTTATAGTTGGTTGTTCATACCAAGTTCTTCCATCAGGAGACCATTGAAATACTGCATTATTTAATCTAATAGCTTTTATATTAGTTGAATTTACTTTTTCAGTTAATGCTTCTAATATATCTGAAATATCATTTGTATTTGTTCTTATATTAGTTACGTTATTTTCAACTTGGTTTCTAACTGTTTCAAAGTTAGTATTTAATGTTGATAATAAGTTACTTAACGTGTCTACAGTTTCAACTGCAGCTTTACTTTCTAGAATATTCCATAAGTCTGTCTGGTCTTCTATATTTCCACTAATATTACCCCATTTTGTAATATCTACTGGAGTCCATTCTCTAGTATCTTCACCTTCAGTAGGAGCTTCTTCTAAAGTATAACTAACAACATTATCAATAACTCTAAATTCTTTAATATCAGTTGATTTTATTTTATATATCATTGTTGCAAGAATATCTACTAAGCATTCATCTGCTATAGTAAAATTATCATTAAAGGCTTTTATAAAATCTCTACCAACCATACCATGATATATCTGTGTAAAGTTCATTCTATACCTCCTTACTTATATAAATACAAACTTTCATCTATTATTCCATCATCTAGTAATAAACCACGAATATTTTGTAGTCCATATTCTTGAAACATCCATAAGTCTGTAAATGGTCGAGAATAATATTTTCTAATTTGTGTACTAGGATGAAAATTAAATGTATCTACGTATTTATATATAACTTTCGAACTCTTGTCTTTATCTGTTTCTATATCAAGTTCTTTATCCCAACCTTTAAAACCAGGTTGTAACCACATTCTAATTTTTCCAACAACTGCTGGAGCAGGATAATATCCAAGACGATGTCCAAATTGGTCTTCATTTGTAGTTCCTATATCTATTCTATAAGCAAATCTTAATCTTGTACCCATTAGTTTAATATCTTCAGCAGCGTCTCTTAGAATTCTACTCATTTCAGGAATTTCTATTCTTATATCTCCTGGAAATAATCCATATTTATTTCCATTAGTATATTCCATAATTCTAACTCCTGAGTTATCTGAAGTTTGATATAAAGATTTAGTTGTTTGACCGAAAATTCTAATTAAATTTTTAAGACCAAATGAAGTACCTCTCATTCGTCTTAAATACATATAAAATTTAATACTTTCTCTTTGTTCTTCAGCTGTAAGAGCTTCAACCCACTCATATCCTATTAATTTGCAAAGATGTCTTAAATGTTCTTCATCAACATAATCTATATTTATAGCATCATCTACATTTTTAGAAATTGTATATAAATCTCCATAAATAACTCCAATTAGTTTTAAAAATACATCAATATCTTTAGTAATTAAACTCTCAGTAATAGCGTTATGAGCTAATTGATAAATATATTTACGATAAGCTCTTGTATAATAAATATCTATTACATTTCTATTTTCATTAGATGTTAGAGTTATTGGTAAATTATCTTTAGCTCTAAAGTAAAAGTCTGTTTGTACATCACTTACATTTTCAATAATATCTCCAATATTACCTCTATAAGTTTCAGTTGTAAGAAGCTCAAATGAGTATGGATTATCTGAGCTTCTGTCATCATACCATCGATTTACTATATATTTAGTTTCTTCCATAATATCACCTAGCTTTCATAAGGAACTACTTTAACTGTTATATTTTCAGCTAGTAATTCAACATATTGAGTCATATTAGGTTTTATAGCTCCATCAACTGCTCCTTCTAAACTTAATATCTCTAAATAATTAATATAATCAAACTTAGATAAAATATCTTTAGAAATATGAGATTGATATATAGGTTCTCCAATTTTATGATTTTCTCTAGAGTATAAACTTTCTAGATATGTAGCAATTGTTGTACTCGTACTTGTATATCTTAAGTCATCTTCATTCATATAAACTTTAATTGTTAACTGAGGCTTTATATAGTTAACATCCATATAATTAACTTTAATTCCTGCAGGTTTTTTCTTTTTAACATCAGATACATATAACTTAATTTCATCTAAAAGTTCTGTAGTATACACAGGTTCTTCTGGAATTTCATTAGTAGCATATATAGATACTTTTACTAAGTCATTTCCAAAATATGAAGTTCCATCCTTTGTATAAAATAGATTTAATGTATCATTAACTTTAACTTCATCTAATGAGAATTGACCTGAAGTTTCACCTGAAGTTCTAACTCTAGCATCATTATTATAATCAATGTATAAATAGTCATAATGCTCTTCAGTTTCAGTTTCATATTTTACAACAACTTTCTTCCAGTTATTTCTAAACTTTAGAACTGAGTTACATGAAGAACTAGCAATTTTAGCATTAGTATTATAAAAGTATTTATTTTGAGAATTATATGCAAATTGATATTCAGTTCCTGAGTCCTCTATAATAAAATCAGAGTTAGTTAATAAAGTCATTTGAGAAGTATCATCTTCCTCATCTTCTTTATATATACTATCTGATGCTTCAGGTAATATATAAAGATTAACTTTATAAGCATCATTAACTGTATCATCTGTTGGTTGAATTAGTCCACTTTCAGGATAGTTATAGTCAAGAGCTACTACATCTGAAATTCCATTAAAGTCTTTAGCTAGAATTCTAAAATCTTTAAGAGTAACTAATGTATTCATAGTACTAGCATACGCTGGAGCTTCTTGTCTAATTTCTTCTACAGTTTCAGGATTATAACCACCTTCAGAAGCACTTAAGTTATTATAAGAAATATTTATACCATTACTTAAAGTTATAGTTCCAGTAATAACTCCTGAACCAACTCGACCATTAATTCCATCACTTATTAAATAAACAACATCAATTGGAGTTGTATTACTCATTATTGTTGCATAGTAAGTTGGTAGTTGGATATATAATTTATTATCTAAGTTTATATGTACTGAGAAACAAGCTTCTCCTTCACCATATAAAGCATTATCAACTCTTTTAAATCTTAAACCAGCTTGGCTTAAAACTAGTGTATTTGTTCCTATTTCATAATCATCAAGAAGAATTCTACCATTTTCATCTATATTAGTATAATCATAAGTTTTACTAACAATATTACCTTGATAAACTTTTATTGAGTTTATTCCAGTATATATTGGAGTATCTTCTAATGTATAAAAACGTACATTTCCAGTACTATCTGAAAAACTTGAGTATGCTGGAATTCTTAAATCTTCTGTAGCAACATCATTATATTCTGCAGTTAATTCTACTTCAGCACTTTGATAATGTCTTGGTTCATATCCAATTAACTTACAAAGAGCTATTGCATTAACTCTTTCAATTGCTGTGTCTAAATATAACTCACTTATACCTTTTTCTATTTGATAGTTTGTAGTATCTGCATTCATAGCCATGAGTTTTAATAGCACAGTTCCTATATCAGCATCTGAAAAGTCAGTCCACTCACCATTAGAAAAATACTCAGCTTGCTTTTTTAAGTATTCTAATATAGAATAGTAGTCCATTCTGTCATACGAAAAGTTAGTATTCATCTTTATTCCTCCTTATATTTATTTATAATTATTTGTCTACTTTATTAAATAAAGTAAGATTAATTGAAGATATATTTTGAGATGCATCTGAATATAGATATCTTATATCTACATATATAATGTGACTTTCAGGTTCCATATTAACATCAACTCCAACTAAAGTTATTTGAGGATAATACTTTTCCATTAAAGTATATATCTCAGTTTGAATTTGTTTACCTAAAGTAGGAGTCATTGGTTCAAATAGATATTTCTGAAGCTCACTACCAAACTCAGGGTCAGGATAGAACTTACCTTTTTCTTGAGTTAATAGAAACTTTATATCTTCTTGAAGTTTTAACTCACCACTTTGTTCATCAGTTCCTCCTTGAAGATTAAATGTTCCATTTTCATAAGCCATACCATTAAGTAAATTAACATTCATTTTATACCTCCTATCTAACAATTAGACCATTAGCTCCATATAATGAGTTCATCGCAGGTATTCTAATTAGTTGACCTTTCTTTAATTGTGATTTTTCTCTAAAACCATTAGCTCCAAGAATTACCCAATATAATCTAGCATCTCCATAGAAAGCTAGAGCAATTAAATCTGGTCTCTGGTCTTCATCTAAAGTAACTGTATGCACAATATCTCTATCTGACTCTTCAGCTTTTAAGTCAGGTTTCTTTAAATTTCTAATAACTAGTTTATCGTTTTTAAGTCTGAGTCTTACTTTAGAGTCATATCTAGTTTTAAACTCTCTTTTAGTAGACTCAATAACATCTCTAACTTCATCTGAAAAGTATTCTTTTTTATAAATTTGCATATTATCACCTCACTATCTAAATTATCTCTGTTCTAGACATATCTAACATTTCAGAAGATATATAAATATCTTCATAATATACTTCTTTTAATTTATTACCATTATCATCTTTACTAAAAGCTCTTAAATAATAAACTCCTTGAGATAAGAAGTATTCATAAGTTCCATCTCTATTATCTTTCTTAGGTTTAACTACTTGTTGATTTTCATTAGTTATTTCAATAATATAATCTCCAGAACTTGATATTACTGTAAATCTAAAGTTTTCATCATAATATCTTATTTTCTCTATTCCTAAAATTGTATTTGCCATATTGTGTAATTTATCTATCATAACTAATCACCACTTTCACCTAAAATCATATCAGCTAAATTAATTTCATCAGTTAAATCATTAGAGTTTATTTGTTTAAAATTATCTGTTTCAAATATTATATTTTTACTTTTTAAATGTATTTTTCCATCAGATACTGTAATACTATCTCCAGCAGAGTTAGTAATTACAATTTGACTTCTTTGATTTTTTCCTACATTATTACCTCTTCTTTTTAATGTTTCTAATGATAAGTTTTCCATTATGATACTTTGACCAGATTGGTCTGTAATATTTATACATTCATGTCCATCTCTATCATCTATATAAATAACAGCTCCTTTAAGTGATTTATATAGAATTCTTTCAGTACCATTAACAACTTCTAAAGGTAAATCATCAGTTACTACAGGAGCTATTCTATTACCATAGACTTTAGCTGAAGCGACTCCTTTTTGTACACCATCTTCATCATCTTTTCTAGATGTCCAAATTCCTCCAAAATAAATTGGAGATGTTGGTATTCCTGACTCAAATGTCACAAAGACTGTATCTCCAATATTAGGAGGTAAAAATGTTCCACTATCATTTCCAGCTGGAGATATAGCGCAATTAGCCCAAGGAATAGAACTAGTTGGAATAAATGTTTCATTATCACCATCACTAGTTCCATATATTTGAGGAATTCTTACTTTAACTCTTCCTTTAATTTCTGGGTCTAAGTTATCTACAACTATTCCTCTATAAAATTGAGTATAATCAACTTTTAAACTATTTAAAAAATCATTTAACTCTTCATCAACTATTATGTCATTATTATTTGTATTTAAATTAACTCCAAACATTTCTATACCTCCTTAAAAAACAATATTTCTACTTGTCGAAGCTTTTACATTATTTACTAATAAGCCATCTTTAGGATTTATATAAGTATATTCTTTTTTAATAGTATATTTTAAATCTGCAACAGCTTTATTTTCTGTATCTTCAACATAAGCTGTATTACCCATATTACCGATATTCTTAATCATATTTAAATCAGAAGTAAATACTCCATCTGAAATAGTATCTTTAATTGATAGTATAAAATAAGTTCCTGACATGTGATGATGTGTTGGTATTCCAGTATTATTTTTAGGTAATAATACAATTTCAATATAACTTTGAGGAGTTAACTTATTAAAACCTGAAATTGTTGCACTTGCTCTATAAGCTAATTCAGATGCATCTTCAAATGTTTTAATTATCTTAGACTCAGCTATACTTTTATTTGAAGAAACTTTTGATGCTGGAGATATACTAACTACACCCCACTTAATATTATATCTACCTTCACTTGATTTACTTTTAGCACTAACAGTTATTTTAGTTTCTTTACCATTAGCATCAGTTAAGTTTACTGAAGATATATCTGCTTGACTATTCTTATCAACATAAGTTCCTTGAGTTATCATTGAAGTCATTATATCTAATGAAGGAGAAAATGATATCATTCTACCTTTATTAGTTCCATCATCTTCAAATTGTCCATAATAAGTATATTTAGGAGCATTTGTTACTTGAGCACTAGCATCTAATCTTGACATAGTAACAGTTCCTTTATTATTTCCACTACCTTCTTCAAAGCTTAAATAGAAGTTTGTATAGCTTTTATTATCTTTTTTCTGTACACATTTTGATAACAAATTATTGTATATAAATTCCATATAAGACTCTTTTACTTGTGTAAGCTCATCTTCAGACCATACAGTATCATAGTTGCAGTTAAACTTACTATAACCCATACCAGAAAAACTACCTTGTTTTTCAAACCACTTCTTAATATAATACCATTCAGCTTCACTTAAGTCATCATCATAAAAAGAAGTTCCTTTATAATCAGTATACTCTTTTTCAAGAATATCACTATATTTACCTCCACAACAAATTAATTTTATTAGTTTATGAGGTTTTACTGGTATTACATAACTTCCTTCTGATTTACTTATATTATCATCTTCATCATCTTGAGAAACTTCACCAGTCATTTTATTACTTTCATTTTTTGCATAATTAGTGTCTCTTTTATATTTTTGTATATAATAGTTTCCTTCTTGGTCAATACTAATTAAATCTTTAGAAAAGATAGCATCTATTATTTCTTTATAGTCTGATAGTGAATTCCAGTTATCAGTAAAAACTGATTTCCAACCTACTCCAGATTTTTTAAAGAAATTTAAAAATCCTTGAAAGAACTGGTCTAGTCCTGAGTCTACACTATAATTTGCATCTAAGATATTTGCATTTGCATCTCCTAAAACTTGACTCATATTAAACTTAGGAACTACATTCCAAGAGAATGAGTATTTTTGATATTTATCTTTTATTCCAGAACCAACGAGACCTTTTATTGTTAACATGTTTCTATTGTTAATAAATGAACTACTAATCTTATAAGCAAAACCAGCTAATGTCTTATATATATCAAGAGTATCATCAATATAACTTATTTGAATAAAGTTTTCTCCAGAAAGTAATGCTCCTTCTATTTCATAAGCATCATCATCTAAAACACTTAATTCAAAGTTATCATTAACATCATTAGCAGTTCTCTCTACTACTAATTTACTAAAATTAGAATGAGTTACTACATACTCAGAATTTCCAATAGTTACACAAATATTTGCAGTTTTTGGAGCAGCCATATCTTACACCACCTTTATATGAATTTGTCTAATCTTACTAGAGTCAACTTCATATTTATTTCCATCATATACAGGAACATATACTACAAAGTAAGTAACTATAGCTCCTTTATATAAAAGATAATTAGTATCTGTTGGTTGTGAATATAAATTTACTTTTTTAGAATTACATGCACAAGTTGATGTTCCAGTATTACTTATCTTTATATCACCTATAGAAACTGAAGTAGCTAAATCACTTCCATAAAAAGCTTTTATAGTATACTTATTTGTATTACTAATTGCATATCCAGACTCTTTCCATAAACCACTACTAATAGCAGCTTCAATACTACCTGAGTTATTTGATATATTAACATTAGTACTTCCTATAAGAGTAAAATAACATTTATCATCTCTTGATGTAGTTATTGAATTTATATTAGCTGAACTTGAACCTGAGTAAGATTGACCAGATGTTCTTGTATTTCTTAATACTTTAACTTTACTATTAGCTATCCATTTAGCATCTATATTTCTTACATCATTAATTATTTCCATAAAAGATAAACTAATAATTGCAGACATACTACCATCATTAGCATATCTATCAGTTTTATATTCTATTCCACAGTTAGAACAAACTCCATCTAATTCTATATTAGAAGTTAATAGTCTACAATGAGGACTTTCAACTCTACCTCCAGAAAGAGAATACTTAGGATATACTAAAGCTCTAAAAGCATTTAAGTAATCTTCAAAATCAGTAAAGTCAGAATTAGGAGGTAAATAATCTAAAGGTAACTCAATAGAGAATGACACTTGTCTAGCTCCAGTCGCAGTATACGTTACTTGAGGAGCACTAGCACCAGGAATAGTTTGTTGATGGAATGAAGCTTGTACTGTATCTGACAAACTACTAGGACTAAATACAAATGGAATAATATGTCCTTTTATTCCAGCATCAATAGCATAATTAGTTATAGAACCTGAGAAATTTGATTGAAAACTTTTAGGATTTCCTTTTACTAAACCTTTCATATTTTACCTCCTTAATATCTTAAAATACTTGAGCTTTTTCCAGAAGTAAGTATTCTTAATACTTCTTCTTGAGTATCTTGTCTTGTTGATAATTCTTCTAATTTTGCATTAAGACCTGCAAAACCTGTTGTAACTGCTTCTACAACATCATCATTTCCAGCACCAATACCTTTAGATTGATTTGAAAGAGTATCTGCAGAAATAACTGTTTGTAATAGTTTTTCTCCTTCTTTCGACTCTTCTTGTTGAGCTAATAGAGCTGCTTGATTAATATACTTATCACCATTAGCTTCAAATAAACCAGATGTTGCATAAGGTAATGGATTTTTCCAGCTTCCAGAAATCTTAGTACCAAAGTGTAAGTGAGCTCCAGTAGAATAACCAGTATTTCCTGATAAACCTATCATTTCACCAGCATTAACTCTCTGTCCTTTTTGAACACCAACATGACTTAAATGCCAGAATTGATATAAAATTCCATTATCACCTAGCAAATAAATACCAGAACCTGCACCTTTAGGTCCTTTAGGAAATGTGTTTCTATTATCAACTTGAGTACTAGATACTACTCCACTAACTGGAGCACCTATAGGAGTTCCAGTTCTTATACCAAAGTCAACACCATTATGATGACTCTTATCTCCATTACTTAAAGTTCTAGGTCCAAATGGAGAAGTTATATGCCAAGGAAAACCACCAGCAGCTCCCATTCCATTAGTAGAACCTGTAGGAATATGAATATCTGGAGCAGCTCCTTCACCAGTATCTTTTCTTCTTCCAAATATATCATCTATACCATTAGCAATACGTTCTCCACCAATTCCACCAGTAATTCCACCAGCTACTAAACCAATTAAACCACCAATTACCCAACCAGCAACATTACCAATTCCTGGAAAGATAGAACCTATAGCAGCTCCAGCAAGAGCATATTTACCAGCATTCTTAAGAGTTCTTGATAAACCATTTTCATCAGTTCCACCAATGAAACCTCCAATTGCAGCTGCAGTTTTACCTGTACCCCATTTATCAGCATTACTAGCTCCATTGCTTGCATCATTAACAAACATAGCTAAACTAGCAACTCCAGCAGCTATCGCTACTAATGGACTTAAACTAGTTCCAAGAACAGCTTGAATTCCTTTTGGATTTGTTCCATCTAAGCTTGGAGCCATCTTATTAGTATTAAATGCAATAGTTTTTAAGAAAGCTCCGATAATCTTCATTGTAGCAGGTAGTTTAGTTAGTAACTCAACTGTTGCTAAAGCATAATAAACATTTTGAAGAGTTAATACTTGACTAAATGGTAGTAAAGATAATATATTACTTCCAGCATTAATTATTTTATCTGACCAATCTTGATTAAACTCTCTTATTGTTTCTGCTATATCTTTAGAAGCACTATTTATATCAGACATAGATTTATTTACATTCTCCATAGAACCTGTAGCATTCGCAAGAGCCATTACATTATTATCAGCTCCTAAAGCATTTGCAGCATAAATATTACTTCCAGCTACTCTAGTTGCATTACTACCTCTGACTGATTGTATTATAAGTTTAACAGCTTCATCCATCTGACCACTTTGTGCATATTGAACTATTTGATTATAATTTCCAGATATAAAACCATTTGTCAAATATCTATTTCCTGATGGATTATTCATAATCTCAGTTAATATATTCATAGCAGCATCTGAAGCTGATTTACCATATTCTTTAGTAACTGCTGCTTGTATTTTAAATAATTGCTGCATTACACGTCCATCTCCTCCTAAGAAAACAGACATATCAGTTAAACTAGCAGCTTGGTTAGCCATCTGATTTAATTGGTCTTTACTAACACCTAGCTGAGCATTCATAATCTGAACCATAGTCTCATTAGTTTGAGTTAACAAGTTCATATTATTAGTATCTCTAGCAACTTTTAAAATCTTAGCTTGAGTTTCTGTAGTTAAACCTAAATACTTAGTTCCTTGAATTACTGCAAGATACTGTTGTTCAGCCATCTCTTGACTAGTAATATTTAAATCACCTAACTTATTTAAATAATCAGCTGTATCTTTCCATCCAAAATTAAAGAAATTATCTGACTTAGCTAATTGTTTAGTTAAGTCTAACTTAAATCTATTAAATTCAGAATTAGATAAACCTAGTTGAGCACTTGTATTTCTATATACATTATACATACTGGCTGAATTACCTTTATCAAATAAACCTGATGAAATATCTCCTACTCCTTTAATAACTGATAGTTTTCCAATTTCATCTTTAAGATTATGAATTCCTTCAGTAAAAGCAGTTAATTGACTTTTAGAAGCTTCTTTATTAGTTTCAATCATTTCATTAGCTTGTTTTAATAAAGAATTATATTCTTTTTGTCTCTCTATAGACTCATCATCTAATTTTTTAATAGCCGCTTTCTTTTCAGCTTGGTCTTCAATATTCTTAACTTCTCTTAGTCCAGCAGCATATTGAACATCAGATAATTGTTCAGTTGTTTTAAAAATCTCTTGTAAGTTTTTTAAATACTTCTCATAATCATTATCTTTTCTAAGTTGAAATTCTTCTTGTTCTTTTAGTAATAAATTAGCATCTCTTAATTTCTTTCGCTCACTCTCATGAAGGTCATTTATTTTTTCAAGAGCTTCAATTTGTTCACGAAGCATTTTTATATATTCTTCTCCGCCACCATTTTGAATATTCCTGATATCTTCTCTTCTTTGAGCTCTTGCAGATGATATACTACTTAAAGAACCAGGTTTATAACTTTCAGAGTTTTCAACACTAAAAGAGGTATTTCTATCTATAGCCATAATTAATTCACCTCCTATAATTTAAATTAGTTGTCCAGAGTCATTTGGAGATACTTCTGGACATCGTTTTAATATAAATTAATAATTTATATTATCTTTTATTTTTATTTACCAGATATAGCTTCTTTATTTTTCTTATTCTTCATCTCAATAAAGTTAGAATAAGAAGTAATTAAATCTTCTCTTTCGTAATACGGTATGGAGTCTGTATACGAAAAAGAAACTCCTTGCTCTTGTAAGAAAATTTGTGAGTCTATAACGTTATAATAACGATTTATATTTGCTTCTATAAATTCTTTCAAGTCAGAAGTTTCTATTAATTCTATATTAGAAAGAACGAAAGAACTCAGGCACTGCCATGCCTTGTACCTCTACTTCCTCTCCACAATTCTTACATACTCTTGTATTTGTTGTATCTAGACCAATATGAATATTTGATAAAGCTCTTTTTATTTCATTAAAGTCTTTCAAATTTAAATTGTCTAGATAATCAATAACTTCTCTAATTTCTTTTTCTTCACCATTAATTGTTTCTACTAACTTAGCAAATCGATAAGTATATTCATAACCTTCTGGGTCTTGTAACTTATTCTCTTTAGTAAGTCTTTTAATAGTTCTACTAATTTCATCCATATCTCCATTAGAGATTAATTTAATTTTAATAGTATCTCCACAAATAGGTAAAGTAAATTTTGAATATTTTTCTAGTTCATCAAAATCAAGTAAGTATGTAGTCATTTCAGTTATATCTATCTCTATATCTTGCTTATGATTGCAGTAAGGACACTGCATTGCTTGTTTATATGTAGGACCGAATGTCATTTCTCTTATCATATATAATAGATAAGTAATATCTGATGAATGTAACTCATCTAAGTTACAATCTGCAGGTTCTACAATGCATGACTTAACTATCTTATTTAAAAATGAATTATCTCTAGCAGTATAAATCATTTTCTCCTCTTTGGTAGTCATTGGTCTAACTGTTACTTTCTTAGGTCCTCCAAATAAACCTTGAGAAGGTAACTCAAAATCTTTTGTAAGTGTTTCCATAAATCTTCCTCCTTAATAAATCTTTAAATTATATTACTTACATATTTAATATATAAAAAAAGAACTAATAACTTAGTTCTTTATTATTAACTATCGAGTAGCTTCTGGAGCAAAATCATCAATATCATGTCTATATGCTTTATCATAAGTAATAGTAGCAGTAATTTGTTTTTCTCCAGCTTCATTATAAGTTAAGTCTCCATATTCAACTGAAGATGGCCAGCATCCAATAACGTCCCATTCACGAACAATATCTCCTGAAGGAGAAAACTCACGAACTTTAGCATTGCATTTAAAATCTTCAGCATATCCAACTTTACCAGTTTTAGGATTATAAACTCTTAATCTCCATGTCATAAATTGTTTTTCAGTATCATAATTGATAGCATCTTTAATGACTAACTGTGAAGTTTCAAAATTAGTCTTACCAGGAAGATTTACAGAGTCATTCCAGAAATTAGCTTTAAAAGTATCAGTACTTTCTTTAGGTAAAGCAAAGCTTGTAACTAAGAATGATAAACCATTATTAATCATGCTAGAGTCAAAAGTTATTTCAAAGTGATTTTGTCTTTGAATTTGAAACTCTCTTTGGTTGAAACGAGTAGCAGTTATATTAGTAGGTAATGCCATACTTAATCATCCTCCTTTAAATTAGACCTCTGAGGTCAATACAAAGTCTATATCAATAAACTCAGCGACCTCAGTAGGTTTAACACTAATTTGTCCAATTAAATAATTTTCAGCAATTGTAGCTTCAGTATTATTTTCTTCATCCATCTTATATCTATAATCAATTATACCTTGATTTGTTTTAATATCTTCAAGTAAAGAACTAACTCTTAAGCCCCAATTTGTAAATGTATTTTCATTTATAGGTTCAAATAAGAACTCAGTTGAAATATTATAAACTTCTCTATAAACATATTTAACTAATCTTGCAATATTAATTCTGTCCATATATACCTTATCAGTAGCTGTTGTTTTTTGACCCCAAACTACATAACCTGTATTAGGAACATATTTAATAACATTAATAGGAATTAGGTTGTCATATAAATCTGACATTTCTTCTTCAGTTAAATTTCCAGGAACATTTAGTTCTGTAACTAAAGATAAAGTTCCACGATTAACTCCAGCAGGACTTAACCATTTATTAATATTATCATTTCTTGCATAAGCTGTTAGTACAGCAACAGATGCAGGAATAACAGTATCAAAATTAGCATATTTTACGTTAGGCCAGTAAACAGCTAAACTTTCAGATTTAGGATATGTAACAACTTCAGTAATTGCTGTAGAAAATTCAGAAGCACTTGGTGAAGCTAAATACATAAATCCAAACTCTTCAGCAGCTTTAACTCCTGCTGTAATAACTTCAGTACTAGTAAACTCTGGAGCAACTAATACATCAATTTGAATATCTGAAGCAGCATACTCATTAATAGCAGCAATAACATCATTATTTTGAATTCCAGTTAAACCACTATCACCTTCAGAAACAGCACATACTTTTTCAGCTCCAATAACTGGTTTAGCATCTGTTTCAACTTTATTTACATATAAGTTAGTAGCTTTAAATCCTAAACTCATAGCATTAATACTATTTACTATAACATCTAATGCTTCAGAAATAGTAACTGCAGTAGCCGTTGATAAATCAATTGTTTGTTTAACTGATGTAACTGTACTTGAGTTAATTACTGTTGTTACAAATAACTTCTTAGTCTCCTCATCATAAACTAATTTTAATTCAGTACCGTTGAATGAAGCTGTTTTATAAGTTGTTTTAAAACTTAGTAAATCGATGTCATTATTTTCAGCATCTTTAACAGTAAGTTTTGCAGTACCATAAGCAGCACTTGAGCTAGCAACACGAGTAACATAAATAAAACTGTAAGTTCTTAAGTATGATTGAATTGCGTAAGCTGCTGGAGTATCTGCTGTTCCTTTACCAAATTTAGCTATAAATTCAGACTCAGAACGAATAATTTGTCTTGTACCAATATCACCTGACATCGTTTTCATAATTATTACTGGTACAAAGTCTACACTAGTAGTGTAATATCTAGTAGTGTCCTCTGATACACTTAATTTTACTCTTGGTATCATTCTTTTACCTCCTTAACTTTCTTATTGTTTTCACTTGATATTAGATAATCTATATCAATTTTTGGTTTGTGAACTGTGAAGTAGTTCTCAGTTCTAAAAATTGCTGTAGATAGTAGTATATTAGTCGTATATCTATATATTTTGCCATTACTTTCATAATTAACCAAATCAGTATTATCTTGTATATTATTTCCTACAGTAAAGGTAAACGTTAATGGTTGACCATAAAAGGTTACAGACAATTCTTGATTTTCATAAAACCAGAACATAAGTTCACGTGTTACTTCCTCAGCAGTTTGTCTGTCTACTGCCCAAACATCAACTTGATATTCTATATTTATATATAGTGATTTTACATTTTTAGCTACTTTATCATCAGATTTTAAGTAGTTTCCATACTCATCGAAGACTGGAGCTTGAGTAAGCATAGGACTTCCTATATGATAACTAGGAAAACTATTTTTACTATTTTCAAACTCAATTGTAGGAGTAGGATATAAAGATATAAATGGAAATTGCATTTTTCCTTTAACTTGTTTTATAGCATTATCATAAGCAGCATCAACATCTTCTAAAACAACTTGTCCAGAAAATGCTGATTTAATTAATCTTCTAACAGCTTCATGATAAATACTAAAGTTAGATGACATATTCATAACCTTTAACCTCCTTTAAAATCTTTCTAGTAGAATAAGTAATAATATGATATGACTTATTATTTTGAGTACCGTATTCTAAAGCTCTTAATATTTGACCATTAAGACCAGTTGTAGGACAAAAAATTGAAGTTCCAACAAGTGATATAGACTCAATTGCTTCCATAATCTGGTCTTCATCAAATAAAGATAAAATTCCTTTGAGTAAATGTTTATAAGCTTTATAAGTTTGTTTTATCTCATGTTTTATTAATCTTAGATAAACTAGCCTGTTATAAACCATACTAAGACTTGTTATTATCATCTTTACTCCAATAATCATCTTTAGTTCTATACTCATCTGTATATGTAATATCTCTTTTAAACCATTTATTTTCATTAATAGGGTCTTCAGAAGAATTTAGTTCAGAATAAGGTATAGCACGTTCTCTATGTGGTACTAAATTACAAATAAACATATTCATTTCAAAATCTACTTTAGCAGCTAAAATATCAAATTTGTTTGCAACGTATTTCATTTCATGAGGAGTCTGTCTTGCAGAAACCTCTAGGATGGCTCCTTCAGAAGGATAAATATCATTTCCTTCACTATCTTGAAAAGTTAAATAACACAAAATTGGTTTAGATTGCTTATCTTCTGGGTTCCATCCTATCTTTTGAAGATGTTTTTGTCTAGGATTTTCTATTAAATAGTAGCTTACTTCAACTGGCTTTTTATGAGTATAATATGAGTCAGTACCAATATTCTTAGTTAACTCGTCATCAACTTGGTATAGAAAACCAGTTCTACCTATTTGATTAGCTCCTTCAACAAAGTTTCTTCTATAATATTCTATTTCTCTTTCAGAAGGGTATAAACTACCTCTTGTCTTCCTTCTAGGTTTAGACATAAGATTAGCACCTCCTTATTCATTATGAGTTTTTCTATATTTCTCTATAACATCATATATTCCAGAGTCTTTAGCTTCTTGAGCAGACATTATACGACCATAAGTTCCATCTTCTTTTTGATAAATACTATCAGAATAATGACTATAGTTTTCTAAAATATCTGCAGCATTTTCATAAGCTTTTTTAAGAGCTTCGTAACCATATTCATCAGCTTCCATAGCAAGATGGATTAAGTTATCAATTTCTTCAGCTATTTCTCTATTAAGAGCTTCAAATTTACTTTCATCAGCAGACTCAGTAAGAATTGGTTTATTAACAAAGTTTAAAACTGCTTCACGAACTCCTTTAGATTTTAAGAAATCTCTAAGAGCTTTTCTTCTTTCTCTAAGATTATCGAGTTTTTTATCATGATACTTTTTATTACTTTGATTATCTTTTTTAAGTTCCTCAATTTCTTTATCTAGTTCTTTTTGCATCTTAGCTATTTTCTTTTCAAGTTCTTTGTCAGTCATATAACTATCATAAGATAAACTATCCTTAGCATTTTCGATATCATTATTTAATTCATGATATGTATCTAAAGTTTTATTAGTTTCAGGACGACCATTTCTTCCAAAATATTCAGAGTTATATTCACCATATTCTTGGTCAAAATCATATTTACTACCATGACCATATTGATTTGAATTTGTATCTTTATAAGGTTTTCCTAAATCAGGTTTAGTTAAATAATTTAGATAATCAATTGTTGCATCTGCTGTATTTTTACTATTATATCTACTTCTATAATAAACATCAGTTTCATGTCCAGCTCTTCTATCTAGTTTAGTTTCTCTATTCTCTTCTCTAGCATCAGGTAATTCTTCTTTATATTCTTTTCTATAACGTTTGATTGAGTCTTTCAAACTTTGTATAGAGTCTTCTTTACGAGCTTGAGCTTTCTTTAAAGAAGTTGTATTAAAATATTTTAAAAGACCTTTATCATCTAAACTTCTTAATGTCTTTAATTCATCTCTACACTCTTGTTCAGCTTTTTGAGCTCTTTCAACAGCTCGAGTACTCCAACCATCATTTTCTTTATGTGTATCATTATGTCCAGGTTTTGTAGGTCCATATACTTCTTTTGAACTTGCACTTAGTACTTTTCCATTAGAACCTGTAAGAGTAACTCCTTGAGGATTAGAATAATCTATTGTAATACCTTTAGATTTAAGTACATCTTCATATTTTTTAGCTAAACCTTTACTTCTTAGAACTTGTCCAATAATATTATTTATTTCTTTATTTTCTTGATTTATTTTTTCTGTTAATACTCTTTCAGCCTCATTGAATTCGTCTTCAGTCATGATAAACTTAGAACCATCAGAGATTGACTCAAATATTAACTTTTCTTCGTCTCTTTTAGAGAAACGATAAATACTTTCGTTAATAGTAAACTTTTTACCTTTAACAAACTTGTCTCCTCTATAAGTTAACATAAACTACCTCCTTCTTAAATTACAAAAATTGTACCAGTTAATTTACTTTCTAAGTCTTGTTTAGCACTTTGTGCTTCAGAGATTAGTCGTTCACCATCTAACTGGTAAGGTGAACCATCAACTTGAAACTTACTACGAATTCTTCCTACAGCTTCTTTTGCTAATGCTAAAGCATAATCTTTTACCCAAGCATAATACTCAGACTCTGGGTCAATATCTGATAAATCTTCAGGTCTAACTAAAGCTTCAATAACTACTGAACTGCTATAATCATCTAAATATAAATTAGGCTTTATATATTTAAAATTCATGTCTTTAGTATAATTTAACTCATTATATAGCATTTTATAACAGGTATATAGTTGTAATCTATCCATCAGTCTAGATGAATAAATCATAATACCATTTCCACCAAATACATATTCTTGTAAAGAATAAATATTAGAGTTAGTTGTATTATAAACTTTCAAAATCTCCTTTATTGCTGGAGCGTGGTCAGATAAATCTATTACTTTACCTGTTCCTAAAATATATCTTCGTCCATCATAAAATGGAGCTATTTTATCTAAAGTTTGTTTTATTATTGTATTTAATGCTTCATCAGTTAACTCTACTTCAACATAGTCATCACCAAGCATTGTAGTTACATAGCTTTTTAACTCTTCATTAGGCATTAACTATCACCTACCTTATTTCTTAGAGCTCTTTTTAGTACTCTTCTTTTTAGTTGTTTTAGAACTTTCTTTTTTAGGTTCATCTAATTCAATAGGTCCATTAGAACCAGAACTTAATATTGATTTAACTTCATTATTACTAATAGCTTCTGTACCACGTCTATCAATAACATATCGTTTATCATTAAGTAATGAAGCTTCTCTATTATAATCATCTAAATCTAAAATTTTATAAGCTCCATTAGGTTTAGCTCCTATTGCAATTTCAATTAACATTCTTCTTAGTTGTCTTAAGTTATCTATAGTATCTACATCAGCATTATATAAAAATACTGGTTTATCTTTAGTTATACTAACTTCTCCTACTTTCTTAACTGTGAACTTAAATTCACCTTCACCTTTGTAGTTAATTAAAACATTATACTTACTATCCATTGAATATTCCTCCTTAATTTAATATATATTTTACAGTACAGAGTTAAAATACTAACTCTAAAATAATATATAAAAAAAGAACTCATTAAGAGCTCTTTAATTTTCATTTAAGTTTAGTAACTAAATTATTCAGTTACATGAGTAATTAAACCATTTACATAGAAATCAGCACTTAGTAACTTTTTAGCATAAGAAGTTGCATAACCTTGAGTACCTAAGAAGTTCTCACCCATAATGAATTGAGTTGATGTAATAGCCATATAAGGAGCATATACATAACCTCCATCCCAAGGAGTGTCGCCATTGTAACCAACAACGAAATCATCTGCACCAAAGTAAGGGTTCTTAACTACTAAGAATTTACCGTTTAAAGTACCAGCAACATGTGGTCCAGCTTCATTTAAGCTTGCAGCAGCTTTGAATTTTGAATGTGTTTCAAGGATATTAGCAGCATTTTCTCCAACAATTACGAAGTTACCTGTAATTCTACGAGTTTTTGCGTAGATTTTATTAGCAGCTTCAACAATTGTTTGATAGAAAGCTTCATAGTGGTCAGCACGTGAAATACCAAATGGAACAGGTTGATTGAAAGATACAGTCATTGTAGTTCCAGAGTTAGCTAAATCAGATAAGATTTCTCCATCGATTTCTGAACGAATTTCGTCAGTAGCTGCTCCAGCAATGATTGATTGTAAATCAACATTTTGAGTCATTTGTAAATCATAAGCTGCATCCAATGAGAAAGCAGTTGCTAATTTACGTGGTCTAGCAGTAACTGTGATATCAGTTACGATTGTTTTGATACGAGGAACTCTAATTGGAGCTGCATACATATCATGTTCATAATCTGCTTCTAAATCACTACCAGTTAAACCAGAAATTACACCAGTTTCATAATCAATTGTAGCACTACCAATATGTCCTGCTCCGTCATCAGTATCAGTACCGATTTTAACAGAACCAGGAACTACTGGAGTCCAAGCTAATTTAGCTTTTCCATCTTCAACTACTAAAGCTTCAGCTTCAACAGTTTCAGAAGTATATTTGAAAGCTGAGTCTAGTTTTTCATTTTCAACATAAACTCTTTCAAATGAACTGATTACGTCACCTTTTTCAATTTTTCCTTTGTTATCATCAAACACATTCTTTAAGTAGAATACTACTCCTGCTTTTTGCTTAAGAGGTTGAACGTTAACTAAGTCTTCAGCAACTAATGTAGGCATAACTGCAGAAATAAGATTTAAATAATCATTTTTCTTAGCAATATCACCAACTTGAGTACCTTGAGCTTCAGTTAATTTAGCACGTACATCAAAAGCGTGAGATACGTTTTCAAGCATAACAGCTAAATTAGATTTTTTGAAATCATCAAGTTCTCTACCATAGTTAGCATTTTCTTTAAGAGCTTTGTTAACAGCACTTATCATACGGCTATGTTTTCTAAGTAAATGTTCATTCTCTGTTAAATATTCTCTAACTTGCATGAACTTTTCCTCCTTCGTCAAATTTGTATTACATTTTTTATTTAATAACTCATAAATAATTGTAACCCAATAGACAATATTTCTATGTTTTATTAAATAGTCTAATACTCGAAAAGTTTATTTTTTAACTTTTCATTATTTATATATAAACAATTTGCATTTTTCTTGGAAATACTTGGAAATTAAAAAGAACCAGAAATTGGTATTATCTAGTTCTTTTTCTTTCTTCCAGATTTAACTGTACCGATTACACCATCTATATTATTATCTTTTTTATATTTCTCAGCTTCTTCTTTAGTTTCAAAGTACTTTGCTTCATCTTTTTTATTTACCCATTCAGTTTTATTTTTATAATATAAAGGAGACGTATTTGTTCTAGTTTTATAAATCAAATAATACTCTTTATTAGCTTCATTTCTTCCTTTATTACTAGCTTCATTTAATTTAATACTTTCATTAATTAAAGATTTTATAGTTTTATTCATTATACTTTCTTTAATTTTTGATTGGTCTACCATTTTATTAAGACTTACTTTAGCTTTGTCACTTAATAGTTCATAACATTGATTTAATGTCATATTACCTTTTTCTATCTGGTCTTTATACCAAGTTAATACAGTTTTAAATACTTTCTGGTCAGACATTGCTGCTTCAGTCATAGGTCTTGTTTCTGTTGTTTTATTTTCTTCAGGTATTTCATTATCTAAAATATATTGATAAACTTCTCTTGCACTAGCTTCATCACCATAAAAGTCCTCTTCTTCATACTCAGGTTGAACATTAGCTTCATTATATCTAAATACAGTTTCATGTACAATGTCTTCTATATCAGATAATGATTTCTTTCTCCAATCAACACCTAATTGGTCTGATAAAGCATCATGACACATATCAAGTGCAGCCATATTGCAGTAACTCATAGTATGTCTTTTCTTTTCAACTGGTCTCTCTCCTGAATAATCTGTATATGTTTCAAAGTCACTTTCAGTAATTTTCATATCTCTTTTTCTAGCTTTTTCCATAATATTTCTAATATCTGCTTCAGTATAATCATCTTCATAGATTGTATCTAAAGCTTCTCTTTTATTATGTAAACCATGATATTTTTGTACTTCATCACATATTTCAGATAAATCATAACCGGCTATTTCTACTTCTCCTGGAGTAGGTAAAGCATTTTTATGATAATAATTTTTTAAAGCTCTTTTTACATTGTCTGAATTTCCCATTTTGTATTTTTTAAATGAGTCTAAATCAAATGATTTACCATTTAATATTGCATCATCTAATTCATCTTCAGACATCATAGCATCTTCTTTTAAACTAGTTTTATAACCTTCAAGAATATTTTTTACTTTATCATCACTATTATTATCTATTTCAGGTTGAACACTTTCAACTATCATATTTAGTCTTGCAGCTTCACATGAAGGTCTAGCAACAAAGTCAAATGTAACAAATTGATAGTCTGGGTCTACTATATTATTAGGTCCAACTGAACCAGCACCACGAGAGCTAATACCAATATCAGTTCCATAATCTATTAACTCAGAAACTATTTTACCTGATGGAGTTGGTAGTATATCTATAGTACCCATTACACTATCACCTTCAATCCACATGTCGTTGATAACATGTGATACATTTTGAAGTGATATTTCTAGTCTTTCTTCTGGATGGTCAAGCTCTCCAACAAGACCATGACTTTCTATCATTTCCTTTACATAATCAGAATTAAGCACATTTTCCCATAATTCTTTTGGATATATTCTACCATTTCTATTAGTTTTAAAATCAGATAGAACTCCTTGAATTCTTTTAAGAACATTAGCTGGCTTGTGCTCTAAAACTTTAAACTTAGACTTAGTAGACTCTGTTAATATATTTTTAGCCATATCAATCTACCTCCTTACTTAGTTAATATTTTTTCAATTTGTGTAAGTTCTTCTTTAGTTATGTCTAACCACTTAGTTTCTCCAGTAGTTCCAGTTATTTTTAATCTATAAATATCATCATTCAAATCAAGTTTATTAAACTCATATCTACGATATTCCATAACAGATGGGTTTTCTACAGACTCTTTAAAATTTTTAGAATGAAGTTGTTTAAGCTCTCTATTAGTTTTATCTAGTTTCTTCTTTGCTTCATCATAACCAGCAAGTTCATCTTCAAGTTCTTCTCTATCTTTATTTAATTTAACATACTTACGAGGTCTTCTATTTAATGATTTTTCCTCTGGAGTTAATGCTTCATCAGGTAAATTATAACCTGTTTTACCTTTATTATCATTCCATTTTTTAGCTTTATTAGCATTATCAGTTTCTTCTTGATAATCATTTGCAGGTTTATGTAAATAATTATAATAGTCGAATGACTTAGCTCTATCTCCAGTAAAATCTATACGGTCCATATTATTATAATTTTTACTATGGCGATTTTTAAACTCTAGTTCTTTTTTATAATGTTTTTCACTACTTCCACCAGTATGCCAAATATTATTTCCATCTGGGTCAACACTCAATTGCTTACCGTTAGGACCATTAAGATAAATAGTACTTCCATACATTAAATCATCTTCATCACCATATTTATCATATTCATAATTTAAATCACTAGCACTAATTCCCATCTTTTTTAGAGCTTCTCTATTTTTTCGTAAGCTCTTAGGACCTTTTAAAGCTTGTCTAATTATTTTATTTTTCTCTTCATTTTCTGGATTAAAAGCTTCATTTACTAAGTTATTTATAATATTATTATCTACTCTATTAGTTTCAATTAGTCTCATTATTCACCATCTCCTTCATCTTCAAAAGATTGAATTGTTTTTACATTAACTCTTTTAGCTTTATAGTACTCTAAGTTCTCAATTAACTCTTCTTCTCCAAAACATTTAAGTAACATAAAACCAGTATATTCTATTTTACCATTTTCAGCTTTAACACATCTAAATTCGAATACTTCTCCTTCTTCAAATGCTTTAGTTGCTCTAGCAAAACGTTCATCTTGTTTCTTATCGAACTCTTCGTCTTCTCCTCTATTCCAACCGTCATTATAACCATTGTCATAGTCTTCAGGTCTTTCATTATCATAAGAAACTTCTATTTTATATATGTTTGAACCTTCTTCTGAAGAGTAATCAACTTCATTTAATTTAACATATACATCTTTACCTTGAATAACATCCCAATATATATCTTCATAAATACTATTAGACTCACTCAAGTATTTCATTATTTTCTGACTTTCATTAAGTTTCATATTTTTCCTCCTATTATTTAATTGGATTAAGCGCTTTTGCTGTTTGTCTTTGTTTATTAGCAACTTCTTTTTTATGCTCTTCAGAAATTTTAAAAGCCTCATCTATAAACTTTCTACGTATCTCTTCACATTTATCTACACAAGCACTGATAATTTGATGCTTTACTGATAATAGTTTTAAAGACATGTCTTTTAGTTTATCTACCGTTTCAGTATCTTTTTCTTCCTCAGCATCTCTAATTACTTCTGGTAATGAAGTAATATCATTTGAACCAAGTACTAGGTCATAATCAGCCTGACCATCAGGAAGTAACATTACTGAAATTCTATGGTCAAAACCTAACATTCCAGATTTATCATAAGTTATGAACATTGGTCCATAAACTTTAATCTCTAAATTATCAACTTCACCAGTATATAAAATTTCACCAACATCAGGATAAGCAAAACCTAGGTCATCATCAACAAGATAGTCTTGAACTAACGGACTTTTTATTTTATATAATCTATATAATGGTTGTGCTATATCACTATCTCCTTCATCAAAGTAGCTAAAAGCTATATCATCTAAGTTATTTTGTAAATCTTTTAAAGCTTTAATTACTTTATCTGTTGATACTCCTCCTACTTCATAAGTTTCTTTAATATTTCTTAGTATACTTTCACTTAAATTCATTTTCATTTTAAATTCCTCCTACCTATTCCATATTTTTGTATACAAAACTATCTATATCTCTTAAAAGTTCATCTAACTTATTTATTAGTTCATCTTCAGTATATAGATATATAACTTTTTCTTTTAAAAATGGTTTATCTTCTTCATACTCATCTTCAGTATGTTTTATCTTTTCCCATTCATCTTTACTATATAACTTTCCTTTATATAGTACTGAGCCTTCTCCATAATTTTTACCATTATAAATAGCTCTTCTCCAACAAATAATATCATATAAAGAACATAACATATTATTTGCATTTAAATATAATTCCATTTGTCTTTTGTCTGCTGTTTCTATTTTATATCTAGTTTCAGCTTTCTCAAAAGAGTAATCTTCAAATTCTTCCATAAACAATACCTCTAAATTAATATAAATCTATAGCTCCATCTGAAGTATATGTATAGTCATAGCTTAAGTCTCTACCTAAAGCATCATAATCAAAATATTGCTCTATAAAGTCTTCATTTCCATCACTTACATAACTATCTATCATTACATCTGCTTCTTCTTCGGCTCCACCATATTCTTCTAGTTCTTCTTCAGAATATGTAGACTCTATCATATCTATAACAGCTTGTCTATCAATGTAATTTTCTTTATTAGATACTCCTTCAAAACCAACCATATCTACATAAGCTTCACCTAATCCTGCATCATCAGAAACTCCAGGAAACCATATATAGTCTCCTCTTTCAAGAACATCTATATATTCATCAACAGTACTATACATTCCTGTTTCCATAGCATTCTTTAAAAGCTCTTTATCTTCAAATTCATTATATCTAATTAATTCTTGTAATTTTTCTGGAGCATTATCATACTCAGATACTTCTATAGGACAGTTATCAACATCATTTATAAATGGTTCATCTTCAGCATATTTCTTACAAAATTCTAAACCTTGTTCTGGAGTCATCCAACCATCTTTAATTCCATAAGCTTCTAAATCTGCACCATACTCATTATAATTTTTCCAAGTATTCATATATACCATTATATTATCTGAACTGCTTTCATCTTCTTTAAGTAATCTATGAGGTTTTATAAATGACTCTTTAAGGTTTCTTTGTATACTGTTAAATATACTCATATTTACACCTCCTATTTCTTTATATTTATATCACTAACTCTAGCAATTACATTATTATTTAAAGTAACTACTAAGTAATTATCTTCACTAGCAGCTAGCTTCATTTGTCTTGAGTTTAATCTTGTTGTATTATAAGTAAGACCAGTAAGTTCATTTAAATAAGAACAAGCTTCACTAACTGATTTATTTAATAGTTCATTTTTTAAATTATCTGCATCAACTACTTCTGTAGTTTCAGGTACTTCATCAGGAGTTGTTGTTTCCATCTCAGCTTTTCCACGAGTTTCTTCTTCAATATATCTCTTAACTTCTCCTATAGATTTAAATTCAAGGTCAGTAAAACCATTACCAATATCTACATCCCAATATGAATAATCTGGAGTAAATGAATGATATATTGTTTTACAATTATCAGGTGAATAGCCATCAGTTGTAGGAGCATCACTAGCCCACATTCCATTAGCACATCCTGAAGCTCCAACTTTAAAACAACAATATTTATCAAAACCAAGTTTTATTGCTTGTTGTAAAAATGCTTTCATTTGTTTTAATTTACTTATAGACAAATACTCAGGCCACCAGTCAAATATAGCTAATTCATTATAAATATTATCTATTCTCCATCTAGCTCCTGGATAAGCATTACTTAATAGCTTATCTATATTAGCTATTACATTTGCAGGAACAGAGTTAGAATAATCTTTATTTCCTTTAGCTTCATTTAATTTCTTTATTTTATTATCTTGAGAAATACTCTCAAATATTTTAGCACTTATATTCATATTTATACCTCCTATATATTTCTACTTTTTATTATTCCATTATCTCTCATCTTTTGAATTATTCTAGATGCTTCAGAGTATGGTATATGTAAAGCCAACTGTAAATCTGCAGTAGATAACTTTTTATTTTCTCTAGCAAATTGAAGAGCTTTATTATAATTTTCATCTGTTTTTTCTTTTTGAGTACTCTCTTTAGGTTTATCTTGATTATCTTCTCGAGTTCCATATTTATTATTTACAGACTTAACTATATCTTCTACTTCTTCATCAGATACAAAAGCTCCTTGAACTCTCTTAGCATTAGTTGAACCTATAGGCTTATATAACATGTCACCTTTACCTAAAAGTTTTTCAGCTCCACCTTGGTCTAAAATAGTTCTACTATCAACTTGTGATGGAGTAGTAAATGCTATACGTGAGTTAATATTAGATTTAATAACTCCAGTTACAACATCAACTGAAGGTCTTTGAGTAGCTACAATTAAATGAATTCCAGCGGCTCTCGCTAACTGAGTTAATCTCTGAATTGAGCTCTCAACTTGTTTTCCAGCAGTTTGCATTAAATCAGCTAACTCATCAATTATAACTATTATATAAGGCATTAACTTAGCATTTTTACCTGACTCATTATATTTATTAACTAAGTTATTATACGAAGCTATATTTTTAACACCAACTTTTTCAAAATCTGAGTATCTTTTATCCATAACATTAGTTAACTCATCTAAAGTATCAGCCGCTTTTTGTGGGTCTGTAACTATAGGCATTAATAAATGTGGAATTGATTTATAAGCTGCAAGTTCTACTTTTTTAGGGTCTATCAATATTAATTTAACTTGGTCAGGACTATATGTTTCTATTAAACTACATATCATTGAGTTTATACAAGCTGATTTACCTGAACCTGTAGTTCCACCAATTAAGATATGTTGTAACTTTAAGATATCTGCTGAAACTGAATTTCCATTAGTATCTTTACCTAAAGCCATACTAACTCCAGACTTGTCTGAGTCTTTCATAACATCATCTAATGATACTGATGTATCTTCTTTATTAGGAACTTGAATACCTAAAGTTGTAGAACCTTCAACAGAACCTATACTTACATTCTTAACAGCTAAACCCATAGCTATCTCTTTATTTAAATTAGATACTTCACTTATTTTAGTACCTGGAGCAAGTTCATACTCATATTGAGTTACTCTAGGACCTACTTTAGCATTAACTAGTTCTACTTTAACTCCATAGTTACTAAGTATTTTACTTATCTTTTCTCCAGTCTCTTTCAATTCAGGAGATAAATTAACTTCTTCTTTATTTTCTTCTTTATACTCATTAACCATTTTTTCAAGAGATTGTTTAACCAAATGTATATCTTCTTGGTCATTATTACATCTTTTAGCAATTTCTTGAGATGGGTCTCTAGTAAAATCACCTTTTTCTTTATCGAAATAATGACTAAATATATCCATAGCTATCTCATCAGTATCTAACATATTATCTTGTTCATATAGATAACTTAATAAATTTTTAGTTATACTCATACATTCAATCTCCTTTCTAATATTATATATAATTTAGAAGACTTTGTGTATTGGAAAAAGTTGGCTATTTTCTTCTAATAAGTTTCTTTCCAAAAGTCTCTAGCTCTTGATTAACTTTAATAGGAACTCCATTTTTATCTACAATAACAGTTACCCACCAGCAAGATTTATCATTATTAAAACCCATACTTCTTTCATAAGGAGTTAAATCTTGTAGACAAGATGTTTGAAAACAATGCGTTATTCCTTGTTTCATATAGAAAGCTTGATGTATATGACCTGTTTGTAAAATATGAGGTCTTTCTTCCATTGGAATAGAGTCTAAATATTTTTGAAGCTTATATGACCTTGCATAAGCTTGACCTCCAATTCCATGATATAACCTAACTCTTAATTTTCCTATTTGTAAATCTTCACAATCAGAACCTAAATAATGTAAATCAGGTCTTAATAAACAAATATCTCTTAATATATCTGAACCATTATTCTTATACCACATAGCTTCATGATTTCCAGCTATTAAAAATGTTGGTATCTCAGATTGAGGATATCTATCAACTACATAGTCTCTTTGACCAGCATAAGAAGTTTCTTTTAATTCATAAACATGCTGAGGTCGATTACTTCTACCATCAACTAAATCTCCAGAATGTAATATATAATTAACTCCTCTTCTTTCTGCTTCAGAGTATAAATATCTAAGTATATCGAGTCTATCATATTTTGAAGCAAGATGTGTATCTGAAATTAATAATAGTTTAATAGTTTCTAAATTACAAGGTAATGAATAAACTCCATTATCTTTTATAGGTCTATCTAATTTAATAACTTTACCATCAATAATATCAAATAAATATCCTTTTTCTTTTAGCATCATAATTAAACCATATACTTGATAATACTCTAAACCTAAATCTTTACATATACTTTCTAAATCTCTACTTTTAACTTTATTTAGATAAAGTTTCATTTTATCTAAAAGCTCTTCCATTCTTTCCTCCTATCTCATTCGATTATATCTATCATAACGAAGTTTTAAGACTTTTTGCTCTTCTTCAGTTGCTCCTTCCATAAGTCTATCATAATAACCACAAGGTTTATACTCAGGACATCCTCCACAACGAACACATTCAGGAACACATGCCCAATAAATATCTTCATCATATTCTTTAATTGCTTCTAATACAGCTTTCCAATATACTCTAGTTAATGGGTCTGCACAAGTACAAAGTCTTTTTCTAGATATATTTATTAATGCTTGTATATTAGCTTCCATTTCCATTTGAACCATGTCCATTTGAGTTCTTTGACTTCTATCTTTAATCTCTGTTCTATCAGCTCTTGATGTACTTACCCACTTCTCTACTCCTTCATGATGTCTTACAAAGTGAGTTGATATACAATAAGGTATTTCATCGAACTTCCAAGAAACTGAACCTCTTCTAATTGGAGAATGCTCACATAATAAAAGTCTTCTCTTCCATTCCTGAGAAGGCTCTTTATCTCCAGCTTCTTTTGATATTGTTGTCATACATGCTGACTTAATCTTCTTCCAATCTATATCATAATCTGTAATTCTTACTTTAACTTCTTCCATAATTAATTCTCCTTATTTTTATTATTTATATTTTTACTAATACAATCTCTACATAATGGTACATATTCTGAATTTCCAACCATTATATCTTCAGTTTTATCTACTAGACAATATGTATATTCAGCATCTCTTCCACAATGCTCACACCTTGCTTTTAATTTCACTACATCAGTGGCTATTGCTAATATATCAGGCATGATATTAAATGGAGTTAATTCTGATGTCATATCTAGTCCAGCTATATAAATATCAATCTTATTATAAATCGTTAACCAGAGAAGCTCCTGGACATCTCCAGATAAAAACTGGACTTCATCAATTATAATAGTGTCTATATCTTCAGTTATATAATTTTTAATTTGAGATAAATCTTTAATAACATAAGCATCTAGAGTATCTTCAATAGCTCTACTTCTTATTTTACTTTTATCTCTTGTATCTTTACTAGGTTTAAAACAAATTACATTATCTATATCTTTTTTCTTTCTTACTTTTGCTGCTTGTATAAGTCCTAGTGACTTTGCTGCATACATTGGTCCTGTAAATACTTTAATCATTTTCTCTTAACATAATGTCTATCGAACTCTTCATAAAGCACACAGCTTGGAGCTTGTTGCCATTCTGTTCGAAGAACTATTCCTTCCTTAAATATTTCTTTATCTAATTTATCTAACATATAATATTTCTGCTCTTCATTATAAAATACTTCAATAAGTTCATATCTTGAATTATCTCTTCTTCTAGCCCAAAGTTCAAACTGCATCAGACTACCTCTATCTCCAATATCTCTTGTTCTGATAATCCTTGTTTAAACTTAGCTAAATCTTCTAGTTCCTGGTTATCTTCTTCAGGTTCTTTTTCTACATGTTTATTTTCATTTGATAAATCTTCAAGAGTCATAGTTATTAAACTAAATGCTTGGTCTACATAGTCTTTACTTGATAAATCAATTATACCAGTATTTTCTGTTTTACCATTATAAGTAACTTTAACAAACATATCATACTTAGCTATTCTATTTTGTAGTCCAGGCTCATATCGATTTATAAACTCAAGAGTAACTCTTTTATCATTTTCATCTCTTCCAATATAAATTACATTACCAGGACCTTCTTCAATAGGTTTACTTAGCATATTAATTCCATAGTTCCTTAATATAGGAAATAGCTTAGTATCTATTCTTTGCTCATAAACTTGGTCCATGTGTTTATATCTAGGACCTGCAATATGTTTCCATTTAGTCGCTTCATCTAGAGAATTATCTTTACTTTTTTGTAAATTAATTAATATCTGATTATGTGCTTTCATATAAATCTCCTTTCTAATTTAATATATAAAAAGAAGGCTCTAAGAACCTTCTTTTTCATCAATTAAATCTTCCAGTCTATCTACTATCTCGCGCTTTAAACCTTGTTCTTCATTAGGTAATGCTTCACCAACAATGTCTGTTAGAATATCTCCTTTGTCTGTACTTGGAATAATCTGAAGTGTTTTAGCTAAGTCTGACATAATTTCAATTCTAGATAAACCTAAGTAATCTTCCATCTCAGACCAGTCCCACTGAGCAACCATGTCATATTGATTTTGAACAGCAAGAGGTTGTTTCTGCATTTTATCTTCTTTATTACCTTCAAGATACTTATTCATATCATCTGAAATAGCCAATAATACAAATGGTTTCATTACATAGTCAATAACAGACAAAATATGCTTACAAGCACCACCATTTAATCTTACATTATTAACTTTAGGAGCTTGTATAGCTTTCTTTAAATTAGGAATTCTATCATCAATATATAAGAAGTCATTTTTATATGCTTGATGTGCCCAAGCCCAAAAAGCAAATGACTCATCAGTACACCAAATATTAACATCTTGGTCTTGAAAATTTTTCTTTATGTCATCAGGCATAATCTTATTTCCTGACTTAATAATATCTTCAAATGGTTTCATATCTTTAAATTCTATTGTCTGATAATGATATCCACTTCTGGTTTCTGAAGTTGTTTTAAAATTTAATATACCAAACTTACTCATTCCTATGTAAGTTGTTTTAACATTTCTAGACTTTTGAATTCTTCTAGGGTCTTGATTTTGAGACTTCTGTTTTATTTGAGATAACTTCATTTCAACTAAATATTCTTCTTTATCTTTATGAAGAACATTACAAATAATATTCTCAATATCTTCAGAACGTTCACTATTTATATTTGATAAAGCACTATTTATACTGTTATAACCTAACTGTTTCAATTTAGCTTTTATACTAGCTTTCTCTTCTCTGCTAGCATCTTTTATTAATTGAGTTAATACTCTCTTCTTATTAATACTAGACTCACTTTCATCTAGCTCTCCTCTAGTAATTTTCCACATATCCTTAGAATAATCTTTTGGAACTTTATGAAATATCTCTTCACACATATCTTTAGCAAAATCTGGTTGTATAACATATTCTTTATTAGCATCCCAATAATCTGATGGACCTTCATCATGCTGTCCAGCCATACTCAACCAGTCACATATTCTTTCTATAACATATAGTTTATATTCTTCTTCATCTATATTGTCTATTAAGTTATTATCTCCATCTATCCAATAATCCCAATGATGTTTATTGTTTTTTATATGATGTCTACAAGCTAATTCAAATTCTTCTTGTTTCATTCCTTCTTCATCATTAGTTGGATAAAAATGATGAAGATATGCTGACCACTCAGGTTCTTCATATTTAGAAGCATCATGCTCTTTTACTATTTCTCTTAATTCATCTATATGCTCTTTTACATAAGGAATATCTAATGTATATAATAATTCTAATGCTTTTGATACATTTCCTATATGTCCTGTTAAATATTCTTTATATTTTTCTATTGATTGTTCTTGAGTCATACATCTTACCTCCTATTTTAAATATATAAAAAAAGAACTCTTAGAGTTCTTTAATTTATTTTCTTAAAACCAAGACTATCAACATAGTATAGTTCATTATTAATTTCTATAATATCACTTACAGAAATACTTCTAAACTTACCTTGTACATTAAACTCATCTTTATTAGTATTTCCTAAAACAAATATTTGTTCTAATACTTCATCAATAGAACCTTTCTTAGGTAATACTATAGAAGCGACAGCTTCATAGTCATTCATGTTTATATCATCTTTAACATAGTCATAAGCCATAAAAGCATACTTACAATTAGCTACATCTTTTATTTGATATATAGTTGCTGAATAACTTGTAGTATCTTCATCTATATAACTATATTCAGTAAGAGCTTCATATTGTTCCATACGAATACTATTTAGCTCGAGTATCATTTTCTCTATAGCACTTACAGCTCTTTCATCTTTACACGCAGCTCTTACTTTTAATAAAGCTTGCTCAGCATCATTACATAAATAATACCAATCTTCTTTATTCTCTTTTAAATTAGAAAGTATCTGATTATTTACTCTCATCTTATACCTCCTCATATTTTGCTATATTCTTTAAATCTTTAAAGCTATAAGGTTCTCCACAATAAGGACATGTATATTCAGTTCCGTAGCCTTTATAGAACTCTCTATCAAAATCATTTATACTTTTAATTGACTTATGACAATATGAACAAACGTAATTTTTAATTTTTCTGTCATATAAACTATCTAAAGTAGCTTCTTCATCAGAACCAGGTTCTATAGCTAAGTCTCTTTTAACATCAGATATATCTTCATTAATTACTCTACCATGATATTTTGAAGGATACTGTTTTATTAAATTATTATTAACTAACTCATTTATCTCTTGTTCATTATAATATCCTAGTTTAATTAAAGCATCACATATATCTTGGTATCTACCTATAAAATCAACAAAATACATAGGTCCTTCTTTATGAATTTGAAAGTTTAACTTAGGAAATTCAGGTTTATATGTAGACCATATCATACTTTGTGCATCAGATTTATCTTCTGACTCAGCATTAGAATAAATGTATAACTTCTCTTCTGACTCATTTAAATTTTCTGTTTCATTAAACCAATAGTCCATACCTTCATCATCATTCCAATGCTCTAGATAGTAATCATAAATTCTCTTAGATATTTTATCAAAACTTAAAAATGAGATATATTCAGGTAATAATAAACCTTCACCACCAGAAATCCATTGAGGACCTTTAGACTCATCACGATAGGTATATGGTTTATCTTCACTATTGTGTCTCTTTGCTCTATTATCTAAAAAGAATGCAGTATAGTCCATATTACCGGTATCCATAAATCCAACTAGTTTTCCATCTTCTATGAAGTCAACTTCATACTCATCAACTTCCATAAACTCTCTTGCAAATTTTCCTTCTTCTGGGTCAAGGAAGCCATAATATACATTATAACCTAGTTTATTATCAATTTTACCTTTACAATACTCGATAAATTTATCTTTATAACTCATTTTACTTGGTTCTGCTTTTGGTTCTTCAACATCTTCTGACTCATTCATACTAAGACCTAACTTTTTATTAACTAAAGATATAACTTCTTCATCAGTCATATCTAAACTAAAGTCATC